GAGCTCGGACCTCGGCGTGGGGTTGAAGGGCATCGAGCTCCCCCCCTACCTTGGGATCGCCCGCCTGTACGGGGTGTACGAGCAGTCGAACTTCGTCGCCACGATGGTGGGCAACGGCAACGTCGGCGCGTTCCAGAACAGCGACCGGATCACGCCCATCAACAACCCCCCGGTCAACCTCCTCCGCGAGGATGCCACCAAGCAGACGCTCTTCATCCGTCAGGGGGGTGCCAACACCTTCACGAACCAGAGCGACTCGCACACCTACATCGTCCCTGACACGGCCTTCGACATCACCCGCATCCCCGGCTACCTCTCGGGGCAGACCTTCAACGACTTTGATTACGTCGTCGAGTGTGTGGTCTTCGGCTACGGCGAGGGCTTCATCAACAAGAACAACTGGGTGCTCGCCCGGTTCCACGCGGGCAACGGCGCGACGGTGACCAATGCCACGAACCAAGAGCTCGCTGGCGGCGTGGAGATGATCCTCCCGTTCGCGGCTCCCTCGGGCTCGGTCCCCTACGAGGTGTACAGCCGCACCGTCTATCAAGGCAACCCCCTCCAGACCTCTTCGACGGGTGTGTTGCAGTCGGCGGACTACGGCTCTCGGTACGGGCAGATCCCGCAGGGAAGCGCCTACTACGTCGGGGAGCCGATCAATCAGTCGGTAGTCCAGACCCCGAACCCCCGTGCCGTGGAAGTCCTCGCCACGATGGATTTCTACACCACGCTGGGGACGGGCAAGATCGGCGGGCAGATGTACAACGACACGGTCCTCGACTGTGGGTACATCGACCCGAACTCACTCAACACCAACGGCGACTCGCGCATCCCCAACGGCCCTCTTCAGCTTCCGTGGCGGGTGCTCCCGCGAGCCTTCACGGCTGGCCAGAACACGGACTTGGCGACCGACCCCTACGCCGACGTGCGTACCTACGGGGCGGCGACCTTCCAAGTTCTCGATTACAACATCGCCACCACGAACAGCCTGACCGTGACCCTGTACGCGGAAGGGATGCCCCTCTCCGTGACCCTCACCCCCGTGGGTGTGTTTGTGGACAACACCGCTTACGCGAGTGACCTCGCCTCCCTGATCAACGGCAACACGAACCTTTCTCCCTACTTCTCGGCGTCGGCCAACGGGGCGGTGGTCCACATCACCCTGCGGTCCCCCGGCAACATCCTCGCGGCCATCTCCCTCCAGTTCACCACGTCGTTCACGGGGAACATCTCCGACGCGGCCTTCGTCCAGAGCGGGAACTCGCCCCCTTGCACGTCGGTGCCCTTCGTGGGCGGGAGGAACATCCCGGCGAACGCGGGCAACGGCAACTCGGTGATCTCCCTGACGGGAATGACCGAACGCCTCCCGCTGGGCATCCTCGTCTCCGACAGTGACTTCCTCGCGGAGAACCTCTTGGGCGACGGAGCCACGTCCCTGCGGTCGTACCAAGGGAGCCTTCGGGCGGTGTACGAGACCCTCCCTCTCACCACGGGCGGCGCGGAGTACAACCGCTTCTTGGGCGAGCCGGGGTCACTGTTGTCCATGACGGACGGCGCGGTTCTCCAGTACATCCCGTACACGGGCGCAACCCCTGCCGGGTCAAAGGTGTTCCGCATTTTCCGTGGCGGCGGCGCGGGTTTCGTCCTTTCAGGTGTCGCACCGGGCGGTCCCGTGACGTGGGTCGCGGACTCCTTCGGCGCGGCGTCGCAGCCCGTCCTCAAGGGGGCGGTGCTGGCGTGCAAGGCGGTGCTGGTGAGGAACTACCACGAGGTTGCCTCCCTCACGACGCGCTCGGAGGGCGACGAGATCCAGATGGTCGTCTTCACTCAAGCCGTCTACGGGAAGACCCGCACCACGCTCGACGGTGTGGTCCTCACGGGTCTCAACTCCCCCACGGGCTACGGTGAGGGCTACTCGGCGGTGGACCGCTACCGTCTCCCCGGCCTCCCGATGGACCGTGGGCGCACCCGCTCGGTGCCCAATCCGGCGATCCCCCCCGCGCCGTACAACCCGTGAGGGGTGGGCGGGCGTAACGTCGGAGGCCATGTCCAGCGACGACGACATCCTCCCCTCTGACGAGACGCCCGCCGACTCTCTCCCCCCCAACCCCGCCTACGAGAAGCTCAAGAAGATCCGTGAGCGCACGGACCTTGAGGCTCGTCCGTCCCCGTACATGAGGGACAGCTTCACGGCGCTGGACGGCACGCCCCGCCCGCTGAAGCTCCGCTACTACCAAGTGCAGGGGGTCATGCACCTCCTCGCCATGAAGCGGTTCCTGCTCGGTGACGACACGGGCTTGGGCAAGTGCGTGACGCGGGATACTCTAGTTCTCACCGACCGGGGGCTCATCGAGATCGGTGATCTTGGACCCAAGGGAGACCTCCCGCCCGACACGTTCCACCCCCTCCCCCAACCCACGTCCGTATGGACCGGGTGGAAGTGGGCTCCCGTCAAGAGCTTCTACACGTCGGGCCGGAAGCCCTCTCGTCGTGTCGTGACCCGTCGGGGGTACGAGGTCACGGGGTCCGTGGTGCATCCTCTGTACGCCCGCCGGGAAACGGGCGAGGGCTTCGTGCCCGTGGGGGACATCTCTCTGGGGATGCACCTGTGCATCGACCGACAAGGTGCCGCATTTCCGATGGCAGAGCCCGCGATCCCGGTGCCCGACCCCGCCACGTTTGCGGGAAACACCCGCAAGTTCAGCGTACCGGGTGTGCTCACGCCCGACCTCGCAGCCCTCTTGGGCTACGTCGTCGCGGAGGGTTGGACCGCGAGCCGTTGGGGGTTCGCCATCACACAGCACCGAGACCAGAACTCCGAAGTCCACGACCACGTCCGCGATCTGTGCGCGAAGGTGCTCGGGTGGACGGGCAATGAAGCGAACCAAGACCGGGACACGTCCATCATCGTGTCCAGCGTGTACCTTCGCGAGTATCTCACGGGGCTGGGCGTCAGTTATGAACTGTCGGCGTCCAAGCGTATTCCGTGGCCGATCTTCCAAGGCACCAGCAATTCCGTGGTGGCTTTCCTCCGGGCCTTCTTCGACGGTGAAGGGTCCGTGTCGGGCGGGGTGCTGGAGGTATCCAGTGCGTCGGAACGCTTGCTTCGCGAGGTGCAGATTCTTCTCCTCCGTCTCGGGATCGTCTGTTCCCGGTCATCCAAGAAGGTCAAGGGACGCGACCACACCTACTGGCGCTTGGCCCTCTGTGGTGATGATGCCCGGAAGTTCCGTGACACCGTGGGGTTCATCACCCCCCGCAAGGCTGATGCTCTGGCGGAACTGTGCGCCAAGAAGTCGAACTCCAACCTCGACGTGGTGCCCCACGCCCGGAAGCTCGTGCGGGAGCTCCGCACGGCCATCGTTCGCGCCACGGCTCGCACGGGCGCAAACGGCAACCGCAAGGGCAGCGGGCTGAAGCAGTTTGGAGTGCCGTTTGAGAAGGCTCTCAACAACATCGAAACGGCGGGGCGTGACCCCACCTATGCTTTCCTACGGACCCTCCTCGACGTGGCTCGGCAAGTAGGGGTAGCCGACACCGACGCTTACCGGGAGCTCGACTCGATCCTCACTGCGAGGTTCTTCTACGACCCGGTGGTGACCGTGACCGATGGCGAGGACGAGGTGGTGGACATCGAGGTGGATGATCCCGACCACTCTTTCGTGTCGAACGGAATCATCAGTCACAACACGCTCCAGTCGATTTCGGCCCTGTGCTACCTGTGGGAGCGCACGCCCGACCAGAAGGTGCTGATCCTCACCAGCAAGTCGTCGGTGGAGCAGTGGGCGGGCGAGTTTCGCAAGTTCACCAAGGGGGTCACCCCCTTTGTTAGTCGCGGTACGCCCGTTCAGCGCCGCAAGGTGCGGGAAGCGTTCTGGGCGGCGACGGGGCCAACGGTGCTCGTCATGGGCTACCGCACGGCGGTGCAGGACTTCGCGGAACTGCAAGACCGCGAGGGGTACATCATCATCACCGACGAGGCGGCGGCGTACAAGAACAGCGAGACGCAGGTCCATCAGGTCTGCAAGTACCTGTCGAGCAAGGCAGAGCGAACGTGGGCGTTGACCGCCACGCTCATCAAGAACAACCTCATCGAGGGGTGGGGCGTGTACAACGTGCTGGTGCCGGGGCTCTTCGGCTCCAAGAACCACTTCCTCAACGAGTACTGCATCACCCGGATGCAGGTGCTCCCGGGCACGCGGAGACAGGTGCCCGTGATCGTGGGGTACCGACAGCGGGACATCGAGGCGTTCCGCAAGCGCATCGACCCGTACTTCTTGGGTCGGCCCAAGTTTGAGGTTGCGAGCGAGCTTCCTCCCCTCGTCACCCGTCACGTCAAGGTCGGCATGACCAAGCTGCAAGAAGCCAAGTACCAAGAGGCACTGGAGGGCCTTCTGCTGGTGGGCGAGAAGACCGGGCAGACCGAGGAGAAAGAAGTCACCAAGCTCACCGCCGTCGCCTACTGCCAGCAGATCGTGAACCACCCGGAGCTCATCGGTGTGGACGGTGACTCCGAGAAGCTCGACGCCCTGCTCGACCTCGTGTCGGACGGCGGCGAGCTCGACGGCGAGAAGGTGATCGTCTTCTCTCGGTTCCGCAAGATGGTGGACATCATGGTCCCGGCCCTCAAGAAGCGGGGCGTGAGGGCGGTGCGGATCACGGGCGCGGAGGACGAGCGGGAGCGAAAGACCTCGCAGGACGCCTTCCAAGACCCGAAGAGCGATGCGGCGGTGTGCTGCATCACGACCGCCGCTGCGGAAGCGATCAACCTCCAAGCCGCCAAGGCACTCATCTTCTACGACACCCCGTGGAGCGCCGGGGACTACCTCCAGATTCTTGGGCGGATGATCCGCATCGGTAGCACTCACGATAGGTGCTACGCGATTCACCTTGTGACCGAGGGGACCATCGACGACCGGGTGGTGAAGGTGCTCACCAAGAAGATGGGGCTGGTGGAGAGCGTTCTGGGCAAGCGCATCAAGGGCGAAGACGACGCGAGCGTAATGGTAGACGCGACGAACGACCTCTCCGACCTGTTCTCCGAGCTCATCTCGGACGCCCGCGCGAGGCACAAGTGACCGACAAGCTGTGCGACAAGTGCTACGGGAGGGGGTACCTCGACGCAGGGGCCGACGCGCGGGGTATCCCTCTCACCAAGCCGTGCCCGTGTCAGATCGCGCGGGACATCCTGCGAAACGTCAACCGGGGCTGGGCGGGCCTGTCGTCCGCGCCCAAGGTAGAGAACTCACCGCTCGCGGAGCACACGGGCAACGACCTGTACATCACGGCTCCCGACGAATCCCTCCGCGCCCACCTCCGTCACGTCGCCCTCCGTGCTGGCCCTTACTGGGGGTTCAAGGTGGTCACGGACAGTGACCTGATGACCGCGTGGTTGTCGCCCATCGGGTTGGTCGGAAAGGAGATCCTCGACCCCGACGCGGCCAGTGTGTCCACCGAGAAGGCCACCTTGGTAGACCTCGTGGACCCGCCCGAACTTCTGGTGATCCGTCTGGGGGTGAAGAGCGCCCGCAACAGCGCCACGCCAGAGGTCCTCTTGGAAGCCCTCTACCATCGGGCGCACGTCGCCAAGCCCACATGGGTGGTGGACCAGCCCACCCGGCGCTTCGACCCCTCACACCTCGCGTTCAGCGAGGACGGGCTGCATCACATTCAACAGTGGGAGCGGGTGGTGCTGGGGGAGCTCCAGCAGGGGCTCGCCATCGAGATGGTAGGGTCGGCACCCGTCTCGCCCAAGGTGACCACGGCGGCACTGACCCTGTCGGCGGGGTACTCGTCACCGGGGGCGTCCGTTGGGAACACCACCCGCATCGAGCGCGCCGCGCCTGAGCCCAAGAAGCGTACCGGGAAGGGGTTTGGCAAGTGAAGTTTCTTCTCCGTTCGTGCTTCGTCGCGCTACCCTCTGATGACCCCGAGCTCGCTTTTCGCAACTACCTCGCGCTGTCGGACAGCGGGCTGGGTTTCGACGTGCCCGAGGACACGGTGCTGTGGGAGTTCGTGCGCGACTTCTCGCGGACGCACAACCACGTCCCTGACGTTCGCACGGTCCGTTCGCACTTTGAGACGCTGAAGAACCCAGAGGTCAGCGACCGTCTGGAGGTGCTCGCCCCGCTGAAGCCCATCTTCAAGGGCGACTTCATCAAGCGTCTGGAGGAGCGCGCCGAGGAGCGTCGGTCCCGCATGGTGGGGGACATCCTCCGCGAAGCCGCGCAGATTCTCCAGACCGGGGTCGAGATCAAGGAGGGCAAGAAGTCACGGCATCTTCGTGGCCCCGTGGACGCCGTCCACTACCTCGTCAACAAGTCCCACGACATCGTGATGCCCACGACGGGCGCGCGGTTGTCGGGGGAGATCACGGGCGACGGTGAGGACTTCAAGCGCGAGTACGAGAAGGTCGAGAGCGACCCGCTGGCGGGCATCGGGCAGTTCACGGGCATCCAGCAGATGGATGAGGCTCTGGGAGGGGCCAAGAGGTACGAGCTCTGGACGCACGCCGCGTTCACGGGCGGTCTGAAGTCCACGCTCGCCCTCAACTGGCTCTACAACCAAGCCGTCTACTACAAGTACGACGGCATGATCTTCTCTCTGGAGATGCCGTACAACCAGTGCCGCCGCATCCTCTACGCGATGCACAGCCTCCACGGGAAGTTCCGGGACGACCGCATCCGTCTGGGCATCCAGAAGTCCCCCGGCCCAAACACGGGGCTCGACTACGGCAAGATCCGCGACGGGAAGCTCGCAGAGAACGAGAAGGCGTTCCTGATGGACTACGTCATCCCGGATTTCAATTCTGGGCAGTATGGCAAGATCCACATCGAGGTGAGCGACCCGGACAAGAGCGACTTCAACGTGGCCGACCTCCGTTCCAAGGCCGAGCTCGTCTACAGCAAGACGCCCTTTCACCTGCTGTTCGTGGACCACGCGGGGCTGCTCTCCCCAAGGCAGTGGGTGCCGAGCACCACCGAGCGACTGAACGAGGTGTTGCGGGATCTCAAGCGCCTCGCGATGAACTTCAATCGCGGCGCGGGCATGGCGGTGGTGAACCTCTTCCAGATCAGCCGCGAGGGCTTCAAGGCTGCGGAGAAGGCTGCGGAGAAGTCCAACGGGACGTACACCAACGGCCCCTACAATCTCACGCACCTGTCCTACTCGAACGAGGCCGAGCGTAGCTCCGACATCGTGACCGCCAGCTACGTTGACAACGAGCTACGGTCACAGAACAAGGTGCTGTTCCAGTGCCTCAAGTCTCGTGACCAAGCCCCCTTCCAGAACCACTTCGCGCGGGTCGAATGGGGTTGTCGGCGTATCCTCACCTCTCAGGAGGTGCCTATGGTGCAGGGCAAGAAGGACGACGCCAAGATGGCTGACACCATCAAAGAGATCGAAGGAATGCTGTGAGAACCTCATCGTCTTGGGTCAACTACTTCATGTGGAAGTGCGAGCGGCACATCCCCACGTCCAAGGTCTACCCGGAGATCATCGCCAAGTGCCCCGCGTGTGGGTTCGCTCGCCCCGACGCCGCGTATCGCCCGCCGATGTTCCCCGAGGAGGAGAAGCCCGTGGTGCGGATCGTCCCCCCACCACCGCGTGTGGAGGTGAAGGCCCCGCCGCCCCCGGCTCCCGAGGAGCCCCCGGCCCCCAAGGCGGGGAAGCGCCCCAAGGACATCCCGGTCACCGAGAAGTCCAAGGCACACCTGTGTCCCGGCCCGAAGTGCCGAAAGGTGTCCCGCCGGAACAGCCCGTACTGCTCCAAGATTTGCAGCGACCGATGCTTGCGCCTTCGCAAGAAGTTTACCAAGACGATCCTCACAGAGGTCGAGGTCAAGAACCTCAACGTCATTCTGGCCGCACTCAAACAGTGGGAAGAATGAGAGTTGGTCGTGTTCAAGGAACCTGACATCCTCAAATGCTCTGTGGAGATGGACCCCATCACTATGGAGCTAGCCAACGCTTTTGACTATTCCTTTGACGGGGGTTCCACGTTCACGGTTCCTGATATGCCCACGCCCAAGGAAGGGTTCAAGATCGGACTCATCGTGGGGCCGTCGGGCAGCGGGAAGTCTACGTTGTTGAGGCGGTTTGGTGTGGAAACCACCCCGACGTGGGAACCGAACAAGGCCATTTGCTCTCACTTTGCTAGCTCTGGGGATGCCCGCGACAGGTTGTCCGCCGTGGGGCTCAACAGCATCCCGTCATGGACGCGGCCTCACCACGTTTTATCGACAGGAGAGAAGTTCCGGGCGGACATGGCCCGCCGCCTTGGTGACAGGGCTGTCATTGACGAGTTCACCTCCGTCGTGGACCGGAACGTCGCCAAGTCGTGCTCCTATTCCATCCGCAGGTACGCGGACGCTCATGGCGTGAAGGGGATGGTATTCGCGTCGTGCCACTACGACATCATCGAGTGGCTCAACCCGGATTGGGTGTTTGACACTCAATCAGGTCGCATGGCGACCGGGAGGTTGGAAAGACGACCTGAGATCTTCTTGGAGGTCTTGCCTTGTAGCCCCGAAGCATGGGCAACCTTCCGCCACCATCACTATCTCGACGGGAACATCAATCGAAGTGCGCGGTGTTGGGTAGCGACGTGGGGTGGTGTCCTCGTGGGCTTCGCATCGGCTTTGGCTTTCCCCAACAAGAATTTGCGGAACTCATGGCGTGGGCACCGCACCGTGATTCTCCCTGACTACCAAGGTTTGGGTCTTGGCGTAAGGCTATCCGACGCCATTGGTGAGATGTTCGTCCGTGAGGGTAACAGGTACTTCTCGAAAACCTCACACCCTCGCATGGGTGAGTACCGGGAGCGGTCCCCTCTGTGGAAGGGGACCACGAAGAACAAGCGATCCCGGGAGGACTACAACGACGGGTCTGCAAACGAGTCCGTCACGGAGGAAACAGGGTCGTTGGGTTTTGGCCCCATTGACACAGTCACCCCCGGCAAACAACGGGGAAAAGAGGATGGCTACAAGTTGAAGCACGCTAACCGCTGGTGCTACTCGCATGAGTATGTGGGTATGTCGGGCCTTGCCCCCACGAACCACGGTCAAGAAACGTCTGTTTTGGACCTGTTCGACCCATGACAAGGTCTGAGCGCCGCGCCGCGCGCATCCGCACGGACATCCCCATCACCCGTGTGCTGGAGGACTACGGCTACCGGGTGCAGGACGTTGACCGGGAGCAGCAGTTCCAGTGCGACCTCCACGGTGACGGGACGGATGGCAAACCATCTGCCCGCGTCTACCCGAGCACCAACCAGTGGTACTGCTGGGCGTGCGCCCGGTCACGGGACGCCGTTGCCACGGTGCGAGAAAAGGAGGGCATGGCCTTCCACGCGGCCCTCGACGCGCTGGAGCAACGGTACGGACTACCCACCCTCCCTTGGGAAGAGGGCGATGACGACACCACCGCTGCCGATCCCGTAGCGGCGGTGCTCGACGCCCCGCACGCAGACCCGGTACGGGTCCGCACCGAGAGGGTGCTACGAGCCCTCACCATCGAGCGCACGGAGCCCCTTCCACGGGTGCTGAAGCTGTGGGAGGCGTTCGACCGGGCGCGGGTGCTGGAGGACCAAGGTGACACGGGTCCGATGCGATCTTTGCTGACGGCCCTGCTGCGGCCCCGGGCGTAATCTACGCCGAGGTGCCTATGCCTTCGTTCAATCACACCCGGGAAGACGGCTTCTACGATCCCTGTGCTCAATGCTGGGGCGAGATGTCCGAGGCAGACAAGATCGAATCCGTGTTGGGGATGTCCGACGACCCGTACGAGGACGGGCGCATCTTGGAGTGCCTTCAAGCAGCGGGGCACCCTCTGAGCGAGCCCATCAACGAGCTCCGCGCCAGATACCAAAACAGATGAAGGGCATCGTCACCGTCAAGCTCCCCGACCCCCGGTGGGGCGAGCCCACCATCGCACGGGTGATCCCCACGGAGACGGGTGGCCCGTGGGGCGCTTTGCACTTCCTCGTCGGGACGGATTGGGAGCCGCTGTTCTCGGTGATCCCGAAGCTGGTGCTCGACCAAGCCCTGCGCGGCCACGCCACCCCGTTGATGAAGGTGCTAGGACCACCACCCAAGGCGCTGGTCAAGAGACTCCCCGTGGTGGAGACACCCTGCGCCCAGCGACGCTCGTGCCTCAACGCCACCCCGAACTGCGTGCCGGGACCGAAGCTCCCCGACTGCTGGGAGCCCACCACGTTCACGGGCGAGGAGGCGACCCTCGTCAACCTTGTCGTGCGCTACTGGCGGGACGGCGTGGTGGTCGTGGTCGAGGAGCCCGACGCCAAAACGTGATCTCAGGTGGGTTGAGGGGGAGGCCCTAGTAGGGCCACCACCCGGCGACCTCTCGGTCCACCGAGTCTTTCATGTTCCTGTCGATCAACACCACCCGGTAAGCGTCGGTCTGCGCGCCGCGAAGGCCCGTGAGGATCTCAACGAGGGCGCGCTTCTGCTCCCCGTTCTGTTCCGGCGGGTACGTTTCGTTGCTCCAGCACCCGATGAACACCTGCGGTGCCGCGCCGACGCGACCGGGCACCTCCGCGAGAGCTCCCTTGGTGGGTAGGTCCAAGACGTAGGTGTCCCCGTAGCGGGGCACCCGGTTGCGAACCAAGGTCAGTGCTTCCATGCCCGACGCTACCGCCTCTTCGGGCGTAACGTCTCCCCGTGAAGACCCCCTACACCGACAAGCTCGTCCAAGCCCTGCTGGACAACGAGGCCCGCCATACCATGCCCGATGAGGAGCGTGAGCGGGTCATCCGTGAGGCGAAAGAACTGTGGGAAGCGGCGCAGAAGTCCATCCCGCTACAGGTCGCCAACCTGTTCGCCATCTCGTGGAGCCCGTGCGGCCCCGAGTTCTCCTGCCCCCGGTGCAAGGCGGGGATGGAGCGCACGACGGGTCTGATGCTGATGTCCCCGTGGGCGGGAAGCGTGCGGTGTACCCAGTGTGACTACCGTGACTCGGTGACGGGCTACCTTGGGCGGTCGATGATCCAAGTCGAGCCGTTGCCCGAGGGTGCCGTGCCCGTCTACATCGGGGAGCTCACCCAAGTCCAAGCCGACGAGGACGCGAAGGTTCATGCGGCCCTCGACGCCGTGGCCGTGAACGTCGGCGCAGCTTCGATCTGCGAGGCCGAGGACGAGAGGATACTGTTGGGGAAGAAGCGATGACGACCCGGCTGAACATCGTCCTGTGCGGCGGGTGCTACTACCTCTGGGAGCGACCGTTGTCGGACGAGATGCGCTGCGAACACTCCGACGCACCGGGGGACAACTTGGTCCCGCCCACCGGGCGAACGCCCGAGTGGTGCCCGAAGATGGGCACCGTGGAGACGGGTGCGGTAGTCACCCCGCCCCCGTCACCCATCGAGGAACGTGCGGCGAAATACCCGGTGAAGCGGCTTGATGTGCAACTCATCGACATTCCCGCAGAACCCGTCATTCAACAGATTCCCAATTTGGGGGCCAAGCTCGCGGAGCTTGAGTCTAGGGAATCGAAAATCCTCTACGTCGTGGAAGCCCTGCGATGGGGCGACCGGGAGCAGCATAGCTACGTCGTCGGGGTGTACGACACGCTGGACGAGGCGAAGGACGCCGCCGAGGCCGAGACGGTAGACCGGGGCGGGAAGTACACCTGTGAGGTGACGGCGCACCCGCTCAACGGCGGCACGGAGAAGGTATGACCCCGGATCAAGAGGTTGTTTATGAAGGCGTTCCATGAAGTTCTGGCCCCGCTGCTGGTGGGGTTCACGGTCACGAAGGTCGAGGCGGGCGAAGGGCGCGAAGGGGACCCCGCCCGTATCACCTGCCGCAAGGGCGACACCTTTCGCACGTTCGAGGTGTGGGGCGGCATCAACGGCCCGTGGGTGAGTCACGTCAAGGAGTCCCGTGCCGGGGCACCCGAGGCGTGGACCGACGTAGAGGGGATGTTCACGGACATCACCGATCACGTCGTCTACGCGGCCCCCGACACGGTGATCGAGGCCGTGGACGACCCCCGCACCCTGCGTTTGGGGTTTCGTTGCCGGGACACGGGCGCGGAGTGGTGGGTGAAGCTCGCCACCGTGAAGGCGTCGAAGTTCGCCCCCCGGTTCTCCACCATCGAAGGGCGTGAGTCCCTTGCCCAGTGTCTCACGGACGGCGGGCACGGGTTGTACGCCTTCGACACGAAGTGACAGGGGGAACCGACGGGTGCGCCGGAATAGCGAACCAGACGGCGAAGACCCCCCGACCGATTGATCGGTCACCGCAGAAGAGTGCGGGTAGGCCCCCGGGCGTAACAGTCACCATGAGAACGCAAACCAAGGCACTCCTCGAAGCCGCCCGCAATGAGAAGGACGTAGAGAACGCCTACCGGGGGGAGCTCACGCAGAGCGTTCCCTCGGTGGGCATCACGTCCCCCTACGGCACGGACGGCTATGCTCAGTGGGGCACCGTGCGGGCGCTGCTGGAGTTCAAGTACGACCGCAACCTCAAGGCCCGCACGGACCAGTGCGGGGTGTTGGGCCAGATGGTCTTGTACATCAAGAAGTTTGAGGCGTCGGGTCAGCCCCTTCCCAACGTCCTTTTCGTCGGAGACAAGAACGAGTGCTTCGCCTTGGACACCGCTGCGGTGCAACGGTTCCTCGCCCTCCCTATTGACTGGAAGGTGCCCCCATCGGCAGGTTCGCCCGACCTCACGCAAGCCTTGATTACCGGGCTGGACGTGTCGCCGTTCGTGTTCGACGTGGCGGACTGTGACTTCAAGGACGTGATCGCCAAGATTGAGATGCTCGCCAAGGGTGAGGTTCACCGCGTGCGGGCCACCCTGTCCAACATCGCAGCCATGTTTGCACAGTGGCAAGATCGCATCTTCCTCAAGACCTCGGGGCTGACCCCCGTGGAACAGGTGGACGTATTTCTTCGGTGCTTGTTCAAGCCCGACGACGTGTACCAACACCCCACCAACAAGAACCTGTTGGTCGTCGAGGGTCGCAAGATCCCCGTCAACGGGCACCAGTGGGAGAGCTTCACGGGGCACTTCGTCCGTGGATACAAGCCTAGCGAGGTCGAGGCGTTCTACGCGGCCAAGGACCGCCTCATGGAGGATGACGCCCGTAGGCGCTCTGGGGCGTTCTTTACCCCAACCTTGTGGGTAGACGAGGCCCACCGCATGGTTGAGGCTGAACTTGGCCCCAACTGGCGGGACGAGTGTGTGGTGTGGGACTGCGCCGCCGGTACGGGGAACCTCACCCGCGACTACACCTTCCGTGACCTGATTCTCTCGACCGTTGAGAAGGCCGACGTGGAGGTGATTCGCAGTCAGGGATACAACCCCGGCTGCACCCTCTTCACCTACGATTTCTTGAATGACGATTCCTCGCCGTTCTTCGCGGAAAAGAACGTGATCCCCGACGCCGTGGACGCCATGCTGCGTAGTGCCGCGAAGGCTGGCAAGCGGCTGGTTTTCTTCATCAACCCGCCGTATGGGACGGCGAACAACGCCGGGACCGAAGATGGGGACCACAAGGCGGGGATTGCCATCACTGCGGTCAACACGCAGATGAAGAAGGCCAAGATCGGGGCAAGCTCGCAGCAACTCTATGCCCAGTTCATGTACCGCTGTGCCAAGCTGGCCGAGGGCTACGGGTTCGCCCGTTCGACCGTGGCCCTGTTCAGTGGCGTCACGTTCATGTGCAGCGCGAGCTACAAGGGGTTCCGTGATTTCTGGTACGGGCGGTATGCCTATCGGTCGGGGATGCTCTTCCAAGCCTCGCACTTCGCGGACGTGTCTGGGGCGTGGGGCATCTCGTTTACCGTGTGGTCGGAAGGCAAAACGGACAGCACCGTCACCCTCCCCATCGCGTTGAAGGACGTGGCGGATTTCAACGTGAGTGCCACGGGAGTCAAGGCCATCTACAACAGCGACGGTCTGGCGGCGAGTGACTGGGTGCGGGAGCCCATCAAGGGACTCAAGGCGGTTGATGCCCCGCAGTTTTCGAGTGGTCTCAAGGTGAAGGAAGGTCCGGGTTGCCGTGGCACGATGGTCCACGGTGCGTTGGGCTATTTGACGACTGTGGGTAACAACCTGCAAAAATCTGATACCGATGTGTTCTTTACGTCGTCGTGCTCAAGCATGGCCCATGGGATCTCAGTCATGCCCGGCGAATCCTTCCGCCGCTGCACGGCCCTCTACGCGGCGAGAAAACTCGTGACTGATGCGTGGTCTATCCACACGGACGAGTACCTTGCGCCCACGGACACCGTGGACGCCTACCGTCAGTGGAACGATGACACCATCGTCTATGCCCTACTCCACGGGAAGAACAACTGCACCGCCATGAGGGACGTGCAGTACAAGGGCAAGGCGCATCGCATCAAAAACCACTGGTTCTGGCGCACCCGTGAGGAGTCCCGCGCTCTCTACGACCGCCCCGACACCCAAGGTTTGTACAGCGACGTGAGGGGCGAGACGGAGGACAGCTACCTCGCCACAATCATCGCGGGCCTCGACCTGTCACCCGAAGCCCGCGAGTGTCTTGCCCTGCTCGACACCTTGCTGGTGAGCACCCTCCCGCACCGGGAGAGCTTCGCTACGTCACGGCCCGAGCTTCACTTGGGGTGTCACGACGCTGGTGTGTATCAGTTGAAAACGCTGTTTCGCGACTACGACCCGGCGGGCTGGGCCGCACTTCAGGTAGCTTTCAAGGCTCTGTCAGATCGCCTTCGTCCGGGGGTGTACGGCTATGGATTCTTGCGGGCGTAACGTCCCGTGATGGACCTGTTCGACTTCCTCCAAGAGTCTACCGCCCTCAAGGTCGCGCCCAAGTCGTGGATGCAGGGGGGTGACTACACCCTCGCCCGTGCCACCAACGACACCCTCCCCGGCATCATCGACGATTGCATCGCCAGCGGTCGGTACGCCCTCGACCTTGAGACCACCGGGCTGAACTCCTGCGTCTACGACGGGGAGACGGTGTCGAAGATCGTCGGGTGCTGCCTGTCCCCGGACGGCAAACGCGGGTACTACATCCCGCTGCGTCACCGCACGGGCATCGAGCACAACGTGTCGTGGTCGTTGTGGAAGCGGGAGATGCTGCGGTTGGTGGCGAGCCCCTCCATCGCCGTGTTCCACAACGGCAAGTTCGACCAAGAGTTCCTCCAGAACTGCGGCGGCGAGCCCATCGGTGAGTGGGACGAGCCCAAGAAGTGGGACGACACCCTCATCCTCGCGTACCTGCGGGACACCCGGTCGAAAACCAAGGGTCTGAAGCACCTCTCCAAGACCGAACTCGGCATGGAGATGATCGAGCTCGATGAGCTTTTCCCCGAGGACAAGCGCAAGGGAGGGCTTGATTTCTCCGATCTCGACCCGTCTTGGGAGCCCGTGACGTGGTACGGCGCGTCGGACGCCATCTGCACTTGGAACCTGTACCAGAAGCTCGCCCCCGAGGTTCTGGAGCCCAGCATGGGCGTGGTGGGTCAGAACGTGGTGTACGCCATTGAGAAGTTGTGCGTGGCGAGCACCCGCTGGATGGAGCGCGCCCGCATCCTCACCGACCAGAACAAGGCCAAGGAGCTCATCCGCATCGGTCAGCGTGAGTGGATCGCGGCACTGGAGGAGGTGTACGAGAGCTCATCCTCCCTCGTGGGCCGGGACATCCGCCCGGGGTATTACCGGGTGCTCCGGGGCTCCGTGGAGGGGCTGGAGTCTCTGCGTTTCGACCCCGAGGTGGTGACCCCGAGCTACACCGACCGGATCGACACGGCGCGGACTGCTGCCACCAAGGCGAAGCTCGACCCCATGAAGGAGAAGGGCAAGATCGCCACGGTCACCAAGCGGGTGGCTTCGATCACCACCAAGGGGGTGTCCGAGGACGTGGAGTTCCCGGTGGTGTACGACGTTCTGTCCGCCCAGCAACTCGGCAAGCTCCTCCGCGAGTGCAAGGTGCCGGGTCTCACGGCCACCGAGAAGTCGGGGCAGGTTGACACGAGCAAGGACACGCTGGAGGAGGTGCTGGAGAAGGTGGGCGACAAATTCCCCTTCGCGGGCAAGATCAAGCGGTTCCGCGAGGTGAGCAAGGCCCTCTCGACGTACCTTCTGCCCATCATCGAGGACGCCCACACGGACGGCACGCTGAGAGCCTACTTCAACGCGCACAGCATCGAGACGGGACGCTTCAACGCCCCATCGAGCAAGGACCCCAAGGTGGACGGCGGCACCCGATTCCCGTTCCACGGGACGCCCGCCACCTACGACCCGAACCGTCCCGCGTGTCTCGCGCGCGTGCGGGAGTGCATCATCGCCCGACCGGGCAAGGTGCTCACCGCCATCGACTTCAGCGGCGTCGAGCTCCGCATCGTGACCAACCTGTCGGGCGAGGGCAAGTGGCTGCGGGAGTTCTTTCACTGCTCCGGTTGCGACCGGATGTTCCCGATGGGGACGGCGGAAGACCCCATCCCCGTGGCCCCGCCCCCCTACTGCCCGGACTGCGGGAGCGACAAGATCGGTGACCTCCACACCCTCACGGCCCTCGCCGTCTACGGCGAGGATGCCCCGAAGCGGCCCGAGTGGAAGCAACTCCGTGGTTTCGCCAAGGCGTGTAACTTCGCCCTGTGCTACGGCGGCGGCGGGAACGCCGTGGTGACCGCTGTGGGCTGCGACAAGAACGAGGGCTGGCGGATCAAGGAGCAGTTTGACAAGACCTACGGCACCTTGTCGGGCTGGTGGAAGACCCAAGCCCTGTACGCCAAGAAGCACAAGTTCGTGACCACGGCTTTCGGGCGGCGGTACCCCCTTCCCGACATCGACCACGAGCTTGGGGGGTTCCGCGCCAAGGCCGAGCGTAACGCCGTGAACGGCCCGGTGCAGGGTACGTCCGCCGACATCACCAAGATCGCGATGGGGCTCATCTACAAGGACTGCAAGCAGCGCGGCTGGCTGGAGAAAGTGCATATGCTCATCACCATGCACGACGAACTGGTGTTTGAGATCGACAAGGACATTCTGGAGGAGGCCATCGACCTGTTCGTCGGCATCATGTGCCGGAACCCCCTCCTCCAGCGGTTGGGCTGGGCCGTCCCCCTCACGTCCGACGTGGAGATGGGGCCTGATTGGACCGTGCCGTGGGACCTCAAGAAGATCCGCAAGAAGGGCGAGTGCCCGCCCGAGCTCGACGGGTGCTTCAAGGGCATCGGCCCGAAGGTGGACAAGCCCAAGGCCCAACCCACCGAAAAGGCAGTGGAAACCCCCACGGTCATGCACAAGGTAAAGAGTTTTTCGTTAGGTGAGGTCGAGGCACTGGCGCAGAAGATTGCGGCGGGGGCGAGCGCGCCCACGGCGCGTGTCAAGGTGCTGGGGCCGAACGACGAGGACCTCACGGCGGTGGTCTCAACGGTCTGGGGCGGGAAGCTGCCGATGGTAGGAGGAACCCTGTGAGCGACGTGGAAGCCCGGTTCGACGAGATCGAGCGACGGATTGAGAACTTGGTCGAAGTGTGCGCGGCGGTGGCCGACGACACGCTACGGGTGTGCTTCGTGATGGACGAGCTCACCCGTGCGGGCCAACTCCCCACGCTCCCGTGGGAGGTGGCCACGATGCTGGTGGAGCTCCACCATGCCATGCTGGCGGCGAAGGAGAACCTCACCGAGAGCGGTGGTGAGAGCGCCGCGCAGAAGGTCGAGGCCCTCAAGGCCGAGGTGAAGCGTCTGCGGGCGCAGTACCAAACGTCCGTGAGGCTGGGGGTTGCTCATGAAACCTGACTTGCTGAACGAGTGCAACGACCAGCGCATCCCGCCGCGAGAGTTCAAGGAGACCTTCTGCAAGCGGTGCCGGAATCAGAACTGCGTCAACGCCGGGTGGTCGAGCTCCTCGTTTGAGGAGCGGGTCCGCACGCAGGTGGGTCGGCTTCTCACCCACCCCCTACAAGCTCAACCCGACGACCCCCGGTTCGACCATGTCCGCGCGATGCACTTCGTGGAGATCGCTGCGGCACTGTCCATCGCGCGCCGTGCCGACCCGTGGGTTGGGCCGGGGGTCCATCTCGCGGAGCCCGACCCGGAGACGGCGAAGTCACAGGTGGTGGAAGACGCCGTGTCGAAGCTGGCCGAGGCGCGCGGTAGGCGACTCCCCACGGTCATCGCCATCCAAGAAGAAGTGTCCGTGGAGGAGCCCCCCGTGGAGGATGTCCCGCCCCTGCCTCCACGCCCTTCCGTCCCCAAGCCCCTGCCCGTGGCGCTGGGCATCAACACGGACTTCCCCGAGGAGGGGGTGATGATCGGTGGGGGTTCACCCAAGGTGAGTGCCCCTGTGTCCGAGGATACATGGGCTCCGAAGCCCAAGGTGAACGTCGTGCCCCGAGGGGCCAAGATCAAGATGGGAGGGTGACATGAGCCATTTCGTACTGACCCCGTTGACCCAAGCCCGAGCCCGAGACGCCCGTGCGGTGCTCCTCGTGCCCGAGACCGAGTACCCCCTCGCCCTCAAGGTGCTGGCGAGCGTGTACGAGCAGAATGCGGGGCGCACGGCGCGGATGCCCAACGGTCGCCTCGTGACGATCCTCCCGGCCTCTGCGTCACCCGACGTAATGACAGAGAGCTTTGACCTGTACTTGTCGGGGTGGAGGGCTGCGACGCGAGCGGATGAAGGCGCGCTCAAGGCGTGGCTGGCGAAGGCGTCGAAGGTCTACACCGAGATCAGTTGACCTCGTCGATGAGTGCGCGTTCAAACAACCGTTGGCACTCAGCACTCTCCAGCACGAACTTGAGATAGCGCACCTTCCGAATGGAGATGACGTACTCTTCGCTCTCCTCATCGTCGCACGCCACCAAGAACTCGACCTCGCCATCGGCGCGTAGAACCACCGACACGTCGCCTTCGTAGAGCTCAAGATTCCCCATGTCCACGGGATCTTCGTCGTCGTTCATACCCTAGAAGGCCAATAGGTACTGTAGGGCATGGCCAACTGGTGGTTTGACAACCAAGGTCGGAACAATCTCGCAGGGATACCGGGAGATCCCGACAACCCTGCGGTGCTGCCCGATTACGTCATCATCGACCTTCTGATCAACATCCCCATCGCCAAGCACGACTTCTTGGCGGTGGTGCCGACGATGACCCCTGCCGAGCAGACCCGTCTCAACGGGATCGTGGCGAGGAACCCCATCACCCTCCAGCCGTTCCCGTTCAACGACCAGCGCCAAGAGGACGTGTTCATGGCTTCTCAGAACCGCCCCGGCATCCACGACCCGAACCGGAGAAACCGTAAGTGAGGCTGTTGCTCGCTCTGTGTCTCACGGGGTGCGGCGTGGTGCTCCGCGACCGGGACACCTATCTCACCGAGGTGACCTTCGCTGACCGCATGGTGCGGGAGGGGGCACCCGCTACGCGGGACATTGTTGTACATCGCTGCACCTGCGCGAACGGAGTTTGGCGGTCCAACAGCCCGTGGGCGACGGACCTCCTATGCCAAGGCTACGCGGATTGGTGGACCGTGTACGCCGTGCGGTGGGCGTGGCATCGAGACATGATGCTGTACAACGGGCGATTGCTGGAAACCCGCCCGCCCTCAACCCCTGTGCTTCCCCCGAGAAGCTGCGAGCTACCCGATGACCGACCCGAGTGATCGTGCCCTCGTTCCGTTGCTGTCCCTTCGTGACCAGTTTCCCAGCGGGTGGGAGCGTTCCCTCGTGGAAATCTCCATGCGCGCCTTGCGCGACCGAGGGGTGGAGGGGGTGAGGATTCTTCAGACTCTCGTCGATTCAACCCGCACCGGACACACCGGGCACATGGACACGGCACAGTTGGTTGAGGCGGTAGGTCGCACGTTGCCCCTGCGGGACGCGAGCGACTTCTTGGCGATTCTCCAGAACGCCGAGGCGGACCGTCTAGACCGCGCGAGGGACCTACTGCGGCGGGTGCTCGCTCTCGCAACGGTGGCGGCAGGGGAACTTCTGAGGGTCGCGTTGGGAGGCAAGCTGTGAAGGGCACCGTGCGGCGTTATCTCCCCGAGAAGCGGTACGGGTTCATCCTCTCCGAGGCGGGCGACGTGGAGGTGTTCTTTCACCTGTCGGTGTTTTCCGGCCCGACCACTGTCCCCCCTCTCACGGGCGAAGAAGTCGAGTACGAACTGGGCGAGGGCACTCGCGCCAGCGTCGTCATGCGTTGCAACGCCCCCCTGCACCTTGAGGGAGCGGTGGCGTCCTACGACCCCGTGCGAGGCTACGGGTTCATCACCACCGACCGTGGGGGCTACTACCTCCACAAGTCCGAGGTGATCGGGGGAGGGATTCCCGCCGTGGGTTCAGCGGTACACTTCTACGCCACGGACACCACCGTGGCTGGGAAGAAACCTCGCGCCTGTTACGTCACGGTGTTCCAATGAGTGACCAAAACACTTTCGGTGGCAAGAACCCCCACAGCCTGTATGTCCCCATGTCAGAGACCGAGCAGGAGCTCGTCTCTCGATTGGTGGAGTCGGGCGACCTGATCGTGAAGGTCCACGGCTGGGGGGTGGTCCCGAACCCCACGGTCACGGTGGGTGATCTCCAAGTCATCATCCCGCTCACCCTCAAGTTCGACCGCCCGGAGATCCCCATCCCGGTCCACCACTTCGATCTGGAACTTCTCACGGGGTCAGGTATCTCTCTGTACCGGGAGAAGCAGCCCTGCGAGTACGGCGGTCAACCGTTGTCCGTGGGCAGCGGGACGGTGATCCAGATGGTCTGGCACATCGGCATCCGTGCGATGGACCCCAAGCTGGTCAAGATGCTCATGCCGGGGGTGGTGGGGCTCACCTCCCGGCGCTTCGACCGCGACACGGGGGACCTCACCCTCACGGGGAATATGTCCCTCGACGCCGCCCAGAAGAAGCTCATCGAGCTCGTCGCCAAGGGCGAGGAGAACCTCCGCGCCGAGCGGGACGCCAAGGTCGGCTCGTAGTAACCGTTCTATCGCCCGCGCGCGGTGATGGACCGCTTCACTGCCGCCGACGACAACGATCCCACGAATCCCGAGCTCTGGGAGAAGTGCAAGGCGAAGGCGAAGGAACGCTACACCAAGTGGCCCAGTGCCTACGCGGTCGGGCACGCCCTCAAGCTCTACAAGGACGAGGGCGGCGGTTGGCGGGCGAAGAAGTCCGCCGGGGAGGAGACCAAGATCGACCCGGCATGGGTCAAGGGTATCCGTGCGTGGGTCAAGAAGACCTTTGCGCCCAAGCCACGGTACGCCTCACTCGACGACCTCATCGCGCACTTCAAGTCCCTGCGGGACCGGGAGCTAGAGCGCCTGTGGGAGCACATGGCCTACACGAAGGGCTTGCTGCCCCGTGGAATGGACCCGTCCAGCGTCTTTGAGGCGATTCGACTCAAAGTCCGTGATGAGCTCAAGGAAGCGAGGTACCTTCTCGACGAAGACCTCGGGAAGTTCCAGCACGTCCGGGATGCAATGACCCCCGGCACGCACACCTACACGATGGACGGGCAGAATATACTGGGCTTCTACCAGCGGGTGAACCCTGACGACCCGTTCGCCGCTGCGCTGAAGGGGTACGAGGACTACGCCCGGGAGGCACTCGCCAAGGTCGAGGACATCCTTTCGGGCAAACTCCTGCGGGCGATCACCACATTTCTCAGCAAATACTCGGGGGGCTCGTCCTACGATCCCGACGAGATCCTGCTGGAGTTCGACATCGGGAAGGTCAAGCTGGTGTACGACGGCGAGCCCGACCGTAACCTCATCACCCGCCCCGACCCCGGTGACCCCCGGGGTCTGTCTGACTACATCCCCTACTTCCAGAAGGCCAAGGCGCTGCTCGACCAGAAGGGCTTTGGCGACCTCTGGTATGGCCCGATCTTCGTCGGGTGCCCGAAGTGCGGTGGTGAGAACCCGCTGGGCAAGCACTTCGGAGTGGGGGCGCACTACGTCATCGGCCCCGACCACGTCGTGGTGTTCTTGTTGCCCAAGCCCTTCTTGGTCGAGCTCCTCATCCATGAGCTAGGGCACCGCTACTACTTCAAGTTCATGGACGCGGGCGACCGCGCTCGGTTCGACAGCTTCTACAAAGAAGTCGCCGCCGTGTCGGAGTACGGGGGGACCGCCACGGAGGAGGATTTCGCGGAGGTGTTCGCGCACTTCGTTCTGGGCCGGGACATGACCCGCGATCAGATCGAGCGGTTCAAGGCGTTCCTCGCCAAGAAGGACCGTGGGCGCTTCGCAAGCGCCGCCCGTGTTGCGTCCCGCTACCTGTCCGCCAAGGGAAAGGCCAAAAAAGACGTAGGTCACGGGGGCCTAGACGAGTGGTTCAGCGGCCACGGTCAGGGCAAGGGCAAATCACCCGGTGAGGCCCAGTGGGGAGATTGGGTGGCGATCTCGCCCGTGAAGCGCACGATCACCCGCGAGGACGGGACCAAGAAGACCTACGAGCCCGGTGACATCATCGGGCCGTGCGGCGACCTCACGGACGACCCGAACTGGAAAGACCTCACCCGGGGCGGGAAGACCCCCTTCAAGTGCATGGCCCGACCCAAGGCCCACGACATGGCTAAGGGCGAGCGCGCCGAGAAGGCCCGAGAGAAGATGAGGGTGCAGGAGAAGGCACCGAAGGGCAAGAAGCCCGTGTTCACCCCCACGTTCAAGGACGAGGAGTAGGAGGTTTCCCGCCTATCGCGGCGTCTCTAGCTAGGTAGGTCGGCCCTGTCCGGGGTTGTGCCCCGGCCAAGCGTGAGCTTTCGACCGGGCGTTAGGTCGCCTATCCCTCAACAACCGTAGGAGAACTTCATGCCCATCTTCGCAGCAGTCGGAGCGACCGAACAGACGGCGCTCAACCAAGTCGGCGCGGCCCCGAACCGCTCTGTCCCCACCATCGTGTGGGCTCCCTTCAGCGATCCCCTCCCCACCGGGGCGGTGGCGACGTGGGGCGAGGCCGTGGCGGCGGTGCAATCAAGCTCCGCACCCGAGACCAGCATCTACATCTTCAACCCGGAGCAGGAAGACATCTACCTCCCACCGGGTGAGTGGCACCTCAACAACACCACCATCGTGGGCGTGTCCTACGGCTGGGACGACTACGACTACAGCTTCCGCCCCTACCAGTACCTTCAGTACCTTGAAGCGGACGGCGGCTACGAGTGGCCGTGCCACATCTACGGGTGCGCGGGCCTCAAGAACATTTTCTTCCGCGGGCAAGGAAGCGGGACGGCGACGTACACAACGTCCGCCTTCACGATGCCCAACGTGGGCGATACCGCCACCGTGACCGTGGACAACTTCGTCAACGGCTTCGTCGCGGGCGTGCTCGTCATCATCGACAACGCGGGCGCGTTCGAGATCGACTCGGTGTCCGCCGAGACTTCGACCCTCACGATTCGCAATCTGGGCTGGGACGGGAACGCCGCGCCCGGTGACCCGATTAGCGACGAGCAGGACGTGACCCTCGACACGTCGGTGTTCCAGTGCCGCACCTACGAGGGCACGGACACGACCTTCACGCTCGACAACTGTGACTTCCGCTTCGGCAACTACGAGTTTGGTAGCTTCGCGGTTTACGCGAACGCCACCCTGTACCTGCGTCTGAAGAACGGCACGTCGATCCGCTGGTACGCCTTCCTCGTGTTTGGCAGCGCCGTCGTGCAGACGGACGGGTCGCCCTGCTGGATCGGCAACGACACGTTCTTCGGCCCCGGCTACCTCGCCACGTTCCCGGCCCCCGGCACCTACGTCCGTGAGAACCAAGATGTGGGGGAGTGGGACCAGTACCAGAGCTTCACCACCTACTACCCGGACAACTCGTCGGATTGGGGCGGCAGCACCCAGATGAGCGTCCACGAAGCCCTCGACCGCCTCGCCGCCGCGTGTGTCGCGGGCGGGCACACCCCCTGATCCAAGGAGACCCCCGACCATGACTACCCGCACCCCCCGTGAGAAGGCCACCCCGTTCGTCTATGTGATGGGCGACGCCGCCAAGACCCCCGTGGACCCCAAGACCCAGCCCGTGGGCACCGTTCTGGTGTTCGTGTCGGAGTGGGGACAGGAGACCCCGGCGGTCAAGGGCAAGACCGTCACGAAGGATCAAGCCGCGCGCGACGCGAGCCTCGCCGCCGCGAAGGCCAAGCCCGCTGGCTACGAAGGCTGATCCCCCGCCCGTTCCATGCGGGCGTAACTCCCCGCATGGAACGACCGCACCCCGCCGACGACCCCGCCCTTGAACCCATCAGGGCTGCGATCCGCAAACTCCCCCCGTATCCGTTCGCCGTCAACGGCGATTCGGTGATGACCGACTACACCGCCGGGTTGAAGGCGTGCGAGACGCCCGAAGCCCTGCGCGAGTTCGTCGCCCGCTGGGCACCCCTGTGGACGATCAATTTCCGTGAGCCGGATGTCACCTCCGTTGAAGAACAGTCCCTCGCGGAAGGCACCTTCGACGAGGGCGAAGTGTTTGCGGCGATGGCCACCCTTCGACAAGAGGCCAGCACCGACGAAGCTAGAAACGAGCTCGACCGTCTGATGCAGGACAGCCTTCCGCACCGCACGGCGATGAACGCCCTCATGCCCCGCGCCATGATTGAGATGACCATCGTCGCGAATCACTTCGGTGCGCCCGTGAACGTGGCTTGGATTCAGGCTTCGGGCCTCGTCGAGCTCTTCTAACGACCCCCCGCCCTTAACCGTTCTATCACCCTGCGCCCGTAGGACCAACCCCCCTATGGACAGACTCGCTTGCGTCATTGCTGCTGGTGTGTGGGACGGGAAGAGGGCTCTCCTCAAGAACCGTGACCGCAAGTACACCCCACGAGTCACCCTCGTCCGCGAGCTCCTCGACGGCGTCGAGGTCGCGTATATGCGCGACAACGTCACGGGGTGGTGCGAGGGGTTGAACGAGCACGGGATCGGGATCGCCAACGCGGCGCTCGCCGTGGGCCTCGATGAGGCCGAAGGCACCGCCACGGCTGTCGAGGACAAGAAGGGCAAGAAGGGCAAGGCGCTCGACGGTGCCCGCATCCTCAAGGCCCTCTCGTGCCGCACCGTGCAGGACGCCATTGACTCCCTGTGCTCCCACCTTGGGGGGCTGGAAGGGCACTCGTTCGTGAGTGACCCGAACCGGGCGTTCTCGGTCGAGCTCATCAACGGGGACTGCGTCACCAAGCCCTTGGAGGGCAGTGAGATCCATGTCCGCACCAACCACGGGCGCGACACGGGCGGGACGGGCTACACGGACGGCGAGGGGTATCTCTCGTCCGCCGCCCGCAAGGAGAAGTCCACCCAGATCCTCCGTCAGAGCAAGACGCCCACGGACCTTGGCCCGGACCTCATGCGGAACCGCTCCGAAGGGCCGCGCACCCACAACGACCCGGTGCGAGACACGGACTCGATGGCGACCACCTCCCAGATGGTGATGAACCTCACCGACCGGGAGTTGGATTTCTACGTCATCCCCGGCAAGATGGACTACGAGGGGCTGGAGGACCGTCTGCCCAAGGACTACTCGCCCAAGATCACGGTGAGGGCGTTTAGCTACCGCAACGGAGGCAAAGAGCTCGTGGAACTGTCACCCAAGACCGGACAGGTCAGGAAGTCCGTGGACCCGGTGAAGCTCGCTTCCCGGTACCTGATGGCATCCTCGGCACACGCCAAGTCCATCGCGTTGATGAGTTTTCTGTCTGAGGTGGCCCGTGACGCTGGCGTCGCCCGACACGTCTACGTCGTCGGCGGTGCCGTGCGGAACTTCATCCTCGGTGTGCCCATCAAGGACATCGACGTGGTGGTGGACTCCGTGTCGGCGGGCCGGGATTCAGAGTGGTTCGCCCGAAAGGTGGTGGACGCCATCCCTGTCCCGACGAACCTCGCGACCAACCAGTACGGGGTGGTGATCCTCACCGTGAAGGGGGAGTGGCTGCTCGACGGGATCAACCTGAAGGGCGAGGTGATCGAGATCGCCAACGCCCGCAAGGAGTCCTACGAGGGTGCGGGGGGCAAAGGCAAGGGATACAAGCCCACGGACGTGTCCCCCGCGACCATTGAAGAGGATGTGTTCCGCCGAGAGTTCACGTTCAACACCCTGCTGTGGCGGATGCATGACCTCGCCAACGGCCCTGACAAGGCCGAAGTGATTGACCTCACGGGGCTGGGTCGTCAGCACCTTGAGCAGAAGCTCATCTCGACGCCCGTGGACCCCGACAAGACCTTCAGCGACGACCCGACTCGGATGCTCCGGGTCTTGAAGTTCTTGCTGCGGTATGACTTGACCATCTCGCCCGATGCTATGGCCTCTGTGAGGCGCAACGCCGCGAAGCTCAAGAATATGCCGTGGGAAGCTGTCGGGAACATCCTCGTCGGGGACATCCTCAAGTCACCCAAGGCGACGATGGGCCTCAAAGTGATGCGTTCCCTTGGCCTACTCGACGTGATCGTCGAGATGGTGCAAGAGAACCCCCCGTTCGCGGCATACCTCACCAAGCAACTGGCGAACGGCAACCATACGGTCGAGCTCTTGTTGGAGCTTGCCGACATCGGGATCGCGGGGAGGGTGCTGGACTTTTTGACGCCGAACGAGCGCGAGCAGTTCAAGCAGAACACCAGCGGATGGTCCAGTGACGAGGCAAGGAAGTACCTTGAAGCCCTGCGGAAACCCGCAGTGGACAACATGGCGCTCATTCAAGAGTTCTCGTTGACGGGCAGGGCTCGCGCGAGCCTTGTCCCCATTGCTCGCGAGTTCCTCCTGTCGGACCCGAACTTGGCCGACCAAGACGTGAAACTCAACGACCGCGTGCGAGAGAGGCTCCGCGCATCCCCCGTCCGTGTCGCCCAACGGTTCGCTCGTCTACACGCACACGTTCACCACGGGTTCGACGGGCGGTGGCAGCGCGCACGCCAATATGCAGCCGTGGCTCGCCGTGAACTTCATCATCAAGACGTGACCATGAACCACCGCCGCACCCGAACCGCCGACGTGCCCAAGAAGTACGAGCACATCGACTTCAAGCCCCCGCAGTCGGTGGCCGACGCAGCGGAAAAGGGCTTGGAGTACCGTGAGAAAGCCAGCCCGTCGAACAAGGGCGGGCTCACCCCGGCGGAAGCTGCCGAGCAGGGCATCGGGAGCGGCGTGCAGCGGGCGGTGAACCTCAAGAACCGGGACAACATCTCGCCCGACACCATCAAGCAGATGACCGCGTTCTTCTCGCGCCACGAGAAGAACAAGGGCGTCGCCCCGGAGAACAAGGGTGAGCCGTGGAACGACAAGGGCAACGTGTCGTGGCTGATCTGGGGTGGTGACCCCGGACGAGCGTGGGCCGAGAAGGTGAAGGGTCAGATGGAAGCCGCCGACGAGAAGGCCAAGAAGACCGCCGACCTGTCACCACCGCTGGGGCTCAACGGTGGCCCGTGCAAGGTGGTGGACCGGATCAACCGCGCGATCCGCAACCCCGCTCTGCGGGAGAAGCTCACCGACGACGCCGAGACGGGTGATCTGTCCAACCCGGACGCCCGGAAGGTCTACCCGCTGACCACTGAGAGCGGGTCGGGCTTCAAGAGCTTCACCATCCTCCCCCACGCCCAGTTCCGCATGGACTACCGATCCGTGACGGTCAAGGACGTGGAGGCTGCGCTGAACTCGTTCATCGTCTACGCGCAGGGGCTCCAGAAGGTGAACCCCGACCAGTACGAAGCCCTGCTCTCCCAAGAGAAGATTGAGTGGGTGGACCCCAAGACCCGGCTGAAAGTGGTGTTCGCCACCGACGCAGGGCGCATCGAGATCGTCACCGTGTTCTGGAAGGGTCGCCAAGACCCCCCTCCGACTGTCTGTGAGGTACCCGTGAGAAGTGCATCTGTTCGCCGTGTCGTGTCCCAGCACCTCGATGCCATCGACCCCGTGGCCACGATCACGGGCGAACTGGAGACGCTGGAGGCACTGGCGTCGGACATCCAAGCGGTGCTGGACACCTACGCGGAGACGGTGCCCATGCCCGTGGTGGGGCGCATCGCGGCGCTCACCCTGCACTCGCAGACGGAGGTGTTCGCCAAGTCTGAGCATGGGATGCGACACGCCGAGCGGGTGATCGCCCACTGCCGCACCTACCTCACCGAGCACCCAAGTGACGCCACCATCAGCGCGGCGCTTCGGGATGCCCAGATGCTCTACGAGCGGTTTGAGGCGTTCCGGGCACAGGCGCGGGAGGTTCTCTCGGCCCTCTCGCAGAAGATCATGCCCAAGGATCTCCGACTGATCTCCAGCGCGGCGGTGGACGAGGTGCGGGCGGGGATGCGCTTCCCCAACTCCCTGTCGATCACCGTCCACCCGCACTTCGTCCCCTGCAAGGTGGGCGACCGCACCGTGGACGGGATGGCCTTCAGCGTGTACCTCACCGTCTACCCCCAGCCCAAGGACAACGCGCAGGGGGCTCCCGAGTACCAGCAGTTCTTGCTGTCCCAATGCACCCTCGGTGACACCAGTGTCTACCTCACGGTGATCGACCGCACGAACGAAGAGTCCCCCACCAAGCCCGTGAAGGTCACGGAGGGGGCGTCCGCCGCCAAGAAGATCCTCGCCTCCCTCAAGGGCTGGTCGGGCCTCGTTTGACCGACTGTTCACCACACCCCGTAAGAAAAGGTTCCATCCCAATGAGCGATCAAGCACTCCGTTCCAAGATCATCCGGCTGGCTCACACCAACCCGGAGCTCCGTTCGCACCTCATGCCCCTCCTCACCAAGACGGCGGGACCGATGGTCTTCGAGTCGGTCGATTCGAGCAAGTCGGATTACGGGGCGGCGAAGGAAGCCATGAACGACGCCATCGCCTACCTGCGGATGGCTGAAGAAAACGCGCGCCTTGCGTTCGCCCACGTCCTCGACGGGGCCGAACAGAACCCCGGGCAGGGTCATGACTTCTTGGTCAAGATCCTTGACAAGGTCCAACACAGCCTGATGGACTGCCGTCGCTCGCAGAGCCGTCCGATGCAAGAAGCCTTTGAGGCTCTGACGAAACTCGCCCGCTAACGACTAGCGCGGGCGCTTCATCCAGCACGGTAGGCACGCCGGGACGTACTCACCGCCACCGCCCACCAGCACCGCGCCGTCCTTCCGCACCCTGCACATCGTCCGGGTCGCCTCCGCACCGCACGCGCAGATCGCCGTGAGCTTCTCGACCCGGTCCGCGAGGCACATCAGGTGCCCCATCGGGCCGAAGGGTCCGCCCTCGCTGGTGAGGTCGAGCCCCGCCGCGACGACGTGAACACCCCGCTCGACGAGCTTCCCGACCCACAGCGGGAGGTCGATGTCGAAGAACTGGGCTTCTTCGATCACCATCAGGTCGGGCGCGGGCGTGGGCATCGCCCGGTACAGGTCCGACGACGTGGCCACCGTTCTCGGCGTCACTCCCAGCGATTCAAGGGTGAGCCCGGAGTGGGTGACGACTTGTCCCTTGCTGCGGGTGTCCACCGTGGGCACGACCACATCCACGCGCTTTTTGGAGCGCAGGGCGCGTGAGACGTAGCGGTAGAGGGTGGTGGACTTCTCTGCGAACATGGGTCCGCAAATCACGGTCAAAGTCATCGGTTCTCCTCTGCGATGCTACCCCCTCGTGAAGACGGTTACAGAGCGTCTATCGTCCCCGTAGGGTATGCAGGACGAGGAGCCTGACCAAGAGGATCGCTGGGAATCCCTCGTCGAAGACCCCTGCGAGCACAAGTGGCTGCGGATCACTCCCAAGGGCATCCGTTGCTACCTCTGTGACCGGGACATGGGCAGGGTGCTCTACGACTACTTCCGACGCGACTGACGGAAGCCCAGCCAAGCCCTGACGCCGACCCCCGTGGATTTCTCTGTGGGAGCCCACGAGATGCGTGGGCACACGCAAGTGCCGCCCCACCCCACGCAGCCCTTGAGGGCACACCGGGGAGGCCCCTTGGGCTTCCTCTTCACCCGCACCCGCGCCTCACGATCTCTTCGGCCTCCGCGAGGTTGGCCTTGGCGATCTTCCAGACCTTCTCGGCGGCGAACCACCGGGCACCAATCGCCTTGAGGAGGCCCCGCACCTCGTAGGTGCGCCCACGGATCGGCACCATCTCCTCAGCGGGCTTCGCGCCGTTGAGGGCCTTGGTCTCGTCGGCGCTCATGTACAGCACCTTGCCGTACAGTGTCCGTGGCGCTGTACCCCCCACACGGTTGGCGTAGAACCGGGTGGCCCGGTGGTTGGGGGCCGTGTCGCCCACGAGAGGGGGGTCGAGAACCCACCACGATGAGCCATCCGGGGCTCCGTGTGCAACGACCCCAAGCGCGCCCAGAACGGTCTGGGCCTCCGTGGAGTTGCCGGGGGCGGGGACCTCAAGGAGCTCCCCCTCTGTCGGGATGATGGTGGCCATCGTAAAACCTCAACGGAGCCAAGGGTGCTCCTGTAACCGATTACGCTCGCGTAGGGTGATGAGATGGACCTGACGGACAAAGAGGAGCTAAACCTCCGCACCCGTGCCAACCTCGGACGCAGCTACTTGGGCGTCCCTGCCTTTTTCTTGGCCATGATCGGAGCAACCGTGGCGCTCGTTGCCCCCGTCGCTCACGAGCCCGACAAGGCCGTCTACGGGGTGTACACCTTGGGAGCGGCCTTCGCCCTCTACCTCTTCGGTGAGGTGGTGAACTTCCGGCGGGCGCGAGCTCGGGCCATCGTGCAGATGCTCGACCGGGAGCGAGCCTTCAGTTCGTCTATCCCCCCGCTAGAGTAGGGAACGAATGCGAAAAGCAGCACAGGCACGTCCCCGTCGAACGAACACTCCTGAAACCAAGGAGAAGATGCGCCCGTCTGCAATCGAGGCTCATCGTCTTCGTCGTGAGAAAACATCAACAACTTCGGAGGTTAGGCCATGAGTTTCGGATGGACAGGATTTTTCCGAGCCGGGGCCTATCGTGAGTTCCGACGCTTCATCCTCAACCAGCGTCAGGACGTGATGGCGCGGGTCACGACGATCAACGCGGAGCTCGCCCGCATTGGAGAAATCCGCATCCTCTACGAGCGAAACGCCAGCAATCCCAACGCGATGACGGAGCGCCGCATCGGGCTGGATGTCACCCCCAACACCAGCATCGAGAAGCTCCTCCGCGCGTACATCGCGATGGGGGGTAACCCCTTCGACATCTCCATGTTCCTGACGCCCAACGCGGTGCAGGTGGTCGAGGACGCGACGGAGCAGTCGCAGACGGACCTCGACAACCCACAGGCGACCCCGGCCAGCAACGTCCAAGAGACGCAGCCTTACGGTGGCATCGCGAGCGCCGGGAGCACGGACCCCATGACGGGCGGCATCTACATCGGCGGGTGGCTCCCCCTGTGGCGGTACCCCCCACGGAGATTTGGCAACGCCGTGAGCTACACCCAGCAGTCGGCGGACATGACCCGGACGGTCCACGCCATGCGCGGGTGGGTCACCCAAGAAATCCGAACGCTGCGGAACGACTTGGAGGCCCGGATCATCAAGCTCTGCGACCTCCGCGAGCAACTCACCATCGAGCGCGACGAGCTCCTCCCCCAAGCCGTGGGAGGGGCTGTGCCGGGGTTGCAGTGGACGGACAACGGCGAGTACGCGATCACGCACAACGTCTCGGCCATCGTGGACCAGATCGACACGGCGTTCTACCCGGACACCTTGAACGACGGGTCGCGGGACTTCAGTCGCCCGCGCCAGACGGGTCCGAACCCGGCGCAGCCCATGCTCCTCGACGACGCCCCCAACGGCGAGGAGGCGTGGACGGCCATTGGTTGAAGCGGTTTCCCCGCTATCGCGACCACACGGTGAACCATGTCGCGCGACGTACAGCTTGCCTTCACTTGTAGCCACGTCATCGGTGAGGAGAGGGTCTCTCTCGGCACCGACCGACGCACGCTGTACACGGCCAAGCCCATCTCTGGACCGACGCTGGTGCAAGTCCGCGTCAACGACGACGCCATTGTCTCCCCCTTCACGGGGCTGGTGACCCCGGCGACGATGCGGTCCTACCGCCGCGAGCCCTACAAGATCACGACGGCTACCCGCACGCTGGTGCTCACCACGGGGGCGGGCGCGGCGACGGTGAACTTCTCGTCGGGCTACCTGTCGGCGGCGCAGGTGTCTGCCACCCTCACCGCAGCAGTGAGGGGGCTCGTGGTGGTGTCCTCCCCCAACGGGTACATCACCCTGACGGACACAGCGACTCCCGGCCCCACGTCGAGGATTCAACTCACGGGCTCGGCGCTGGAGCCTTTGGGCTTCGACCAGCAGAGCGGCGACCGTGGCAAAACGGTGATCCCCCCGTGGAGGCTCTACTCTCGCACGGCGGTCAACCCCGAAGACGCCGTGGATTCTCTCGGTTACTACATCGGGTTCGACTCCGTCGTCAAGCAGGAAGCGTTCTTCACGGTGACGTATCCTGTGGCCCCGTACCTGTGCCTCCGTTGCAGGGCGACGGAGGTCGAGAACGACTACCGCTTCGACCCACAGGGCGAGGCGCTGGTGGTGCAGGACGAGAACCTGCTCTACCAGATGTGCCTCAAGATGATCCTGACGGAGCTCGGGTCGAACATCTACCACACTTGGTATGGGTCTGACCTCGTCTCGCGTATCGGGAGCAAGGTGCTGGGGGGCACGGCGATTGGCATCCGTCAGTCGGTGAGCCAAGCCCTCACGAACCTCCAGAACCTCCAGAACGCGCAGTCCAAGTACCAGCGGGTCACGGCCAAGGAGAGGCTCTTCTCCGTGGACAACATCGCCGTGGCCCCGTCCCCCAACGACCCCACGACCTTCCTCATCGAGGTAGACGTGCGGAACTACTCGTCTGAACCCGTGACCATTTCCATCGTGTACTCGGCCCCCGGTACGTTCGCGCTGCCGGGAACCAACCGCCTGTCCTTGGGGAACTACTGATGGCGACCTCTGTGCAGTTCCTTGGTCCCGACAACGTGTTGCGGGAGACCTCCACGTTCTCGACCACGCAGACCACCCGGTTCTTCACGGGCACCCTCCCCGACGACACCGTGGACGTGGAGGTGTCTCTCTTCGGGCAACCCTTCACGGCTGACCCGACGCTCGTGGCCTTCGTGGGCACGGGGTTCACCGTCCCGAACCCCAGCGCGTACCCCACCGGGCTGGAACTCTTCTCGGGCGACAACACGATCCAAGTCCGGGCGGTCAACCTCGCGGGCGGGCGCAGCGTCCCGGCGACGGTGGTGGTCCGTCTCCTCCCCCCGGAGGAGGCCGACGTGTTCCTCCCTCCCACGGGCGTGACCATCGAGCGCCTCGACGGCTCGGTGAAGGTGACGGTCGAGGGGCTCACTGATAGCCGCATCGTCGGGTACAACTTCTACGCGGCCACGACGCAGGGGGGCGGCGCGGACGGCTACCGGATCATCAACGTGAACCGGGTGACCACGGGCACCCCCGTGCAGAACTCGACAGAGTTGTACGCCCTCACGGCGGACGCAGTGGCGCAGACGGCGACGCCCCTCTACTACCGCGCCAAGATCGACCAAGAGAACAGCAGCGAGGTGGTGCTGTCCACGGACGTGGACTCGCGGGTGGAGCTCCCCAGTGACATCACCACCATCCGCACCAACGTGTCCGTGTCGTCGGTCACGACGATCAACTACTTCAGCTTCACGCACGTCCGCACCGCGAACGCCCTGTCCAACCCCGCCACGGTGTTCAGCGGCGTGTTCGCGAGCACCCCCTCGACGGATCTCCTCTACTACGTCGCGACGGCGATCTACTACGACCCGGTCATCAAGGTCGAGTACGAGTCCTACTTCTCCTCGGAGGTGGCGGGCGCTCCAGCGCAGGTGCGCCAGCAGATCAACGGGCTCACGGCGGTCACGCGCCAGCAGATGCTTGAGAGCGCCATCGCGACCATCTACCGACAGAACCCGGATATCGCGGTCCAACCCGGCTCGGTGGTGCGGGACATCTTCTTGGACCCGTTCACCACGGAGGCAGAGCGCCTTCGGTTGCTGCTCGACTATGTGTACCGCGCGAGCTCGTTCGACACCCTGCTCTTGGTGGACGACCCCACGGGCTCGGGGGTATCCAACCCTCCCGCCTCGTCGGCGTACAAGACGGCCCTCGCAGCGGCCTTCTTCTACTCCAACGTGGACGACGTGCAGAGCGTCATCGACGGGAGCTTCGACAAGATCGCGGCGAACTTCGGGGTCATCCGACGCGCGGGCACTCCCGCCGTGGGAGAAGTGCGGTTCTTCACGTTGTCTCCCCCGACGCGCACGATCACCATCCCGCTTGGGACCGTGATCCTCGGCGGGGGTGTGCAGTTCCGCACGTCTCGCTCGGCGGTCATGGACGTGGCCCTGCTCGCCAGCTACTACAACCCCTCGACGCGGGAGTACTCGGTCACGGTGCCCGTGAGGGCGTTGACCGTGGGGACGGTGACCAACGTCGGACCGCGCCAACTGACGGGCTCCAACGTGTACGGGATGGCCGTCACCAACGACGCTGCCACCTTCGGGGGAGCCAACGAGGAAACCAACGCCCAGTTGGCGGCGAGGGCACGCACGGCCCTCGCGTCCGTGGACACCGGGACGACGCAGGGTATGGCCCAAGTCGCGGCAGGGGTGCCGGGGACGATTCAGAACGTCGTGGTCCGGGCGGGCGACCCGCTGATGCAGCGGGACTACGACACCACCCTCAAGCGTCACTTGGGAGGCAAGGTGGACGTGTGGGCGCGGGGTGTCCGCACCGTGACCGTCAACGACATTTTTGCCTTCACCTACGAGCGCCGCAACGACGTGCAGTTCGTGGTGATCGGGAGCCCGCTCAACTACGTCTTCCGGGTGGTGAGCGAAGAGGTCACGCCCGACAACCCGCTCGCCCAGATGCTCGACTACCCCACCTACGGACTCGGGCTGAAGAATGTAACCACGGGAGAGACGTTCGACCTCACGAATGTCACCTACCTCAACTTCAACACCATCCAGCTTGACATCACCATCCCGCAGCCTCCGGTCACCCTCACCGACATCGTGCTGGGGGACTTCCGGTTCCGTCTCGGGAATCGCCACGTCTTCACGCGCCAGCCCGTGTCGGGGATTCTGAACGTGACGGGCGAGGTGATCGGCCCGGTGGACATCTCCCTCTACACGCTCGTGCGCCCGAACAGCCCCTTGGGCCTCGGGTACTCGACCAGAGCGGGGGATTACCTCCAGATCAATCAGTCCGCTGACCCCACGGTGGTGTCCCCCTCGGGCAACCTCATCCCCGTGGTGGACGAGCCCCACGTCGTCACGGGTTTCTACACCGAGTTCTTGTACAACCTCGGCGCGGAGACCCTTTCCATCGTGGTCAAGAACCAATCAGGGACGGTCACCTACAAAGGCCCCTACGACCCCAGCGGATCGCCCGACTACACCATCATCGAGGGGTCCAGCACCGTCGCAGCGGGCATCCGACGCACGGAGGGGAGCGCCATCGCGGATGGTGACACGGTGACCATCTCGTACAGCTACTACGAGAACTTTGTGGTGGCGTACCAGACCAACCTCGTGACCTCGGTGCTCCAGCAGGATCTCGATGACATGGCCCACGCCACGTCGGATGTGCTCGCGAAGCAAGCCGTCCAGATCCCCGTGGACATCACCGCCACGGTGATCCTCAAGCGGGGCTTCGACCGCACCAACGTGGACATCGCGATCCGCAACAACCTCCAGTACCTCATCGGGACGCTCAAGCTGGGCGACCCGATGAGACGGAGTGACGTGATCGCGGAGATCGACGGGACGGCGGGCGTCTCTTACGTCGTCGTCCCGCTCACCAAGATGGTCCGTCAGGCGGGCTACCAGATCGTCCGCAATGACCTGTCCACGGCGACCTTCGGGGACTCGTTCCGAGTGAACGCATGGTCCAACGGTCAGTACGCCGTGTGGCTGATTCTCCAAGAACTCGACGCGCCGACGCTCACGGGTGGCGGGCCTCCCAATGAGTTCCGTGGGGTCTTCCAAGACGACGCGGAGCTCACACTGCAAGTGACCGCGCCCCAGAACCTCGGGATGCGGCCCAACCAAGCCTACATCATCGGGGCGGACGGGCAGGTGATTCCCGGTTACGGGACGGGCACTGGCTCCGTAAGGAATCGAGTGCTGGTGTCCCTCCCCGTGGGGGACGCGCCGTCGAACCACACCTACTGGTGTACCTACATCACCGCGACGGATTTGGGGGACAAAGACATCGACCCCAACTCGATGGAGTATCTCGTCCTCGGTGATGTGACGTTCACTTACGACAACGATAGGTGATACCAGTGACCGTGAAGCTCCCGGCGCAGCCCAACATCTTCGGCCTGTACAGGTTCTTCCCGCCGTTCGTCTACGGACCGGAACCGCAGAACCCCGCGCCCTTCAACCTTCACGGGCAGATCGACCTCGACCGCGTGCGGGCGCTGGCCGACCAGATCGTGCGGGTGTTCCTGAACTCCCTGCCCAGCAACTACGTCTCGCAGACCAAGGGTCCCTACTACGTCCAGCAGTTCCAAGCCGTCGCGGAGGAGCTCGCCAAGATCCAAGTTCTCTTGGCCGACGCCTACGAGGACAGCGACTACGACTTCACCCGCACGGAGGTTCTGTACCAATTCCTCGCCACGCTGGTGTTCCCCGACGCCCCCAACGCGGGCCTCCCGGAAATCAATGGCGACATCAGCTACCGGGAGTTCCTCAAGCGCATGGTCGCCCTGCTGTTGCAGGGGTCAAAGGGCGTGACGCTGGTACAGGGGGTCGAGGCGCTCACCGACGCGAACATCACGCTTCTCCAGAAGGTGCTGTTCTTGGACGAGCCCGGTGTCCTCTGGACGATGGCCGACCAGTTCGCCTTTGAGGTGAGCGTCGAGAAGTACAACCGCACCCTCTCGACCACGGCTCTCTCGGTCACGGAGCACTACCACACCGTCACCGTCAACGCGCTCGGCGCGGGTCAGACCGTGGACCCCGTGTACGCCTCGGGGAGCGGTCCCGCCCACGCCCACAGCATCGTGGACTTCGTGGTGATCGACGCGGCGGGCACGGGACAGTCGCAGCACACGCACGACCTGCTCTCCACCTTCCCCGACCTCCCGGTGGTGCTCCAGCGCAACGTCGCTCTCGTCCTACAGGCTCTCAGCCCCGCTGCGACCCTGTACGAGTACAGAAATCTCTTCCGCGAGAATCTTCGGGGGCTCATCACCGACCAAGTAACCGCGATGGACCTGACCTCGTACTACTACGAGGACTTCCGTCACGACTGCTCGGGCATCCGCGCCCTCACGGGCACCAACGGTGTGGTGGGTGCCGACCGCTACCTGTTCCACGACCCCACCCTGTCGTTCCGCTCGGTGAGGTTGGGCGCGGAACTGGTGGTGCCCGTCGTCGCCCCCTCTCCCGGAACTCCCCGCGAGAACCGCTACCGGGTGACAGCGGTGGTGCCCTTCCCCTACGGCGACGACCCGGTGCCGCGCGCGTACACCACGTCTCCCACGGGCCTCACGGGCTTCGTGACGGTGAGCCAAGGGGCGTTCACGGACACCACCCAGAATTTTGCCCCGTGCGTCGAGGGCGAGACCCTCACGATCACCACGGGACCGAACGCTGGCACCTACCTCTTGGAGACGCTCCTCGGCCTCAACGGTGGCCCCGTGGGCTTCACGGGTGGGCTTCTACCCCTCGGCCCAAGCACGTCTGTCCGTCCCGCGCCGTCCTACCTTCGGGTGCTGCCGCGCATCATGACCCCCGGCACGGGGATCTCCTACACGGTCAACGTGGACCACCTCGGCGTGCGGGTGCCCATCCCGGTGGCCAACGAGGACGTGGCGATTCAGTTCTTTGGGGACGGGGTGCTGACCTTCGACTCCCTGTCCACGTCCCTCGGCCCCTTGGTGAAGCCTTGGGGCGATGGCACTCCCGCAGAGGTGTCGGATGTCACCGTCCTCTACGACGGCGTGCCCGTCACGGTCAGTGCCCTCAACCCCTACACGGGGGTCATCACTCTCGCCGCGCCGATCACGAGCTTTGCGCCCGGGGCGCACACGGTGACGGTGTCCTACACTTGGTTCCCCAGCCCTGTCGAGGGGCTGAAGGGTCTCAACACCAAGGGGCTGACCCTCAACAAGTGGTCCCTGCGACGGGGGCGCAACGCGACCACCACAGTGCTGGAGCCCTCGTCGGGCCTGTACGGGGGCCTCCCCTCGACGCGCTTCCAGATGGGAGTGGCTCTCGGGCGGTATCCCCGACGACTGCCTTCGCTCCAGATTGCACATCGGTTCATCGGGTTTGAGAAGGGCTACACGGCGAGCCTCAACTCCCCGACCACGATGCTGCTCAACCAAGCGCCGGGGAGGGTGTCTGTCCCGTATGCCGTGGCCGACGTGTCGCCCCAGAGCTTCCGCTTTGAGGGCGAGGTCTTCCCGACGTTCCCTTGGGTGGATGTCGGCACTCCGCAGGGGTTCGTCTCGGACGACGGCTACTACACCCTCGTGGACAACAGCCCGACGACGGTGGCGTACTGGAAGAGAGACTTCCCGCTGCCGACCAGCACGAACGTGTCCCTCGCGGCGCGCATCCAAGTCAACAAGGCCAATCCAGACGGGGTGTTCACGGGGGTTGGCTTCGGGTTCCACAACAACCAGCGGTTGTTCTTCGTGGGCGCACTGGAGGTGCCGAACCCGCTGACGGGTGAGGTGCTCCGTCACGTCGGGATTCTCCTCCGACCGGGGGATATCTCCAGCGTGGGCTCTTGGAAGGTGGGGCCGTCCGCAGAGGGACGGGTCCAGCGACCGGAGTTTGGCGCGACGCAGGGGGTGGTGACCGTCCCGACGACCAGCCTCCCGACGCTCCTGTCCGTGGGCGACAAGTTCCAAGTTCTCACGGGGACGCAGACGGGGGTCTACACGGTCGAGGACTTCTATCAGTCGTCCCGCACCGGGCAGACCTTCTTGGTGGTGTCGCCCGTGTTCCCGGCGAATCCCGAACTCTTCGGCAACCGGGACGTGACCCTGTACTTCGACACCCCTTGGGACGAGGGTCTTTCCACATGGCGGATGTACGCGAACACCCGGAGCCAGACGGTCACCGTGGTGTTTGGCGGTGCCTCGGGCTCGACCACCTCGGTCGGCACCGGGATCTTGGCCTCGCCCGCTTACCTCGGTCCCGACATCCTCCCAGAGGGCTTTGGCCGCATGGTCTGGGGCTCCATCGACCGGGCGGCGACCAACGACACGACGTGGGACTTCGTGCGGGTGGCCAGCACCCCTGACGGCGCGTACACCTACGCGCGGGGGACGGTGGTGGACTCGCAGTGGGCCACGGCCACGGTGCGGCTCACGGCGCTCCCGCTCGCGGGGGACACGGTCACCCTCAATGCCTCGGCGGCACCAGTGCTCGGCCCTGTGGTGACGCTCACGGCGGGGACCAACTTCGCGATTGGGTCGTCCCTGACCGCGACCGCAGAGAACTTGGCAGCGGCGATCAACGCCAGTGTGCTCGCGCCCAACTACCTGTCGGCCACCAGCGCCGGGGCGCTCGTCACCATCACCACGAACTCCAGTGGCTCTCCCGGGGCCAGCATCACGGTCACGTCGGTGAGCGCGGGGCGCATGGTGCCCACGGGCTTCACGGGCACGGCCACGGACCCGGAGCACGGGGATTGGTATCTCGCCACGCCCTTCGGGGACACTCGCACCTCGGGTGCCTCGGTGGCGATCACCAGCACGCCCGCCGACGCGGGCCTCGGCACCTACTACGGCTACGGCTACACGGACCCCTTCCTTACCGGGCGGCGCGTCTCGGCCCTCGACGGGAGGTTCACCGTCGCGCGAGACACGGCGGGTGTGGGCGGGAGCACGTTGGTGATGCGGGACACCCACCGTGAGGCTCGGGCGGCGACCCTCCGGTACGAGAACCAAGGCGCGCTCGGCAAGCGCATCCACCGTCTCGACACGGTGTCCCTCGTGGGCTCGGTGCCCTACCACCAACAAGGGTGGGAAGGGAACGCCGGGGGTGCTTTCCCGAACGGCCCGGAGATGCTCCTGACGGGGGACGGGAACAACGCTTGGTCGTTCTACCGCACGCTGGTGCCCTACTACTCACCGTGCGTCGGGCGCTTCTTGGAGTTCCGTGTGGCCCTCACGGACTTCACCTTGGACGGCGCGGGTCGATGCGGGCTCACCTTCGCGGGCACCTTCGGCGGCAACGACGTGTACCTCGACTTCCGTGCGGGGTGCATCGTCCTCTCTCCTGCACCCAACGGAGGGGCGGTGGTGATTGTAACCATCCCGTGGGACGATGGTGCAGCACGGACCTACCGACTCGTCTACAACGTGGGCGCGGCCACGGTGGACCTCTTCATCGAGGGCACCCTCCAAGCCACGGTGCCCATCGGGGCCTTCGGGGCTGGCGCGGGGCAGGTGCAAGTTCTCCATGACGCCCCGGCGGGTGGGTCGTTCAGCGCGTCCCTTCGGAGCGTGTGCTACGGCGGGACGGAGGAAGGGATTCCCAACCTCTTCCGCACGATGGGCCTCTTTCTGGGCGGCGACGAGGCGGACATCAACAACTGGGCGCTCCCCCGCACGGACGGGCTGAACGTCCCGAACAGTGATCCCTCCTCCACCATCACCTCGATGGATTGGTCGGTGCGGTGCTGGGTGCGGCTGTTCATGGACCCGACCTTCGGCGCGACCCTCATTCGCCCGGACATCCCTGCCCCGCCCGGTTACGCGAACGACTTCGCCACGCAGTCGTTGGACCCCACGGCGGGTTGGGTGCGCGTCGAGTACGGGCGACTCCCAAGGGTGACCCCCACGGAGAAGTTTGGGACGGCCCTCTTCGGACCGCTCAACCCCTCGGGCTCGGTGCTCTCCGTCTGGGATGATGTCCGCTACCGTGTGTTCACCAACACGTCCGTGGACTACAGCGCGCCGCAGGGGATGGTGCTGAACCGCTGGAACGTGGTCAACAGCGGCGACTACCTCAAGGACACGACGCCCCAAGAAGTGGTGGTCGCCAGCGTCACGCCGCAGCGGGTGTCCCTCCGTCCCTGTCACATCTTCGCGGATAGGGTGTTTGCCGTGCGAGTGGACGGGGCGACCCTCCCGTTCAACCTCTGGCGGTTCAACAAGGACAGCCAAGAGCTCACGCTCTCGGTGGCTTTGCCCACCCGGAACCACCCGGTGAACGTGGTCTTTGCCCCGGCAAAGCCCGTCACCAATACCTACCTGCAATCTCAGCCCTTCCCTGAGTCGCAGACGATCTTGAACGAGGGGACGCCCACGTTCCAGCAGTCCCAAGCTGGGAGCGCGCCGCCCACGGTGACCCTCCCCACGGATATCGCCTCGACGGCCTCGGGCGACGGTGGGCCGACGCCCGCTCTCCCAGTGCCCGTGGGGACTGCCGTCCCGCTCGACCCCGACTACGCCTTCCGCGACCAGTACCTCGTGCGGCGCTTCGATGACGACCCGGAGTACCTGTACGAGCGGCTGGAGTTCTTTCAGATCGAGGACGGCGGGCAGAGAGGGCGGTTGTCTTCGTACTGCGAGGGCGGTCCCGGCCCGAACGGTTCTTGGGGCGCGACCGAGTTCGCCTTCGCGGGCAGCTACCTCAACGACAACTACGCGGGCATGGGCGCGGTCAGACGTGGGCGCGGCCCCGGCACCTACCGCTACGCCCTGCTCGCGTCGGGCAACGGCTTCGATGGTGGCCCCCTCGGGACGTACTCGTTCATCACGGGGACCGGGACGGTGATCCCGTTCTCGGGCCAAGGGTCACCCACCACCACCAACGCAGAGCCCCGGATGCTCTACGCCGTGGGTCCCTCCGATGGCGTGGTGCGGGGCACCGACGAGGGCACGACCTTCCGCCAGACCCTCTTCGTCCTGCGAACGGGCGCGGCACCGGGAGTGGTCACCGTCTGGGTGGACGGGAGCCAGCAACAGGTGTGGGGCTGAGTCCCAGACGTTTGAGAGTCTATTCCATCACGCCATTGAGGCATCATGAGCAACACTCTCCGTTCCAAGGTCATCCGGCTGGCGCACCAACAGCCCGAACTTCGTCCGCACCTCCTGCCCCTCCTCAAAGAAGCGGCTATTCCGGGGAAGGGTGCCACCTCACCTTGGAAGGTCGGGTATTCTGTGGTCAAGTCGGACGCCAAGGGAACCGGATCGGTCTACGGGACGATCCTCAAGATGACCTCCGCGAAGCCCTTCAAGTCTCTCATCCAGTGGGAAGACGGGTCGAAGGAGGTCGTGGAAACCAACGCCCCCAGCATCCGTGCCTTTCGCGGCAAACCTCCCGTCTGACATCCCCCGCCCCTCGCGGTAGGGTTTCCCGCCTATAACCAGAGGTGGGTATGCGTCACGAGGACAAGTTCAACACGCCCCGGGAGGCCCTCAAGTCGGGCTTCAGCTTCGGCCACACGGACGGAGTGATTTCCCTTCGCGGGACGTACATCATCGAGCTCACGGACGCCGACACGGGCGAGGTGCTGGACCACCGCGAGAAGTCCAACATCGTCACGCTCGACGGTGGCATCCTCGTCGCGATTCTCCTCGCGTCGGGCGCGTCTCCCACCGCCCTGTACCAAGGCGGGTTGACGATGCTCGCCGTGGGCACCGGGGCGACGGGACCGTTGCTCAACCCGGACGCGCCCGACCCCCGGCAACGGCGGCTCAACAGCGAGCTCGCCCGTAAGCCGTTCTCGTCGGTGCAGTTCCGTAGCTCTACGGGCGCGGCGGTGAGCTACCCGACGAACGTGGTGGACTTCACGGCGACCTTCGGGGCCAGCGAGGCCGTGGGTCCGCTCAACGAGATGGGGCTCATCCGGGCTGGGTCCACGAACCCATTGGTGACCAACCCGGTCCCGGCGGTATTCCCGACCTACGATCCGACGATCAACCTCAACCCGGCCCCCGCTGCCCCGCTGGACATCTTGGCGAACTACACAGTCATGGGGGTTCTGGTAAAGCCCGCAAACTCTCTTCTCACGATCTCTTGGCGTCTTACGACGTGATCTCGTGACAAGCCCCACACCATCGGGTAATATGCCAGCATATCATGGATGCTGCCAAAATGCCCCGGTGCAAGGCGTGTGGTGTCGAGGTTGAGGGGTACAAACCCGCGACACGCAACGTGAAGTGCGACGGGTGCCGGAAGGCTCCGTCCCTCCAGAAGCGGGGGAGTCCAGCCACCGACCGTGTCTCCTGCCTCTTGTGCGGGGTGTCTCGACGAATGCTGACACCGCACTTGGCCTCGGCTCACGGGATGACCCGTGATGACTACCTCGCCGCCTATCCCGATGCCCTCACGGACGCCCCGGGAGCTCGCACTCGCTCGGACGCTTGCAAGCAGAAGATGGCCGAGAAGGCGAAGGCAAGGTGGTCCAGTGAGGACGAGCGGAAGATGCAGTCCGCCCGTCTGGTCGAGGCCGCTGGGGCATGGCGCGGGAAGCCGCTAACGGAAGCTCATCGAGAAGCCGTCTCAAGGGGTGGGAAGGGGAAGTCCCATAACCTCACTCCAGAATATCGCGCGGCTCTTGGCCGCAGAGGACGGGTCATCCTTGCAGAAATTCGTTCCAGACCCGACCATTCAGAAAAGCTATCTGACGCCCTTCGCCTTCGATTCTCTGACGGTGCGATGATTGGGATGAGGGACCCAGAGACCCGTCGCAAGAGCCTTGAGTCCCGCATCCGTAACGGCACCCTCGCACCACAAGGTGGTGGGCGTGGCATCTGCGGATTCCGTGCGGGCATCCCGCACTACTGTCGGTCCACGTTCGAGGCGAATTTTGCCCGGGTGCTCCTTCATCTTGCGGTGCCTTACAACTACGAGCCCAAGCTGTTCCATCTCTCGGACGGCAGCTACTACACCCCCGACTTCTACCTACTGGCCCATCACCCGGACGGGATTCCCGCCGGATGGGTAGAGCTCAAGGGGTGGAGGCACGAGGACGGTACGGTCGCAACCCAAGCCAAGATCGACGCCTTCGTGCGGGAGACGGGCCAGCCCGTCACGGTCTTGTCTATGCGTGACCCTTTGTGGGAAGCACTCTCTTCCCGCTATTCGTCGGTGATCGACCGATGGGAAACCCCCGGTAGGAACTTGAAGACCCACCCCCACATTTTCGGCCTACCTAGCCTCGCACCCCTCTTGGAGGGCGTGTGAACAACAAGCTGTACGTCCTCGACACGTCCGTCCTCGTCCACGACCCCGAAGCCCTGCGATCCTTCCGAGACACGTCGGTGGCCATCCCCATCTTCGTGGTGATGGAGCTCGACGACCTCAAGGTGTCGCAGCGCCGAGAGGTGGCGAGCTCTGCGCGGGTGGCCTCGCGGCGCATCGCCCGGATCGTCTCACAGGGAGATGTCAACAGCCCCGATGGGATCGCTGACCCCAAGACCGGGAGCGTGTTCTACGTCGTCGGGCAGGACGAGCACTTTGAGAGTCTGCAAAACACAACTCTCTCCCGCAAGATGGACCTGCTCATCCTCGGGAGTGCGCTGAAGCTCCAAGAGCGGTTCACGAACAAAACCGTGGTGCTGGTCACCAAGGACGTGAACCTCCGCATCCTCGCTGCTGCCAAGGGGGTGAAGGCAGAGGACTACCGGAAAGACCGGGTGGACCCCAACGAGGTGCCCTCTGGCGTCTATGAGCGGTCGTTGCCCAACCCGGATGCCCTTCAGCCTCTCTACGGAGCCGACCCGCCGGATGTAATCGAAAATGTGAACCTCGCCGGGGTGAAGCCCAACGAGTTCATCAAGTTCTTGGAGGGGGACGGCACGCACCGCCTGTTCCGCTGGACGGGCACTGCACTACGTCCAGTGTCTCGCCAGAAAGGACTGAAGTTCGACGCCCGGAACGACGGGCAGCGCATGGCGCTCGACCTCTTGTTCGACCCCAAGGTCCACTTGGTGGTGCTGCTCGGCGCAGCGGGGACAGGCAAGACCCTCATGGCCCTCCAAGCGGGCCTCCAGCAGCTAGATCGCGTCTACGACCGGATCATCCTGTCGAAGCCCGTGGTCCCGATGGGCCGTGACCTCGGGTACCTCCCGGGCTCGGAGAGCGACAAGCTCCACCCGTGGATGATGAGCTTCTTCGACAACCTCGACCAGTTGCTCACCACCGACGCGAAGGAGAACAAGCACCGGGGCGTCAAGGAGAAGAACTGGGAGCAACTGGTCCAATCGGGACAGGTGGAGATCCAGCCCATGCACTCGATCCGTGGGCGGTCGATCCCTCGGGCGTTCCTGCTCTTCGACGAGATCCAGAACGCCACCCCCCACGAGGTGAAGACCGTGGTGTCTCGCGCTGCGAACGGGACCAAGGTGGTCCTGTGTGGCGACCCCTCGCAGATCGACGACCCGTTTCTGGATGCCTTCAGCAACGGGTTGGTACACGCCGCGAAGATGACTCGGGACAGCCCCCTCGCAGGGTCCGTCTACCTTGGTGAGGGCGTCCGCAGCCCCTTGGCAGACCTCGCGGCGAAGTCGCTGTAGGGTCGTGGGCGGCTAGAAAGCCTATCCCCAACCGCTAGGCGAAGGCGACGAGAAATGCCCCTATTCAACCGATATCTCAATCTCCCCGCCGTCCCTTCGTCGGTATCGCGCGACCTCACGCCCGCCGACTACTCGTGGGACACGGTGGTGTACCAAGCGGGGCGTCCGATCCTCGACGCGGAACTCAACCTCGCGCAGGACGCCAGCGAGTACAACCGGGTGCTTCTCTCGGGCTCGGTGCTCCCCTCGGGGTTCATCCGTAGGCAGGGGATCACCTCGGCGCTTGGGGACTACGGATTCAGCCCTGCGTTTCCTGCTGACACCTTCGCCCTCTCTCGGTTGTTGGCCAACGTGGCGGGGATGCCCGTGGTGGTCGAGTACACCAACACCACGACGGCGGGACAGAACCTCATCACGCTCCCCCCGGCAGACCCTTCCTCGGGTCTGCCCCCGGACATCAAGCGCACGGACTTCGTGTTCTTGGAGGTGTGGCGCGCACAGGTGGCACCGTCGCCCCGCGCCTACGGGTATGTCCAGATCGCCAACGCCCCGTTCTCGATTTCTGCGGGGGACACCGTCACCCTCAACACGGGCGCGATTGTTGGCCCCACCGTGACCTTCACAGCGGTCGTGGGTGTGCCGGGGCCGAACCAGTTCCAGATCGGCGCGAACGCGGACGTGACGGGGATCAACCTCGCGGCGGCAATCAATGCCACTGCGCTGTACCCGAACTTCGCCGTGGCGAACGCCCACAGTTCCAGCATCGTCCAAGTGACAGCGGGTGCTGGTGGCGCAGCGGGCAACGGTGTCACCCTCGCGAGGGTGGAAGCAGTGGCGGGCTCCATCGTCCTCTCGGGGCCGAACCTCACGGGGGGTGCCAATCGCCCGAACAAGCCCACGCAGGACACGATCTACCGACACGGCAACGTGAGCTCTCCCTCGGGCGTGGACCTCCCGGACAACTTGGTAGACCCGGCGTTGAACGTGGAGAGCACCCAACGGGTGCAGGTGCAGTACCGCATCCGTGTCTACGGTGACGTGCCGCTCGGGGTGAACCCCAAGACGCAGCCCGATGGGTTCAGCAACATCAGCGTCCTCGCACAGGGCGCTACAGGCGCTCCCGTCGCGGGCTACCCCTTCGTCCCTGCTGACAACACCACCATCAACCTCAACTCGGACGCGACGGCCTACGGGTTCGTGGACGGGGGTCTGTACCTCGCGGGTGATGGCAGTTCTGCGTCGGCCACGGCGCTGGGCACGGCGGACGGGTTCGTGTACGCGATCCCCGTGTGCTTCGCGTTCCGCCGCAACGACGCTTCGGGCACGGGTGGATTCAACCCCGCAGGGAACGCCAACGGGGGCATCTCCCAGACGCACCTTGGTTTCAACAACACGCACCTCGACAGCGCGGGTCCCGTGGCCATCGTGGCGACCAAGTCAGATCGCCCGGACGGTCTGTTCCACGACCTCATCAGTGCGGTGGACATCCTCGACCTTCGTCGGCACGTCACCCCGCCGGGGTACGACTACGCCTCGGAGCTCAAGGTCCAGACCCAATCCCTCCTCGACTCCACCAACCTCACTTGGCAGGTGGACGCCTCGGACATGGGGATCATTGGGAGCGGGTCGGGCGGGCAGTCCACCACCCCGATGGTGTGCGACGAGATCGCCCGCTCAACCGACCCCTCGGCCAACGTGTTTGGCGACCGCATCCGCACGTTCGACCACATCGCGAGACGGTTTGGCTCGCAGCCCGTGGTCGAGCGCGTGATCTTTGAAGTTCTCCCCAACGCGGGGCCGTACCCCCCGGGCTTCGCGGTGACGAACGCAGCGGTCAACCGCTGGACAGAGGGGGACACTGTCACTCTCGACTTTGGCGCGCTCCGTACCTCGTCCCTCCAGAACTGGACCGCCGCCCCGGCGGTAAACACGGTGGCCGGGACGTGGCCCTTGGGGACGCGCGTGACCGACGTGCTGGTGAGCTACCACGACGACGGTCACAGCACCGTCCCGGTAGACCAGACGATCCAGTTCAAGAACATCGTGGGGATCGGGACGGACATCGTCACCATGACCCTCGACGCCAACCCACAGGTGATCAACGTGGTAGGGTCGGGGACAAAGCTCGTGGACACGGTCCTCGGCGGCAACGGTTCGCGGAGGCGACTGTTCATCGAGCTTGAGATCACCTACCCCACGGGCGCGGGGCTCACTCGCACGCCCCGTGCTGCGCTCACCCCCGACACGGGCACGGGTTACGCCCCGTATGACGGCGGGGCGATTGTGCAGTACGACGCGGCACAAAGGCCGACGGAGATGGACGCGACGTGGGTGCCACAGCCCAAGCTCCGGGTGCCGTTCCGTGAGGTGCTGCTGGAGCAGAAGTCCCAGTTGGTGACCGACACCGTCGTCACCCGCAGTCAAACCCTAGTGTATCCGCCTCGGCGCATCCAGACCACCACGGGCCTCACGGTGGGCGGTCTCCCGACGCTGGCCGCATCTCTCGGGAGCTCGGAGCGGAAGGTCACCATCAACCCCGCAGCGGGTCAACAAGTCCCCGTGGTGGTGGTCTACACACCGCAAGACCCGATCCCCGACGCGGGCACGGGGTACCGCCTCGACGTGTACTACCAGACGACCGCGCCCCAGACGTGTGGCGTCCAAGCGGGCGGGGTGCCCACGACGCTCCTCCCGGAGGGCTTGGTGCTGGAACCCCTGTCCGTGTCCAACCAAATCTGGACGGGTCAGACCAGTGCGGGCAGTGCAGAACTCGCCTTCCCCTACGCCGCGCCGCTCGACCCCATCCCCACCCCCAACGTGGGCATTGGGTTCCCGCAGGAGTGGTACTTCGCGGCGACGGCCACGGTGTCCGTGAGTGACTTCAACGCTGCGACGGGCACGCTCACCCTGCACTCGATGGTCCCGATGGACGGGTCGAACCTCATGACCCTCGGGAACGCCGTGGCAGGCAGGGGGACGGCCATCGACGCGGAGTTCCGTGCCTTCTACGACTACGTCAACCACCTCGGGTACAAGCCCACGGCGATGACCCAACCGCTCTCCGGGGCCGTGCGGCACAAGACCTTCACCACCATGCTGGCGCGGGTCAACCCCGCAGTCCCCAGCTTGCTGTTTCGCCCCAGCGAGCTCGTCCTCGTGGTGTTCTCGCGTTTCGCGATCCTCGACGCGGACAACAAGATCATCGTGGCCGACCCTATGGGTGTCCCGACCTCGGTGGTGGCTGTCTATCGCACCAAGAACCTCCTCCTCTCCGCAGGGAACTGACCATGCCGCGCATTGACGACCCCTTGGGAATTCTCACGGGCGGTGGGCTCGCGCCCCCCGGCTCGGTCAGCCCCTCGTCTCTCACTCCCGGTGACGTTGGCGCTCCGTCGAGCTCTCTCGACGCGCACGTCGAGAACCCCACGGGCGCACACCCCGCGACGGCGATCTCGACGCTCAACCTGTACGAGCGGTACTCGGGGGTGAACGTACAGGTGTCCCTCGATGACCTCGCGGCGCTCATTCCTCCTCCAATGGGCGGTGTGGGCAGTGAAGGCGTGGCATGGCTTGGGAGCTCCAACACGGGTGTGCCCGATTGGGGCATCCTCAAGCTCTGGGACGGCATCCTGCCTTTCACGGGCAACGTGGCAGCAGACGCCCGCGCCGTGTATCCCTACTACTACAGGGCACCCATCACGGCTTCTGGCTCGGGAGTGACGGGCACGGGCGTCGAGCCCGCGACGGACCCGACGTTCAACGTGGTGAACGGTCTGTACTCGGGCGGCGGTGAGGGCAAGGTCCACGCTGGCTTCGCCACCCTGTCGATGGGAGGGGTGGGCACTGGTTATCCGACGTGGCGGATTTTCACCTCCATCGCGGACCCTCACGCGGTGGTGTCGGGCATCGTATCCCCCGCCGACCGTGGGGTGCTCGCGCTGGTGAAGTGGCCCACGGGTACCGAACCTGACTTCGGACCCGCTGCGTCCGTCGCGGACATTCAGGCCCGCTGTGTGGCGGCGCTTCTGCTCGGCAAGGGGGTGCTCGACAACGGGTGCGACGGCGAGCCCGGTGGGGTCTTCGTCGAAGCCTCGGGGGGCACCCGCGCTTCGGCGTTGATCACGAACAACACCAACCCCGCTCCGCCGTATACCATCACCCTCGATCTGACGGGGCTTCCCGGTGGACCGCCCGGGCTCGTGACCTTCACGGCGACCGTCGCCGCGCCGACGACCCCCTACGAGTTCCAAGTTCTCGGATCGAACGTCTTCACGTCGGAGAGCCTCGCGGTCGCCCTCAACAACCTGTACTTCCCGACCCTCCTCGTGGCCATCCCCACAGGTGGCGGCACCGTGAAGATCATTCCCGTTGCGACGGGGACCGTGGGCAACTCGATCTCCCTGTCGGACACCGCCCCGCCCGGTGCGTACACGCTGGTCAACGGCGCGGGCGGGGTGGACGCGATCATCAGCCCGTACAACTTCCCGGGTCGCGCGGCGGGGCAGTACAACCTCGACGAGATCCACCTCGGGGCCACGGTCAGCATTGGTGGTGAAGACCCCTTCTTCAACCCCGCAGCGGGGCAGGTGCGACTGCTCACGGACCCCGCAGCGGTGGGTTTCTCTCCCGGGACGGCACCGGGTGGTCTGCCCATCTTCGGCGCGACGGCGAACGCGATTGGGTCAGTGGTCCCGCTGCCGGGTTTCTCGTTCAATGTTGGCGGTGGCACAGCGAGCAACTTCTTCGCGTACCGCCTCCCCTACCTCAAGGACTACTCGGCAACGACGGGCTTGATCTACACGCCCACGGCTGAGAAGGGGCGGTTCACGACGCCCATCGCCCCGGCCAGCGTGGTCACGCTCGACCCCGCTGGGGACTACGACGACTTCACGGCGGACTTCTGGGCCTTCCAGATCGCCCGCTACCGTCACCGCTTCGTGCTGGCGACGGGGGCGGCAATCACTCGCACCGACGACAGCTACGCCCTCGTTCACTTCAAGAAGGAAGCGTACTTCGAGGCGTATGTGCGGGATGGCGTGGTGCCGACGAGCGACCAGTTGTACTCGGTGAACCTCGTGCAATGGACGGGCTCTGCCTTCCCCTACGACATCCTTGAGAACTTGATCACGGCCTCCACGTCACCGGAAGCGTCGGTGGCGAACCCCGTGAACCGCGCGGAAATCGTCGAGGACAACAGCGGCACGGTCACCCCCACCAGCGTCACCTTGGACGTGACCTACGTCACCAACGGCGACACGACCTTCTACTCGGGGGTCGAATACTACGTCCCCATCGACCGCACGACGGCGAACGACCCGGCCTTCGGGATCAACGTGCTCGACCTTGAGGTGATCAACGTCTTCGCGGACAGCTACCGCTCGCACGACGTGATTCCCACGGGAGGCACGCTCTCGGGCGACTCTCGGAAGTACGCGCTCAATCAGAATTTGGCCTTCCTGTCCCTCTCCTCGTTCAGCTACGAGGGCACAGAGAACCCTGCCGTGGGAGGGATCTCTTCGGCGCTCACGGTGTTCTTCAACGGGCTCGGGGAGTACCGTCGCCAGCGGATCGAGTTTGGCTACGCGGACGTGGCGCTTGCCTCGGCGGACGCCTTCGCACCTGTGCCCACAGACCATCTGATCTACAACTTCACGGCGTCGGGGAACGTGCTGAACTCCATCCGGTTCTCGGGAGATGCGGTCACCCCGGCATTCACCACGGACGCCAAGGCGCGGCTGTTCGTGCGTCGGCTGCTGAACGTGGACGGCGTCACGGGCTACCCCCTCCCCTACGCGGGCGGAACGGGTGGCCCTGCACGGGGCTTCACCCTCGCCAATACCACGGGCGATGCGGTGTTGTTCCACTCAATGCGGGAGGACAACACGGCGGCGCTGGTGCCGTATGGCAATCCCGACGACGTAACTCGGGCCACGCTCAATGCCCCCAAGGACGTATCGGAGCGGTTCTTGGACGAGGTCTACCGCTACCCAGAGAACTGGACCCCGCTCAACTTCACTTTTCCCGCCGACGCAACCCAACTCCAAGGGCCGGGGCTTCCCTTCGGACCCGCACCCATCGCTGTGCCCGTGCGCCCGGTGAACGGCGACCCCAACTACCCCGGGTGGTTCTTCCAGAACCTCCACAAGTCGGTGTTGGTCAACGCGGCAGGAAATCTCGGAAACGCCCTACAGGTGGCGGGGCTCCCCGCACGCAACCCTGACTACACGGAAGGTCTGACTTCTCCGTTCCCGTCGCGGGGGGTGCTCATCTACCCGCAGACGAACTACACCTCGGTCTATGTCCCAGTAGGGCCAGACTACTCGGGGCTCACGGGCGACCGGGTATACATCCGCGCGTTCGACGCGGACGCGGCCAACGCGGGCCTATCCACGGTGACCTTCCGCCTGTGGGGCGTGGAGCTCACGGACTTCCAGTACACCGCGCTCACCGCGCCGGGTGCTACGGGCATGGCCGTGATGGTGAAGGTGCCGGGGCTGACGACGTGGATGGACGCGGGGCGGGCAGACGGCACGGGTCCGTCGAAGCAGGACATCGCCCTCGACGGCGCGGGGTGCCTTGTGACCTCCACCGTGGCGACGGACACCGTGTCCCAGATTCGCTACACGGACGTGACGGTGAATCTCTCGCCTGCCGCGCTGTTCATCAACGGCGAGGGCAAGTGCCCGGTGCTGGTGAAGGTCATCATCAAGAACGATGCGGGCGGGGTAGGCAAGGCACTGAACTTCGTGGGAGGCGGCGAAACGGCGGCGACGGACACCCTTCGGGGCCTCGTTGGAATCGAGATCAACCCGTGATCGCTAACGGGTCTATCAAAAGCAAGAAGCAGGAGACCTCACCGTGACCACCCTTCGCACCAAGCTGATTCGTCTCGCACATGAGACGCCCGCCCTTCGCCCACACCTCCTCCCGCTGCTGGACAACGGGAAGGTCGCCGCTGGCCCCTTGAGTTGGCCCGACGGTGACCGCTCTGCCCCTTGGACCCCTTGGGGGCCTGCCCAGTACGGGAAGGAAGCGGCTCGTGGAGTTCGCCTGTACGGGACGGCTGGCCACGGTGGTCTGGCCGTGGCGAAGGGCGTAGCCCAGAAGATGCTCACGGCTGCGGCTACCAAGATGGCCGAGTTCTCCAACGGCTACTACTGGTACGAGGAGGACGTGGCGATCAGCATCCCCCTCTACGAACGCCCGGAGTGGGCTCGCGCTCTGGGGCTTTCGGACAGCCACGACCAACTGGAGAAGAGCATCCGCAGCTACTTCCCCCGGTACTTCGTCATGCTGGAAGCGGGCGTCCAACACGCCAAGCCGCTGAAGCCCGGGATGCTGCTGACGATGCTGAAGCCCGTCTCATACCGTAGCGGTTTCACGCTGAACCCCGGTGACGTGGTGACCGTGCGGGAAGTGAAGGGCCAGAACTTTGTTCTGGACTTCGGCGGCAACCTCTATCAGTTGCCGATGAACTACTACCTCATGGAGAACCCCTACGTCGCGATCAAGTGACGGGCTCGCGCACCCCGTAGACGCGGGGCTTGTCCTCGGGCACCCCGCCGCCGACCCACACCGGGGCGACCCACTTCAGCGACGCCTTTCGCATCGCAGGGTCGATCCTCTCGCCAGCCTCGGTCTTTCGCGGCCCCACCCGGTAGGTATGCCAGTGGCCCCGGCGAATGTGCCCCTTCACGGTGCGGGTGCCCGTGAGGTCTGTGTCGCCGCCCGCGCTCGTTTCGATGGTCGGGCCGATCCACGTCACCCGGTACTTGGGGAGGGCGTCGAGGTCGCGGGCGAGCTTCTTGGCGTCCTTGCCGTTCTTGTGCTTCTTGCGCCCCAGCGCAGTCTCTAGCTCGCGGCGCTTCCCATCGTTGTCGGCGCTCTTGGTCTCACACGACGCGCTGTTGATGTACAGCAGGGTGTTGATCACCACCCGCAGGAACGCCTTGACTATGGCCTTGACCTCCCGCGCGAGCTCCTCGGATTGAGGGATGTTCGCGAGACGGTCACTGATGTTCGCGCCCCGGTTGTCCAGCACCCCGTTCACCCGCGCGTCGAGGTCCATGCGGGTGACGGCGGACTCCAGTTCGATGTTCCGCAGGGTGCCTTCGCGAAGCTCGGCCAAGTCGAGGCGCTTCTCAAGGTCGCCGTCGAGGTCCACCGTCCCGCCGTGGCCCAGACGCATGGAGAACCAGAACGTCGCGTCGTCCGTGGGAAACTGCGACCGCTCGTTCGCCGCGCCCCAGATGAGGACGCTCATCACCCCCGGCTCGGCGGGGTCTTCCATGACGTAGGCACCTTCGACCCGGTGCCACAGGGTGTCACTTCCGCCCCACGCCTTGAGCTTGGACTGCGGGGTGGCGAGGTAGAAGCAGGGGAAGGGGAAACGGATGTGCTCCGCACTCACCTCGGAGAGCGAGGTGTTGGCGAACGCCTCCTGCATCCGTGGCCCCAGCACCACCACTTGCTGCCCTCCGCGCTCGTAAGCGACGGTAGACCGCATCATGTTGTAGGTGGTGCTGTAGGCGCTGACCGTCTGCGCGGGCAGGGGGTTGTCCCCCTGCTTGTTGAAGGGGTCGTGCAGGATCTTCGACTTGATGTCTTCGGGGAACACCCGCAGCGGGTTGCGCGGGTCTTTGCGGATCATCTCGTAGTGAACCACGGGATTGGGGAGGGCGGCGGTCATGGTCTTCATTACGCCCCTCTGGACGTTGGAAGGCCGAGGATACTGACAGGCTAGAAGCCGAGATACTCGATCTCGGCGTCGTCCAGCGTGTGGATCACGGCGCGCGAACGGAGCTCCCCCGTCTTCTCGTCCACGAAGGGCTGGTCGTCCTTGAGGTTGCGGAGGATGAGGTCGAGGCGCTTCACCTCTGCCGTCTCGGAGGTGACGAGCTCCTTCTCGGTCACGAGGTTGGCGATCACCCCAGCGGGCACCACCGTCTCCTTGGTCCGGTTGCCAGAAGAAGTGTTGCTGTTCGGGATCGAGTAGGACATCTTGGCCCCTCCGCCCCGGCGCTGGTCCTGCGAGTACTGCACGATGAGGTCGGACAGGGCCTCGGGGGTGATCTCGTTCTCGCGGGTGATCTTGTCGATGCGGCCCCGGCGCTCCTCGATCTTCGCTCGCACCGCCTCGACCTTGCGGTTCATCGCCTCGCGGATCTGCCCACTCGTGAACTTGTTGTACTGAACTCCACGGAACATGTCGTCTACCTCGTTGAAAGCGCCCATCATGGGTGCTCCTTTCCACGGGTAGTTACGCCCGCCATCGTAGGCGCGCGGGGCCTCGTAGGCGCTTCACCAGCCTCTCGGCCCGCTGGGCATCACCCCGCCCGTCGAACGGCCCGTACACCACCCCAAGCACCCACGGTCGCCATCGTTGGGTGAACCGCGCGCCCCCAGAGAGTTCTCCGTTGTGCTGGCGCACCCTGCGCCCCACGTCGTTGGTGCAGCCGACGTAGGTGACAGCCCGGACGGTGCTGGTGAGGACGTAGACATGCCACACGTCGTTGGTCTCTTTATAGCTGCGAGATGTGAGAGGAATGCCCATGTCAACACTCCGTTCCAAGCTGATCCGTCTGGCCCATCAACAACCCACCCTTCGCCCTCACCTCCTGCCCATCCTCAAGACGGCGGGAGCCATGGAAGGTGTCCTCGTCGGTGACGGGTGGCGTCTGACGTGGGACCGCTACGAGTTCAAGCTGGAGGAGCTCCCGGCCAAGGGGAAGCGCAAGCTCCGCGTGTCCGAGTTGCGGAACCCCTACTTCTCCACGAAGTTCGATGCGTGGATGCCCATCAACCTCATCCGCCACTACGGCAAGATTTCCGCGATGGACTCGTTCGACACGATCAAGGACAAGATCTTCGGCGCGATGACCAGCGAGAAGGTGCTTGCCGACGTGCGAGCCCACGCCACGCCGGGGTACGACCCGATGCGAGACCTCTCTGGCGTGAAGTGGTACGACGACCTCGTGAACTACCTCTCGGTGGTGCCCGAGAACGTCGAGCCCATCACGGTGTACGGCAAGAACTTCTCGGTGAAGGCCGAGTGGCTGGAGTTCAAGTCCTACTCGCCCAACAGCGATTTTGAGCAGTCGGACCCGCACTACACCATCATCAAGTCGTCGTCCGCCACGGCGGCTCGGAAGTTCTACCAGATGCTCACGGCCAGCCCGGACGCGCTGAAGGGCATCTCTTGGGACGACTTCGACGACTGGCTCAAGGCCAACAAGATCAACTACAAGTACGAGTTCTCCGTCTGGCACTGACCCGCCGTTTCCCGCCTTATCCCCCCGCTAGGGTATGTCCCTGTACCCGCAGCCGCCGCTGAACACGATGGTCGTGTCGCCCTTCGGCAAGGGCGTGCTGGACATCCGTTGGGATGACCCATCCCTGATCGGCGCGAACACCGAGTACAACGTGGTGGGCGTGAACGTCTACCGTAGCGAGGCGAGCGACCGGGGGCCGTTCAAGCGGTTGAACAGCTACCCGGTGAGCGCGACGTTCTACCGGGACTTCACCGACGTGGCGCTGGTCTCCAGTGAGGTGATCCCTTGGGAGGGCGGGTGGCAGTCCAAGGGGGACGCGCCAAACGCGGCGCGCTGGACCCTCAAGACCCGCTACCCCATCGCGAAGCCTCGCGCACAGGGGGTGCCCGCGAACTCCCCGGAGGACGTGCTGGTCACCATCGACGGCGTGCCCGCTTGGGTCGGCACCGTGTTTGGCCAGACGGGAGAAATCACTCTCCAGACGCAGGTGGAGATCGACCCGCGCGATGACCGCAACGTGGAATCACCCCTCCCCGGCCCCAACAGCGCCGTGGTGGTCAGCTACTACACCGCCCGGAACGTGCTCTACCCGAACACGATGATCGACCGCAAGCTCTTCTACCGGGTGACCACGGTGGCGGTCGCGGAAGGATCAACCACGGGGTACATCGAGACGCCGTTGGATCAGACGATGCCCGCGTCGGATATGCAGATCGAGCAGCTTGACTACATCTGGCGCGAGGCCATGCGCCGCAACCGCTGGATCTTGGAACAGGGCGGCGAGCGGGTGAAGCTCTTCGTCCAGAAGGTCAGCGGGATGCCCTGCCCTTGCCGCAGCGAGACCGACCCGCAGTCCCGCGCCTACAACAAGCAGCCCAGCAACAGGTGCCGGGTCTGCTACGGGACGGGATTTGTTGGCGGCTTTGAGGGTCCCTACGACATCCTGATGGCCCCGGACGACGCCGAGAAGCGTATCTCGCAGACGCCCAACGGACGGAGAAAAGAGCACAGCTACGAGGTGTGGACGAGCTTCTCGCCCATCATCTCGATGCGCGACTTCGTCCTCAAGCAGAACAACGAGCGGTACAGCGTTGGCCCGGTGCGCCGTCCCACGAACCGTGGCAACGTGATGCAGCAGCACTTCAACATCGCGTACATCGACCCGAACGACATCCGGTACGACGTACCCGTGGAAATCGTGCTGGCGTCGCCCAACCTCCCGTGGCCGCAGACCCGGTACCCCTACCGCCCGTACCGCGAGACGTACGACAAACAGACGGGCGCACCGTGGTCCGTCACGCCCGACGCCGTGTTCCCCATGTCCACCGACAAGGGCAACGTGCCGAACGGAATCCAGATTCGCTCCCGTACGGGTACGGGGGAGAACATCGACTACTGAACAGGTGAACAGTGGACTACAGTTACGACGGGACGTGCGTGCGGGTGATCGACGGCGACACGGTGGTGCTCCGTCTCGCCAAGACCTTCACCCTTGACGTGGACTTCGGCTTCCACGTCAAGGACACGATGGCGCTCACCAAGACTGCTGAAGTCACCTTCCGGCTGAAGGGGATCAACACCCCGGAAGTGACGGGTCCGTCGAGGGCTGTGGGCCTCGCCGCGAAGGCGGCGCTGGAGGGGATGCTCGTCGGGAAGCCCTTACGGGTGACCTCCCACAAGGCCGACAAGTACGGGCGCTGGCTCGCGGACATCTGCGTCCAAGGGGAGACGGTCAGCGTCAACCAGCGGATGATCGACGGGAAGTTCGCCCTGCCGTGGGACGGTAACGGTCCCAAGCCCGTCTAGCCGTTCGACGGCGGGGGCAACGTCCCGTAGGTGAATCGCACGGCGGGGATAGTGCCCCGCCCTTCCCGCAACGCCCGCGCCACACGGTGGTATCCGTCCATCAACCACCCTTCGGGGTGCAGGATGATCGGGTAGGTGAGGTCGGCGTCGTTCACCCGCCCCATCTCGGTTATGACCATCGGGTGCGAGTCATCCCGACAGTGACGTAGCCACCCGTAGGAGAGGGTGACTTCTTCAAGGGTGTCGAGGCGAACCTCGGTCACGGGGAGGCCCTTCGATGCCTCCCACAGGCGGGGAACTACCCAGCTTTCGCGGCAACCGTCGGGAGTCGCCCACGAACAGGTGTGCCCCTCGGACATCAGTCCCACTTCCCCGGCCCGCTGTAGGACATGAGGACTTCTCCGTCCTTGGTGCGCTTGAACACCTTGACCCGCACGCCCAGCGCCCGGGCCAACTGATTGGCGACCACGAGGTCGGATACCTCGTGCAAGAACTTCCCAGCGCGCGTGCGGAGGACGTAGTCTCTTGGCCCGGTTGCAGATCGAAGGCTGGCCACGGTATCTTCATCGAGACTCGCCTCAAAGTCGGGCGGCATGGGTTGTTTAGCCGACTTACTCGGGGGTGTCCGCTTCGCGACCCGTTTTTGAGAGGTCTTCTTGATCGAAGGCTTCTTCGGTGATGCCTTCCGAGAGGTAACTTTCTTCTTGGCCGTCATGGATTCGCAGTAGTCCTTCGAGGCTGACGCCCCCGTCGTGTAGGTCGTTGCCGAAGCGATCCCACCCGGCGACATTACCGCCTCGGGCGAACATCTCTAGGCGGCGCACGTCGGGCTGAAACAGTTGTTCGATACGACGGCGTGCCTCCAAGGGCTTCTCGGAATGCCGCGCGCGGGGGGCCATGATCACCTGCCCGACGCTTTCGTCTACCAACGGTAACGGGCGCTTGATCGGTCGCGTGCTGCCCACCAGCACCAGCTCCGTCGTGGGCTTCACCACCGTGGGGCGGACGCCCTGCCCGTGGATCACCCGCCCGGTGACGGAGGTCTTCACCCACACGAAGGCCACGCCTCGGTAGTGAAATCCCCAACGGACCATGAGGTCCAAAGCGGCGTCGAGCCTCGGGCACGTCGCCCACATAAACATCACGGCCTGTTCGCGACACTTCGCCCGCACGGGCATCGTTGCGAGGTCAGCGTCGGACATCAGCCCGTAGTGCTTCCCGGCGGCACCGTACTTGTCGCCGTCGCCGTAGTAGTACCAGGGCGGGTCGGCATAGATGACATCGTAGGTGCCATCCGGCACGCCGCTGAAGTCGGTGTACAGGCTCACTTCACCATCCTCGGGGGTGTCACCCCGGTCTGCCCTTGGTACTTGCCCTTGCGGTCGGCGTAGGAGGTCTGGCAGGGGGATGCAGACCGCAAGAAGATGAACTGGCACGCCCCCTCGTTGGCGTACAGCTTCGCGGGCAGCGGGGTGGTGTTGCTGAACTCAAGCGTGACGTGACCTTCCCATTCGGGCTCCAGCGGGGTCACGTTCACGATGATCCCGCAGCGGGCATAGGTGGACTTCCCGACGCACACCACCAGCACGTCCCGGGGGATGCGGAACCGTTCGACGGTGCGGCCCAGAACGAAGCTGTGGGGGGGAATGGTGATGGTGTACCCGTCTCGGCCTAGTTGGGCCTTCACGTCCACGAAGCTGCGGTCGTCGAAGTTCTTGGGGTCCACCACCGTGCCGTAGGTGTTCGTGAACACCTTGAAGTCGTCGGATACCCTCGCGTCGTACCCGTAAGAGCTCACCCCGTAGGAGATCACCCGTTGATCGTCGCGCTTCGAGACTTGCGAGCTCTCATAGGGGGTGATCATCCCGGCTTGGGCGAGCGCGGTGATCTCGTGGTCTGGGAGGATGCCGGGAGCGCCCTTGGGGAACTCGACCTTCGCATCGCCGTCCACGGGACGAAAGCGTTCTTTCAGCATCTCCCGCACGTCCTCCAGCTTCGCCACCACTTCATCGCGCGCAGCCTCGTCCGCCTCAAGCTCGTGAAGCGCCCACTCGATCCCCTCAAGGGCGCTCGCCCCGTTGGCATCTTCGGCCTTCAGCACGTTGTCGAGGGCTTCCTGCGCGCACTCCTCAAACGTGCGGTTGCCCATCAAGAACTGCGTGAAGGCGTAGTCCGTAAGCGGGTTGATCTTTTCGGCCCAGTAGCGGATGTCCCTCATCGTCACCTCCACAGCACAAACCACGTCACGCCAAAATAGCCTACCGCCCAAGCGCCTACGACAAGGGGCACGAGATTCCAGAAGTTGACCTCGTCGGGGGGTTCCTCGGTCGGTTCGTCTCGCGTCCAGCCTTCATTCATGCCACCGGGTGCATATAGGCGAGCACCCGTGCCGCGAGCGCATGGGCGCGGCAGTGGACGTACTCACCTTTCACCTCGGCGGGCATCCCGGCCACGAGGATCGTTTCGTCGAAGGTCTTACCGCCCACGGCGACCGTGACGTACAGGGAGTCGGTGTCTCGCTCCTCGGCGCGGATCGTAGCCCCGTGGGGGGTGAGGTGTGCGTCGAGAACGCCTTGGGCCTCTTCGATCAGTGTGCTCACGGTGTCACGTCCTTTGCCTTGGCTTCGATCCAGAACTTGTCCCCACGACGGACGACCTTCTCCCCGGCCTCACGAAGCACCCGGATGTCTCGGCTCAGAGTCCGGTCCGACACGCCCAATTCCTCTGCCGTGCGGTAGAGGCAGATGCGCTCCCCCCGGTCGAGCCGACGCAGGAGGCGGATAGCCCGGAGGGTCTGTTGGCTGGCACCTTTCGGTCGCCCCATCACTTCATCCCCAGCAGGGCGAGGAGGTCGTAGCCGCCCGTGTTCTTGGCGGGGGCCGTTTTCCGGGCGGGCGGTGTGGGTGCCTCTGGGGCCTTGGCCGTAGGTTGTGCAGCCTTGGCAGGAGCTTTCGCAGCGGCCTCCGGTGCCTTCTTCTTGGCCCGGGCCTTCACGGTCGCCTCCGGTGCCTTCCCCTCGGGGGGTGGGGCCAAGACCTGTCGCTCGGGCTCGCGTTTCTGCCCGTCGCGGATCACGGAGGCCATCGCCTCGCCGCACGGGTCACAGTAGTGCGTCCACTCGCAGTCCTCGTCGGAGAACATCTTGAGGGACATCGTGGCGTAGGTGCCATCACGGCAGAGGCGACATTGAGGTGCGTCAGTCATGGCTCGCGCTTCGTGGGGTTGAAACGCCGATGCGCCGAAGTGACACGGCGAACTTTGGCGAGGGGGGGTTCGCCGTTCGCCGCGTCGCTTCGACGCACCGACACTACTGTACCTACAGAACCGTCCCCTCGCCACCACAGGTGGCGCACTCGGGGTCTACCAACATGGGGCCGTCGTCGTAGATGTCTCGATCCGGGTAGCAGTCCGGGCATCCGTGGGTCTGGTTCCAGAGCTCGACCCCGTCCCGGTCAGCATCGTCCACGATGCTGTCGAACGTGGCGCTGTCGAAGGGGTACTGGAGGGTGCGGGGCTCACACGCCTCATCCACACCCTCGCAGTACCCGGTGACCTTCACACCACCGGGGACGAGGTCGAAGATGATCCCGCACTCGGTGTTCTGGTACAGCACGGCTACGATGCCTCTCTCCGTGGCCTCGCAGTCAAGGTGCTTGGCGAGGTCGGTGTGGTCGAGGATCAGCACGGCACCCTCAGTCGGAGGTGATCCTGCACCAGCCTCGCCACACACTCCTCCACGGAGGCGTCCGGGTCGTTGTAACCAGCTTTCGCGAGGAGCTCTCGCAGGAGCTTCTCTTGGGACAGGCTATCTTCCAGATAGGCCGTCATCGCTCGGATGACGTTCTCGTCGTTGGCGTCGGTCATGCCTCACTTACGCTCTCCGTGCGTAATCTCCTGCACCATGCCGCGACCGACACCTTGGACCCCCGAAGACCTAGCTGACCTCCAACGCTTGACGGCCAAGAGGGTGCGGAACCGCAGCTTCAACTGGAAGGCCATCTTCAAGCGGTTCCCACACCGGACCAAGGCGGCGGTCTACAAGAAGTTGAACCTCAACGGGTGGACTGATCCGGCCCTGTGGACGCCCGAAGAAGATCAAGTCCTCCTCGACGGGTGGAACGACCAATCCATGCGGTTGATGCGCCAAGCCCTCCCCAACAGGACTCGCCCTGCCATCTACGAGCGGGCGCACACGTTGGGGCTGCGCGCGGGACCCCCTCAAGGGATGGTGTCAGTGAAGTCCCTCTCGGACGACCCGTCGTGGGGCTACGACTACTACAAGACCCTGCGGATCTTGAAGTTCGCCAGCGTGCAGGTGCGGCGGTTCAGCTACGCCGGGAAGCGGGACGGGGTCCGGTATGTGGACATTGACGACGCCCGCGAAGCTGCCGTGGCTTGGGAGAGGCACATCGCGGACGAGAGGGTGGGAAAAGAGACCACCAAGGAAGCCGCGAAGAGAATCGGCGTGCGCGAGAACACCCTGCGAGCGTGGGTCACTCTGGAGGGGCTGCTCCCACCGTCTGACCCAAGCACGAAGAGGCGGTTCTTTGCCCTGCCAGAGCTCTTCGACCGCATCGCGGCCAAGTATCAATCCCCTGCGGAACGGATGCCCGCTGAGAGGAGCTCGATGAGAACTCTTGGGACGCTCCCGCCCGCCACCAGCACGATCCCGCCAGCGTAGGCACCGGGTCCATCTTGGGGCTTGCCCTCGGCTTGGAGGAGCCCGGTCACGATGCCTGATGACCCATTGGTGATCAGCAACAGTGCTTTCGCCTCGGGCACGGGCACCTGAAACGGCAGGTCGAGCAGGGCATCGAGGCGCTTGATCGTCTCTTGGATCTCCCGCACCCGCTGCTCAAGGAACGAGATGAATCGCAGGACGGCATCCGCCCCGGTCTGCGCGCCCGACAGGATCAGGTTACTGGCCCCCTCCACTTTGTTGAGGATGCTGAGGAGCCGTCCCGTGGGCGCTCGCACGGTAAAGGGCTTGGTGGCCACCCACGAGCCCACGCGCCTCGCGGACTGATTGGACGTGATGCCCAGCACCATCCGCGCCTTCTGGTAGATGCTCTCGGGGATCAGTTGCCGCGCGTACCAGTACTGCGGGCTGGCCTCCAGTGACGGGCCGACCACCGGGGCAGCGTCTACGGACGCCCTGTGATATCGGATGCCGAAGCCTGACTCACTCCATTTCTCGTTGAGTTGGTTCAACACGTCGGCGGGGGTCGTGGCCGAGTAGTACTGCTTGGTGTCGTAGCGGTTCATCGCCAGCGGGGTCACGGGCGTGAGCCCGGACTCCGTGGGCACCGTGAGGGACTCCAGAATCGTGTACCGGAGAGCTTGGTTGTTTCGCGCGTCGGGGGCGTCGGACCACTTCCAATTCACGAGGTCGTGGAGGGTCGTGGACATCGCGTTCAGCACGGACGGGGGGAGAGCCCCCTGCGTGCGGATGTACCTGTCGGCCTGTTCCACGATGCGGGTGTAGATGTCGTCGGTGAACGACGTGGGGGAGATGTTGCGCCGCGAGAAATAGTCCGATGGGTTCTGGATGTTCATCCAGCGGAACACCTCGGTGGCGGCGCTTTCCAGCCCTGTCGGGCGGTAGGTGCGGTCTTGGGTCGCCGGGTCTGGGGGTGCGTTCTCAGTGATGGGGTCGGGAGCCATGAGATCGCTCCGCGACAGCACCAGCACGGCGATGGCCGTCTGGACGGCCTTGGAGTAGAGGTTCTGATTCACGGTGGGGATCGCCACCTCCAGCACCTCGCTCGGGATGCCGAAGTCCGGGTTCCCGATGGGAGGTTCAGCGTTGCCCGACGTGCAGACGATGTTCACCAGCACGGCGTTGTCGTCGTGACGGGCACGCGGGGTCCACCGGGCTTGGGTGTAGTTGGTCTCGGTGATGCGCCCTGTGACAGGGGTGACCCGGACGTACACGGTCTGCGGGTCTTGGGCGAGCGCCGTGTCCATGCGCCCGTTGACGATGGGGCAGAACTTGGGGAGCTCCTCTTTCTTGAGCTCAAACGAGTAGTTCGCCCCGGCCACCATCTGCGTGAACACAGACCGCTCGGGGACGAAGAACGCCCGTTGGTTGTAGTACGTCCTGCCATCCGCGCTCTTGCCGAAGGCTTTGATGATGGGCTCGGGCGCGGAGGGGTCGAGGTAGAAATAGAGCGGGGTGTTACCCGCCGGGAGGGTGCCACTCCCGGGGGTGTAGCCATCTGGCCAAGCCACCTCGGGGAGGATCTCGATGGTGTCCTCGCCGCCGAAGATCGTGAGGCTCTGGCCCGTCGAGCCTTTGAGGTACTGCCCCGTGGTGTAGGCTTGGGCGTTGTCAGCCGCGCCGGGGACGGTGCTCCCGGTGCCCGCCGTGGCGGGGGCGATCCAGCCCGTTTGGAACCCCTTGGCGTAGCAGGACACTTCGACAATGTAGCCCGACGACGGGGGCTGTGGGCTCGGGTCTTGGTCGGAGCCCCCGGGCGCGGGGGCGCTGTTCCAGACCACCTTGATCTTGGAATCCCCCTTGAGGGCTGCGAGCACGAGGGCGGGGTCGCTCGACTGCGGTGACGTGTACTCCGCACGGAGGTTCGCCGCGATGGGCAGGGACGGGCTCGCCCCGCTCGGGGTGTACCCGAAGAGCGAGGCAATGGCCTCAATGGCTTGGGCGAGCTTGTCGAAGACCTTGCGGTCAAAGATCTGGTTTTTGAAGAAGAGCTCGTAGTCGGGCACCCCGACGTAGACGAACATCGCGATGACGGTGGTGCTCTCGGAAAAGTTGGGGCGGTTGGGGTCGTTGCGGTCATTGAGCCGCGTGAGCATCCGGCGCTCCCAGCCGTCGTACCCGCCCTTGATGTTGGCCTTGTTCGCCCGAAGAAGTCGGAGATCGTCGAGGTTCGCGTACAGGCCCACGTTGAGGAGGTCTTGGGCGATGCCCCGCAACAGGGCCAAGAGCTCGTTGACCGCTGCGCGGGCCAGATTGAGATTGCTGGTGACGAAGGTCTTGGCGATCTGCGCGATCTGCAACCCAATGTCGAGGGTCGCGTTGATGAGCTCCAGCACGCCCTTGAGAGCGTCAACGACCGCGACGACTTCCTCAGAGACAAGCTGAAACTCCAGCCCACCCCATGTAGCGACGGTGTTCTCTTCGGCCATTGGGCTACTCTGGCTCGCCTACAGAGCCGTTATCAAGGAGCAGACAGAGCATCTCAGCCGACGTGTGGGACTCGTCCATGTGCCCTTGGAGGGTGTCGAGACTCACACCTGACGTGATGGCTGCTTGGAACGCCTCGGTGGCGAGTTGGAAGTCCTCGACGCGCCCCGATAGCAGGAACGAAAAGTACCTGTCCGGGAAGCTCACACCCCACCACCGTTCTTGGCGCGCTCTAGCTGTTCATGGGCGGCGTCGATCTTCGCGAGGGTGTCATCGAGCTCGGCACGGAGGTGGTCACGAATCTTCTCCAGCGCAGCACGTTGCTCGCGCACATGGGGGAGCGTGTTGGGGTCCACGGGCTTGAGGTTGAGCCATACGGCCCCGCCCTCGGGGGGGACATCAATCCCGATGGCTCTCAATTGTTCCAGCACTTTGGGGTCGATCACGGCAGCTTCTCCACGGACTCTACAGCCGCGAGAGCTTGCTCGGCTTCCGCCCTGCGCTTGGGGAGCTCGGCGTCGAAACGTCGGATGCTCTCCAGCGTCCCGGTCACCCGGTTCACCCGGAGGTCCAGCCACGAGTACCGGGTGCGCCGCAGCTTGTCGCGCCCGTCGAGGGCTTCATTCACCCGGTCCACCAGCACGGGACGCCCGACGCCGTTGGCGAAGTTGGCGTAGTCCGTGGCAGAAATGCCATAGGGCGGGGTGAGCGTGTCCAGACGGAAGTCCAGACACCAGAAGCGACGGTCGAGGATGGAGAGACAGTCCCGCACGTTGGCGAACGGGGACACCGCCCAGTTGCCGACGATCCCGAAGAGGTACGGGTTGGTGAGCAGCCCCAGCCCGCTCTCAGGGTCGGTGGTCGTCCCAAGGTCGGTGATGTGACGATCCCGCTGGAAAATGAAGTACGTCCCGTACTTGAACCGCACCGTGCGGATCTCTTCCGCCCAAGACAGCATTCTCTCTCGCATGGCGAGGATGAGCTCGACGGTCTCCGGGGAGAGCAGGGTGGTAGGGCGGATCACCCGGTACGCGAAAGGCTCGATGCTGGCGTACCCGGTGAACTTGTTGGACCCGTTCGCCGGGGCGGTGACGCGGAGGTCCATCTGCCCCTCGTTGGCCCCGCCGGAACCGAGGGAGCCGTGGATGGTGGGATAGATGGCGTACTCGCTGCCCGCTGGGCCGAACACCACGTCGCCTCCGACGTTGCCCGCGAGGTTGCCGATGGCTTGGACGGTGAGCGTCGTCGTGGTGACATCCGTGACTTTGAAGTAGCCCCGGTTGTCGTCGGCCACCACGGGACTGCCCGCTGTGTACGCGGGTGCCCCACGCGCCGGGACGCTGTTGTCTCCGTAGGGGCGGCGACCGAATTGGACGGGCGAGGCGGGTCCGGTCGTGCCTTCCAGACGGCCAGCGGGATCGACCAGCAGGATGTCATCTTTCTTGACGCCAAAGTCGGTGAAGTTCACCCCTGCGTCGGTGAGGATGTTGGTGGTGGTGACCCTCCCGCCCGTCTGCGTTGGTGGCGTGTAGTTCACCGGGCGGTTGACGACCACCCGGTCCGTCGCGTACCCGAGAAGTTCTTCGTTGGACTGCTCGTGGGGGACGGGCGGAACCTTCAGGTACACCTCAAAGCGGTCCCCGGGGTTCACCGTCACCTTGCGGGACAGAGTGAGGGTGAGCGCGCCCGTGACCTTCACCACCTCTGCCCGTGCGGTGATCACCCCCGAAGCGTTGATGAACCGCACCTCGTCGCCGGGGTTCACGTTCACGAGCTTGCTGGTGAAGTCGCCCAGTTGGGTTGCTGACGTTCCGCCTGTTACGGTCGGGGGCACGTCTCCGTTGACAGGGAGAGCGGTGAGGATGCTGTACCCGCCCGAAGAGATGACCGTGGCGACGATGCCGCGACGGATCTCGTAGCAGTAGCGAAGGGACTGAAGGGCTGCGCCGAAGTCGTTGCCGAGGGCGTGGAAGCGCCGGGGGCGGCGCACTTCGATCTCCGTGGCTTCGATCTGGTAGTCACCGGGGGCGGGGGCCGGGAAGTAGTCGGCCAGCCGTCGCGTGCCCACCTGACCCGCGGCGAGAGAGTTCCCGGCGTCCACCACGTTGACATCGCCCGAGGCCATGTCGTTGGTGTCCCGTGGGAAGGACGGCTCGACGTAGATGCCCGCTGCGCCCGAGTAGTCAATCGCCCAGCGGTCACCCGGGAGGATGCACTGCGTGCCCGTGGGCACGAAGGGTGCGCCCACGGGCTTGTGGAGGCTCTCCCACTGCGGGGTGGTGAGGTCGATCTCGATCCCACCGGGCACTTCGTCGTACACGGCGAGGTCGAGGGAGGTCACGAACGACGCGCTACTCACCTTCAACCGCTGGTACACGGATACGGTCGAGCCCGGTCCCGTCAGGTCACCCGAAACGTCGGCGTTCCATGTGTAGGTAACACCGCTCACGTCGCGGGACACGCGCAGTTGACGGATGCCAAACACTGAGATGGGGGCGGCGACGCTGGTATACCCCGGAAGGTTCGCGGGGATGGCGTCGCTGTGGGGGGCCATCGGGAGGAGGGTGAAGCCAGAGACCTTCATGCCCGCCGCGACAATGTTGTTGAACTGCGCGGCGGTGAGGATCGCCCCCAGCGCGTCTTGGAAGTTCGCCAGCCCCGAGAACTTCTTGGTCGAAGGGTCGAAGCTGGTGTAGTCGGCGCTCACCACGGAGTCTTGAAACACCGCCGTAACGGTGCTGTTCAGCCCCGATTCGTTCGCGATCACATACACCCTCCCCGTGGCCGGGAAGACGTGTGTCTGGGTCACCGGGGCATCGAGCCACCCGCTGATCGCAGGTAGCTGGGCGATGTCCGACACGGCGAGGGTGAGCGTCCCGAGGTTGAACCCCGTCACCGTGGGAAAGGTGAAGGGCATCCAGCCGTCACCGTAGGCACCGTTGGTGTCCGGGGTGGTGAAGGTCTCGCGGGTCTCGTAGGTGAACCCCAGTGTAGGGACCAGCACGGCGCGGACGAGGTGCGTGCCCGCCTTGGTATTGGCCCTTGGCAGCGGGTAGGAAAGGCTGGAGTTCTTGGCGGTGACGATATCCCCCGGGAGGACCCGGGACATCAGCCCGCGCGTCACCGCTGCGGTGTCCACCACGAACCTGTCCACGATGCGCGGCGCGAAGTTGACCAGTGACGTATACGGGGGGTTGTCCACACGGTCGGAGAGGGCGTCCGTCAGCAGGATCGGGCCGCTCTCGTCTTGGCGAGACGAGGGGGCGGCGCTGTAGGTCACGTCCGTCCCGTTGATCGGGGTGTTCCCGTGCCCCTCGTAGGCCATCACCTTGAGGGTGCCGACGCCGGGGGCTGTGAACGTGCCCACCCCGTAGGGGGTGATACCCGCACGGGGGGCGAAGGTGAGGGCCGTGCCGCCGTTCACTTCTGTGATCTCGTTCAGCGTCGAGAAGGCCGATGTGATTCCCAAGGTCGAGTCGAAGATGCCCGCCTCAAAGCCACGGGTGGTGAGGCGGCACTCGATGGAGGTGCCCCCCGGGGTGGTCGCCCCTCGCGCCCGTGCCGTGCGGGTGTCGATGGGGCCGTACAGGGTGAGGCGGTCGTCACCGACGTACAGGGTCTCCGTCCCACCCGATACTGAGTTCCCCGAGTCAGCATCGATGCCGACGTTCATCGGCCCGATCTCGGTCACCCCCGGTGCGGGTGTGGTGGGGGTGCCGAAGGCAGGGAAGTTGAAGAAGGGAGCCCCGGTATCCACCACGATCTGCTGGGTGAGGAAGTACGCGGTGCCGCCTTGGGGGGTTGTGCCGTTGTCTCCCGATACGCTGAACCCGCACAGGGTGATGTTGGGGTTCTGAGAGGTGAGTTCCAGCACCACGCTGGAAGCCGTCACGAGATTCCCAGTCGAGTTCTTGGTGAGCTTCAGCCGGATCTTGTTGGGCTTGTTGCCCACCGTGAAGTAGTCGTTGAACCCGCCCACGGGTGTCGGCAGCACCCCACCGCCCGTGCCGTTGTCGAACACCATCTCCGAGGTGGGGACACCCGTGAGCGTGAAGGTCGTGCGGACGTTGGGGGCGATGACGTTGGTGTCTTCCTTCACCGTCATGCCCGTGAGGTACGAGGGGTCAATCCACGCTTGGATGTTCTCCACGAGGACCGAAGACCCTGCACCGGGAGACGTGCGGGTCACGAACCGGGGCGGTTCAATGACGTTCGCCGCGTAGTTCACCGCGCCCACGGTGCGGATGCCCGTCGCCCCGGCAGGGAACGATCCCCCGCCCGTCCCTTCTTGGACGTACACGATGTCGTAGGGCTTCACGTCACCCGTGCCCGTGTGGGAGACGTACCCGGGGTTGAGCGCCACCGTCCCCTTGAGGGTCGCAGGATTGGTCGGGTCGGTGGCCGAGACAAAGCCACCGTTGCCGAGGATCTCGTCGGGGTAGACGGCCTCGACCGAGTAGTCGGCAAATCCGGTGGGCGCAGGGTTGCCCACGGGCGGGTTGGGGGATTCCGCGCCGACGACCGCGATGCCCAGCGGGAAGGTGTCCCCCAGCACGGAAAGCTCCGTGGGGCCGATCTGGTAGTAGGGCAGGGAGTAGTCGCCCGAGTCGAGACGGGACAGCCCCCGCAGGGCGGGGATGTTCGACGGAGAGACATCCCCGTTCTGGAAGGTCACCCGCGCTTGGAGGTTGCGGAGGGGCGAGGGCGGTCGCTGCCCGGTGATTTCTTTCAGCCCGAAGATCGTCGGGTCGCTGAACGACGGCAGGGTTGCGTCCACCAGTGCGCCCGCGCGCCCGTCGAGGTCCACGTCGGTCCCCACCCGGTAGCCCGGGAGGCTGGCCGTGAAGGTCTGGAGTTGCGTCGGGGTGAGCGCCGACGCGGGGGGCGAGGCGATGGCGGTGAAGGCCCCGGTGGTGGGCACCACGAAGAGGGTGTCGCCGCGTTCCGCCGTGAGGGTCGTGCCCGTGTTGCCCGAGGTGAGCCGCACCAAGGTCGCGGGGTTGAGGACCGGGACGAAGTTGTTCGCGGCGCTGTAGCTCTTGACCGTGAGGTAACACCCTTGAATGACCGAGTCCACGAACACGCCGGGGAACACCGGGTTGCCGTTGACGGTCACCGTCGCGCCCGTCCACCCCACGGAGTACCCCGTGCCATCGGGGGTGCCGAGGGCTAGCTGGTCGCCGGGGTTGAACGGCGGGGTGTGGAGGTCGGGGTCGCCGCTGGTCAGGTCGTACAGGCCCGAGATGCCCGCTCCTGCCACGAGCTTCGCCGTGTCGGGCTGGCCGTTGGGGAGCAGCGGGAACTTGTCGAGCGGGAGCACCGTGGCGACAAACACAGGACGCCCGGAGGCACCCGGAACACCCGAGACTCCGTTGGGGTAGTAGGCGAGGATGCGCGCCCGCGCGAGGCGGTCTTGGACCGTCGCGCCCAGCACCGACGTGATGTTCCCGCGCACGGGGTTGGCCAACCGCGCGATGGAGTTCCCCGTGGTGGACTGAAACGAGATGGACGGGGGACTCCCGAAGAGGTCGAGGTCCAGCTTCCCGTAGCTGTACACCCCTACGGAGCCCGTGGTCGGGTTGTAACCAATGCCGGGGTCGGTGGTGGTGAAAGCGTCGGCCCTCTCAGGGAACAGCCGCGAGAAGGCCGAAGGCTGGGACAGCCCCCGGTACACCCCGTAGGAGGTGACCTTGAACCGGATGATGCCCGAGAGGGCCACGGTGGTGCCCGTGAGCCCGTTGAGCACCACGTCGTCCACGTCGTTCTTGATGGCTCGGTACTGAAGGCCCTGTAGCTGGCCGAGGGCGCTCGCGGACAGGGCGGTCCCGGTGAGCGCCCCGCCCGTGAGGCTCGCGCCGTAGGGGCTGACGATGGGGTCGCTTGGGAGAAGTGCGATGGGCGAGGTGCGGAAGCCGTTCCAGACTTCGTTCCAGACGTTGCGGGGATTGACCGCCCCGGTGATCCCGTCCTCGTACCCCGGCGGCGTCCACTTGTCCCCCATCCCCATCCAGAGACGGAGCTTGCCATCGCGGTCGCCCACGGGGTTGCCGTTGATGGTCTCAAGCACCTGCTCAAACGAGGTGATGATCCCGTTGTAGTAGCGAAGGAAAGTACGGGTGACCCGGTCGCGGGACACCAAGTCTTGGCGCTCCGACACCAAGCCCGCCGTGCCCTGCGTGGACGGGGAGTTCTTGGGGAACCCACCCACCGAGGGGTTCGTGCCCGCTGCTTTGCGGGTGACCCCTTGCACGATGCTCCGCGCCGTCTCCGTGATGTACGAGGGAAGCGGTAGCGACCGGGCATAGAAGCTGTCGGGCGAGTCGAAGGTGTAGGTGGCAGTGAGGGTGGCCCCCAGCCTTCCGTTGGCCTCGCTGGGCGGGTCGATGAAGCCCGCGCTCGCCGCCACCCGGGGGTACTGCACCACGCCTTGGAAGACGAACGGGGCGAGGGTGTCCTGCACGGTGCGGTAGAACCGCAGGGACGCGCCCGTGGGCATTCCCGTCTGTCGGGGCTCCAGAAGTGTGAGCGTGCCCGCCGTCTGGTCGATTTGGTAGTCTCGACCTTCCGTGAGGGTCACACCCGGCGCGGTCCCCTCGCACAGGACGACCTCGTAGGGCTCGGTGCCGACGAGGCTCCCTGCGCCGATGAAGGTGGTCGCGCCCACGGGGTAGATCGGGCGCACGGAGATGCGGACGGTGCTGGTCGGCAGGGTGCTGGTCCACACCATCTGCACGGGCGAGGGTGACCCGAGGGTGATGTCGGTGAAGGCACCCTCCACGAAGTCACTCTTGGCGACGAGGAAGGGAATCCCGAAGAGCTCGATGACGTGACCCGTGACGGCGTACTTCGTCAGGTCACCCTCAAAGCGCACGACGTTCTGGCCCTTGGTGACGGGCTGGAACTTGGGCACGCTGGCGAGCCCATAGGCATCCGTGAGCTTGGGGAGCAGACCGTTCGCAGCCACGGTCACCACTCCATTCACCAACGGAGTGATCGCCCGATCTGTAACGAGATTGACGGGCGGATCTGAAGGAGCGAGCGAGCCCACGTCCCGGGTGGGGGCGGGGTAGATCTCAACCTTCGTCTTCGTCGTGCCGTTGTAAGCGGCGCTCTGGATGTAGGTGAGGTAGTTGCCCAGACGGAGAATCCGACCCGACGTGAGCTCCGAGGTTCGGTTGCCCTTGAGGTCGAAGGACGTGGTGTTCGCCCTCAACTGGAACGGGGGCCTCCACACCGGACCCTTGGAGACCGTGTAGCTGGTCTCCCCGCCCGTGGCCTCGTACACGGCATAGGTGATGAGCACCCGCGTGGCCGGGTCGAGCACGGACTTCACGAGCGTGAAGGTGTTGTCAGAGAAGTTGAAGTTGACGCCCTTGGGCACCCCGTAGGACACGAGGTTGGCGTTGACGAGCACCGAGGGCTCCACGTCGGTGTCCACGGTGCGCCCACCCGCGTTGAACGAGTAGACCTGTTGGTTGACCCGCGTGGCCGTCTCGCGACGGATGAACACCGGGAGGAACTCGGTTACAACCTCCGGGGTGGTCGCGTTGGGGTAGGGAAGGCCCGAGTCGGGCTTGGCGCGGGTGTAGGTCACCTCGACGAGTTGGCCCGCCTTCACCGGGCGCTGGAGGGTGAACGACCCGAGGATCGGGTTGAGGAACACCTCCTCGTAGGTCTGGAGATCCACGAGGTAGACGGTGCTGCCTGTGTTGGCCGCGATGTCCGTGGCGCTGAGACCCACGGCACCCGTGAAGGGCGAGATCTCACCCGTGCCTTGGGAGATGTTGGCGGGGTTGAGGACTTCCTGTCGGTAGACCACCGTGGCGGATTGGTAGTCCGCCTCCACGGTGGCCCCAAACCCAAGCTCGCCCGTGGTGGTGAGGTACTCGATCTGGTTCGCCGGGATCGTGGGCGAAAAGCTCGCGACGGGCAGGAGGTCCACCCCGTTCACGAACACCTTGGTGCCTACCACTACGGAGAACTTGTCCGTGGCGAACCGGGGGTTGGTGGTCGGGACGAACAGCGATCCGTTGGCAAGCGCCCCAAGTTCGGTGCTGGTGAGCACCGTCAGTTGCGAGGTGGTCGTCCCGGTCGTCCCGAAGCGGACGGTCAGCACCCTCCCCGACGTGGCCGTGGGGAGGTCCACCGTGTCGAGCGTGCCGCCCGCCGTGCCGAGGGACGTGTACAGGCGCACCTTGAAGGTCTCGCCTCCGAGGTGGTTGAACTCCGTGAACACGGCGTCCGCGAGGATCGAGGGGTCGATCTTGGTGGGGTCCGTGTAGTTCACCCCACGGTAGAGCTCCCACGACACGTTCCCGGTCGAGGCCACGGGGAACGGGTTCACCACGGTGAGGGTGGTGGGCGTGGACGATGCCACGGTGTACGAGCCTGTGGAGCCTCCCGAGGTCACCTTCAGTCGGTCGCCCACTTGGGCGATGGTGGTGAAGTCCACCGAGGTGTCCGTGAGGGTGGAGCCCGTGACGCTCCCACGGTAGCCGTTGAGAACCTCTGGCCCGACGCGGTCGATGAGCAGCGCCGTGCCCGACCCCTCTGGCACCAAGAAATCTGTCCCGAGGGTGAGGGACTGCGCCGCCCCGCCCTTGGCCGACACCTTGAGGTACCCGTCCATCGCGGGGTAGAACGTACTGGGCACTACCCCCGCGTTGCCAAGGTCAATGGCCGACACGGGCGACTGCACCTGCCCCGCGAAGCTGAAGTTGGACAGCCAAGCGAAGCGGGACTGATCGAACTGGTAGACGGCGTCCTTCCACGGCTTGACCGTGGTGCTCAGTCGCACCGTGTTCGGTGAGGCCACCCCGGACAGGGCGAAGAACTCACCGTCGTCGTAGCCCGCGATGTCCTCGCGCGGAGGATAATCGAGGAGTTGGTAGGGGACGGAGGAGAGAGATTCGGACAGGGACACGTCGGTCACCCGGTAGGTGGCGCGCACGTCCGTGGCGGGCTGCGATCCGTCCAAGTTGTTGGGGCTGCGGGAGACACCCAAGGACAGGCCCGTGTCCGCGAGCCAGTTGGGGTCCGTGGCGTCCTTGGTGCCCGCGCTGGGGTTGCTCACCCGCCACCCGGGCGGGAAGCCCATCACCCGGCACCCGGTCTCGTTGAAGCCCACGGCCACCGCGCCCGACGCATTGGGGGCGGCGATGTACAGGTAGCCAGAGAGAACTCCAGCGAAGCCACCTGCGCCCATGATGGCGTTGAGGGCCGTCGCCACCGTGGCAGCGGGGATGTCGGTGCCAGCAGCGGGGGAGAAGGTGAAGGTCACCCCGTCCACCGAGAAGGTGAAGGTCTCCGTGCCCGCGAAGGTGAAGGTGTCCCGCACCCTTGAGAACACCCTCGCCGTGTCCGGGTACTGCGCGGGCGTCACGACAGCTTGGACGAAGTACACCGTCTTGCCGACGAGCGTCTGAGCGAGGGCGTAGCCCACTCGCACGCGCCCCGTGTCGAGGGAGACATACGCCGTGTCCAGCGGGAGGGAGAAGAGATCCGTGGGGAGGTCTGCGTCGAGGTTGACCGGGACGAGCTTCGCGATGCGCCCCGCGTCCGTGTACAGGTAGGCGTCACCGAAGCCGGGGGTGAGCGCGTTCACCAAGCCCGACGCGCCGGGTCGGTAGGTCACCGGGAGGGCGGGGTCGGGAGTGTTGCCCGTCCCATCGGGCACCCGAAGGAGTCCCGAGATGCCCGTGCCGGGAAGCCCCACGGCGGCGGGAATGAGGTAGTCGTTGCCCGAAGGGGTGAGGGAGACGGGAGCTTGGACCGACTGCGGGTAGCGGTTGAGGGCGATGCCGTCGTACCGAAGGCTCGCATTGAGGTACGCCGGGTCGAACAGCAGCGAAGCAGGGTTGGCCTTCAGCGGGGTGTTGGGGTCGAGCTTCACGCGCCCCGTGGACAGGGCCACACCTGCACTCCCGAGGGGGACCGTGAGCGCCGCGAGGTCAGTCTCGTTGTTGACCGTGACGACGGTGAGGGGTGCCCGTTGACCAACACGGAGGACGGGTCGGTCGAGGGGGCCGGGGACGGGGGCGGTGTACCAAGAACCGTCCACCAAGGGGCCGACGACCCCGTCGTTCTTGGCCGAGAAATCCCTTGGGGAGTACCAGAGGGTCTCACCCTCGTGGTCGGCAACGAACGCCGGGTTCCATACGATCTTCCCCGAGTTGTTGCCCATCACGCCCGCGAGGGCCGGGGACACGGAGTTGAAGTTGTAGCTGGGGGTCGCCACGTCGTCGGTGACGACCTTCACGCCGCTGTACGAAACCCCCGTCACCACGGGGTAAGAAGCCTCGTCGGGAGAGCTCCCAAGGCGCAGCATGGCGTACTCGCCCACGGTGTTCGTGCCCGGGAGGTAGTCGTCCACGGGGGTGGTGGGGATGGGCGACAGGGTGTACCGGGAGCCCGCCGACGACAGCAGCTTCCCGAGGTCCTTGACTGCCCCGCCCTTGTAGGGCTCCCACTTGCGGTGCGCCGCGTTCCAGCCGAAGCGCGTCGCACTGGGATCGTTGCGCGTCCAGTTGAAGGTCGCGGGGCCGACAATGTACGTCGCCCGGAAGGCGTCCCCCCGCGAGGCGCTTGCCACGAGGGTGTTGAGGCTGATCGTGCCTGACGTGGAATCAAACGTGAAGCCACCGGGGGCTGTAACGAACAAAGTCGTCCCGCCCTGCTTGAACTCAAGGGCGGTGACCGAGACGATGTTCGCCCCGCCGTTGTCGGTGACCACCAGACGTGACGTGCCGTCTTTGTACGCGCCGACCGTGAGCGTGCCCGTAGGGATGGCGACCGTCCCATCGGTGGATACGGTGCCGGGGGCGACGGTCAGCGGTCCCGAGGTGTTCGCCCAGAGCAAATACTCAACGGTCTGCCCGCTTTCACTCAGCGTGGCGCGGTACCGAGCACCGTTGATGTCCGTGGCCGTCGCCGTGGGGTACGTCGGGGTGGTGGAAGTGAACACCGCACGGGACACGCCCGAGGAGACCTCCCCCGTGGTGTCGGCGTTGCTGGTCGAGGCGCGTGCGCCCGGGAGTACCTGACCGTCGAAGTTGCCCATCGCGTTACCTTACGCCGTGGGATCGGAGCGTAACCGTGCTCATGCCGCGAGCGACGACATCACACACGGTCCCGACACCGCGCCACGCCTACACATGGGAAGGGGTGATGGCCGAGGTCGCCCGCAGGGAATTCCCGCTGGACCTCCTTGAGGCCAAAGTCATCAGCAGCCCTCTGTTGGAGGGCGAGTTCTTGGTGCCGAGGAAGCACTACGAACGCGAGATCAACTGGCTGGTCGAAACCCAGCACTACGGGAACGCCGCCCCACAATGGATGCGCCGAGGCTGCACGACCACGGCTTATCTCCTCTCGGAGGCCAAGACTCTGAAGCACCAAGTCGAGGTGCTTCTGGGTGCCCTCTCGCACGACAGATACGATCTCAGCAGTTCCCACCCTAAGCCATCCGGGTGGCCCGCCCTCTGCGAAGTGGCCGCTGCCGCGAGGGCGGGAGGGCTTCTGGAAGGGCACGGGGGGTGGCACCATGCCTCAAAGGGGGCCACGCTGGAATTCAGCGCGACATACTACGAGCCCCCGGTGGATGCTGAACGGTGCGCCCGACTGATCCACGCCCTCGCCAGTTACCTCGCCCTCAACTACATCTTGGTCACGGTCAAGCCAGAAGTCCTCTGACGGTCACACGGGAACTGAGGTGGACACCCCCACCGACGAGCTTGGCCCGAGCGGCCCGGTAGGGGCGACTGCACCGAGTCCCGTGCCCGTGATCACCACGGTGGCAATGCCCGCTGCGAGGGCATCGTAGAAGACGGGCACGGTCGATCCCGTCCCACCTTGGGCGGCGCACAGGGCGCTGTGGGCGGTGCGGAGAACTTGGGCGAGGGCGGGGATGTTGGCGCTAACCACCCGAGACACGTCCGTGCCCGTCCCCACGCCTGTACTCACCCCAGCGTAGGTGAGTCCCGCCAGCCCGCTGTTGAGCCCCGCCGAGAGGGTGGTGGCGAGGGCGGGCGCGTTCGGTCCCGGAAGCGCAGACATCGCTGCCAGCACCAGCGGGGGTGTCCCGGCGAAGGCGAGAGCACCTGTGACGGTGCCCGCTCCTACCACACCCGTGGTGACACCCGTGAGGGTCACGCCCGTGGGCAACCACGTCACCGTGGCATTGGCGATGGCTTGGCAGAGGAGGTCGAAGGCAGGACCGCCGGGGAATGGCGCGGAGGTACGAAGCGCGGCGGCGATGACGGTGGGGGGCAGCACCCTGCGATGATACCCCTGCCGTCACCGGGGGTCAGCGGACGATGCGCCAGACGCCCTCGCCCTCACGAGCGAGGATTCCCTTGGCGACCAGCGTGCGAGTGATCTCGCTCACCATCGCGTAGAGGGAGTTGTCGGCCATGCCGGGGCTCAGGGCGCGGCGGTACCACGCCGCGATCTCCCGACGCTCGACCTTCTCGTTGTTGCCGAAGCGGTCGAGGAAGCGACGGAAGCGGGGGGCTAGCTTGTACTGGCTGTAACGGCGGGACGGGATCACCGTCTCCACGCCCTGTGCAGGGCCTTCCGTCTCCAGCACTTCCTCCACGGCCTCACGCATCTGTGCGGCGGGGGACAGGACCGGGGATTCCTCCTTGGGCTCCGGGGACAGCGGGGCCGTGACCTTCATGATCTGGAGGAGGGGGGTGAGCTCCTGCTCATAGGAGCTCAGGAGCTTCTGGGCCTCCTCGATGTCAGCACGAAGCTGCTCGACACGGGAGGTGGCCTGACGATGGATCTCTGCGAGGGATTGTGTGTTGATAGACATGGACATTCTCCTTGGGGGGGATAGTCGGCGGACGTTGCGGAAACATCTATGCCACCCCGCAAACAGAATGTCAATGCTTTTCGCATTCACATTTCTGGAGCCCCATGCAGGAACCACGGGGTGCGGTCCCCGGCGTAGGCCCCCACCACGTTGAACTCCATCCATTCGACGGCCTCGTCGTCGCTCATGCCGTCGCGCGACACCAGTATCTCGCAGCACTTGGCGTAGTCGTAGACGACCACCAGCGGGCTCCCGCAGCGTTCGGCCACGCCCAAGATCGCCTCGTCGAAGCCGTCTGCGAACAGGAGGTCGGGGTCACGTTCAGCGAGTTCTTCACGGGTCATGGCAGTCACCTCTGGATAAGTGCGTCGAGTTCTTCGTCCGTCGCCAGTGTCACAGCCCGTTGGAGAACTTCACGGGCGGTGGGCAGGGGAAGATTATCTTCGCCGCCCGAGGGAGGGCTTGCATTTCCGAGCATGAGGTCGCTGTCCTGTGCGGACACGGCCAAGGCTTTTCCGCCGCCGACGTACCGGGCGGGAGACGGCCCCCTACGGCACAGGGCACCGATCCGCAGGGTGAGGGCCGGGACGTACTCGACCATGGGGTGTGGGGGCTCCGAGCCCGTGCGCTTCTTGACCTTGGCGAGCACGTCTTCAAGGGACCGCCCGACGTGGACGAAATCGTCCAAGGGCCACACGAGGTGGTCGCCGTAGTGCCAAGCGGTGCCCGCGCGCACGGGGACCATCACCTTCTTCGCCCCCGGTTGGCACTCCGCGAGGCTCCACGAAGACACCTGTCCCATGCGCTTCCCGCCGCCGGGTTCGGACCATGCGGGGCAGTACGGGCACGTCCAGAAGTCTGTGTTCTTGTAGAGCTTTTCACAGGGAGTGCCACACAACGGGCACGTCCAGAAATGATCACTCACGGCTTCACCTTCCTTTCGGAACCCCCGCGTGCGCACCGAAACCCCAAGAGGTTGTCACGGTTCGCAGGCACGAGCGAGTAGCGAGACGCGGCGCGCACCCACGACGGTGCGTGGTAGCCCCAGCTACCGCCGCGGAAGACGCGGAGACGGGTGTCGGTCTTGGGGTTGCTCACGGCTTCACCTTCCTTTCGGAACCCACACGCGCGCACCGAAAACCGAGGTCGATGTCCCGGTACGTCGGCCCGCTCCAGCTAAGGAGCGCGACGCGCACCCACGACGGATCGAAGTTGTCCCAGCTACCGCCGCGGTAGACGCGGAGGAGGGTGTCGGTCTTGGGGTTGCTCACGGTTTCACCTTCCTCTCACATCCCCGCAGCGCGCAACGAAACCCCAAGTCGAAGAGACGGTTCGTGGGCGTGTCAACGCTGCTCACCCCCAAACGCACATAGGTGGTGGTCTTGTTCCACCACGACCCGCCGCGATACACGCGGAGACGGGTGTCGGCGGTCTTGGGATCACTCACGGTTTCACCTGTAGTACAGGGAGTCGCACCACTCCCAGACGTTCCCGCTCATGTCGAGGCACCCGTAGGGGGAGGCACCATCGGGACGCTCAAAAACGGGCGCGACTCCATCGGCACCCTCGCTGTCGCCACCAGACCAGTGACACTTCGGGTCCGGGTAGGCTCCCGGTTCTTCGTTGCCCCACGGGAACTTGCGCCCATCCCGCCCACGCGCGGCGTGCTCCCACTGTTCCTCCGTGGGAAGCTCCAGACCCGCCCACTCTGCGAAGTCGCGGGACTGCCAAAAGTCCACCTCGACCACCGGGTGGTGGCGATTCTCGGTGTTGACTTCGGGGACCGGCTTCCCGGTGGCCGCGCAATACCAAGCCCACTGCTCGATGGTGGTGGGGGTGAGGGCCACGAACCCGCCCAGAACGTCTACGACCCGTCGATCTTTGGTCGAAGAGATCGCGTCTCCCATCTGGAAACCCTCCGTGGGGGGGACGTAGCAGAGGGGCATCCCGTGCCCATCGGGCAGGACGTGCGTCGCTACCCACGGGCCTCCGATCTCCTCAAGAGTCGGCCATTCCTCGATCACTTTGCCGTCCTCGTCCACGAAGAGCTTGGGGACGACCCCGTAGGTCGGGTGGACGTATTGGGTCCACTCGCGGTCTTCCCACCTAGAACGAACGGCTACGGTGTCCCCCCGCGCGTCCGCGTCCACGGACATCACCTCGTCCATGAATCCCCAGATCGTGTCGGGGGAGGTAATCAGCGAGGCAGATTCCCAGTGGTAGTGGGGGGACCGGGCGCACGCCCACTGGGCGGTGGACTTCGGTTGCTCTTGGGTTGAGTACAAAGCCAGTTCGATCTTCATGCCCGTATTACGCCCCGACCTCTTTTCGGAACCCCCGCGCGCGCACCGAAACCCCAAGTTGAGGCCACGGTTCGCAGGCTCGTTCGTGCTGCGAATGGCCGCGCGCACCCACGACGGTTCGCGGATGTACCAACCGCCGCCGCGGAGGACGCGGTAGAGGATGTCGGTCTTGGGGTTGCTCACGGTTTCACCTTCCTTTCGGAACCCCCGCGCGCGCACCGAAACCCCAAGTTGTTGTCACGGTACGCAGGCACGTTCGCGCCGCGAGACGCGGCGCGCACCCACGACGGTGCGTTGTCGTACCAACAGCCGCCGCGGTAGACGCGGTAGAGGGTGTCGGTCGGGTTTGTTTCGTAGGGAGCGGGGGTCTTTCGTGATCTTGCCATACCCCCGTTACGCCCTACAGGTCTTCGGGGTCTTCCAACATCGCCCCCGTCAGAACGTCGCACGTCGCACGTTGGCGAAGGGTAGATTCGTGAGGTCGGCCTCTACGCGGGGAGTGTACTCGGTGGAACCGCAGAAGGGGCAGGGCTCGCCCGTGTCATGGGCGACTTGGTGACACTGCGCGCAGAAGTGCTCCGTGATGCACCCCTCGTCGTCGCACGCATAACACCGCTGTCCCACCGTGTGGATGTACGTCCGGGTGGCGATAGCGCCGCACTCGCCGCACTTGGGGAGGTGCTGGCGCAGCAAGGAATCCATCGCCTCGACACGGCGTACCAACTCCCGTGCGATCTCCAAGATCTCCGGTCCCGAGGAGTCCACGGGCGCTCCGAGGGCTTCACTGATGGCGATGATCTCGTCCAAGTGACGGGCGTCGTCCCGCAGGGCTTGTTCCAGCAGTTCTTCTTGGGGGGAGTGAATCCGTCGCAGGGTCACGGTTCACCCCGCTTGGCCCGCAGCTTGGCGCAGTGATCTTCCCACACCCTCGCGGACTCTTCGTCTGACAGGGGCTCTACTTCCACGGTCACCTTCACCCGCATCACCGGGAGGGCCTTGCGGGCGGTGAGTTCGCGGTACTCGTCCCTCACGTCCTTGAAGTAGCCGTCCTCGTCCACCTCGTCCTCAAACGCCATAGGGGCCGACGCACGGACGGTTGAACCCCCTGCGTCGAGGACGAAGGCGCTGATGCCCTTCATCACGGTCTCGTCGGTCCCGAGCCCGTAGATGTAGTTCTCCTCGTAGTCGGCCACGCACAGGGCGTGGCCCTCAAACTTGCTCGTGCCCATCACTTCGCACGATACACAGAGAGCCCGTCGTGAATCCCCGACCACTGAGGAAGGCAGACGCACTGCTCCTCGCTCCAGTGCTCGTCGAGGATGCGATGGAACTCGTCGTCGGCGGTGCATCCCCCGGAGCCCTCACCGACGTACACGAGGGTGCTCCCGCCCGCCTCCATGAAGCGAAGGAGGCACTCCGTGCCCATCGGCTTGTCGTAGGGGGGCCACACCAGCAGGAGCGCGTGGTCCTTGTGCGCGCGGGTGATCACGTCGCACGTCCCCTCCGACACGGGGTGCCAGAGCTTGCTCTTTTCGCCGCGAATGTGCCTTCCGGGTTCGCGGTCGTAGCACTCGACGGTGCCGCCAGCCTCCGCGATGAGGCTGGCCCAGTACCCGTTCCCGGCCCCGAGCTCGACGACGGGCTTGCCGAGCCCAACTATGGCCGCGATGGCCGCGTCGCACGGGATCGCCCATGCGTACTCGTGGACGAGACCATCACGGGCGGTCCAGACGTACCGGGCTTGCTGGGCGAGATGCTGATACGGGTTCATGCCCTACACACGGAGCGTGGCGTCCGGGTGTAACTGACTTTCATGCGTCGGTGCAGGAATCTCCCCACCGAGAGCGTGAAGGGCACGTTTGCGCTTTTCCGCATTCTCCAACTCATCCTCGGTGAGTGTGCGGATGCTCGTGGAGCGGTACAGCTTGTACGGGCAGCAGTCCACGGGGTACAGGGGATAGACGATGTAGCACCCCGTCTCCTCGTCATTGTCGTCGTACTCACCCACCCAGCCCTTGAAAGGACCGGAGGTGATCATGACGAGACCGTAGGTGTCGGGGGTGCTGAGGCTTGCCTTGGACATTGGGGGGGGTCTCCTTGCCTTGGGTGGCCCCTCTGTTACGCCCGATCACTTGTCGTTGGTCGGCGGATCGAGCGCGTCGGCCATCCGGCGGTACATCGCCGCGAGGTCTTTCGGAGATATGGGAGTGGGCTGCGAGAGCGACGGGACGCGATGCACCGGGCACGGAGGCGGCGGGACGACACTCCAGTACGGCCCGCAGGTACACGAGACGGGGATGTAGACGGTCATGGCTTCACCACGGGCCACGGCACGAGGTTGCCGTCCCAATCAATCGACCGCCAGTACCACACATGGAGTCGGGGGTTCTTTCGCTGGTAGGCGGCGTACTTCTTGGCCGTCTCCCCTCCCATCACCCGGCAACACGGGCCACCAGAGCGGTGGTCGAAGCTGACCAAGAAGTCCCCTCCATTGTCGTCGTGCGCGTCCACCTCCTCGTCGGTGGGGGGCACCGTGCGGAAGTCCTTCGCAGTGAGGGTGGCCTCTCGCAGCACCGTGCGGGCATCGAGCACCTCGATGCCCAAGAGCTTCCCGTCCGCGTCGTAGTCGATCACGAACGGGCCGTGGGTGTCCCGTCGCACGGACTCACTGGGACGGGTGCCGTCCGGGTTGACGTGCAGGTAGGCGGCGTTGGCTTCGGCGTTGTAGGTGAGTCTCATGGCGTCACTTCCGCTTGTGCAGGAGGTCATGGACGGCTTGCGCCGCGCGCGTGATGTCGGTGAGGTCGAGAGGTTGACTCTCACCACGCAGTTCAGCGGTCACGGTCCCGTCGTCCGAGAACCTTACGCGCACCACGTCCCGGTCCCCGTCGTAGAACAGGGACGCCCCGCCTTCCACGTCGGGCTGGAGGTCTTCGCGCACGTCGTCGGGCATCCACGCGAGGGAGAAGCGCCGCAGGGTCAACAGGGCCTTCCAAGAGGGAGCTTTGCCGAGACGCTCCCCCTCCGGGTTGGTGTACCAGCCACCGGGGAGGTCGGCCAACTCACGGATGCGTAGGTCAAGAGAGTCCGTGGGTGACACCCGGGACGGCGAGGACTTCTTCGGCACTCAGGGCTCCTGTCGAGGTAAGACACTGGGGGGTTTGCGGGGGCACGAGGGGTTCTTGCCGTCCCGGCGACGGACGACACCGCACCGCTCGCACACGACGAGCTCGTACTTCACGGCCCAAAGGTGGGGGTGCTCCTCCAAGATGTGTTCAATCAGCACGCGCATGGCCTCCGTCAGACGGGTACGTCGGTCCAAGGATAGCTGGTCCCAAGATAGGGACCGGGGGTCGCACGCCTCGTGGTACGAGCGCGCGAGCTCTTCAGCGTGGGCGGGATCGAGGCGCTCCCGTAGGCGGCGCAGGAAGTCGTCGGTCATCTCACCGTAGGGGGCGGATAGCCCCTTCAATCGCCACGGGGTGCCCGTCCCGGTAGGTGAACCCGGAAGCTCAGTCCCACGCTGCTGTAGTACGCGGGGTTGCCGTGGCGCTGGGTGATCTGCATCCAGCTTTGTTCCCGGTTCGACCAGCTTCCACCCTTGTACTGAAGGGTCCCCGCCCTCGCGCGGGCATCCGCCGTTGTGTGCAGGACGATCTCGGTCAGCCGAGAACTTGTCTTCCCGGTGCCGAAGCTCACGGGGTCACCTTCAAGGGTTCCCTTCCCCGAAGGACGCAGCGAAACCCGAGGTTGATGACACGGATCGTCGGCGTGCAGTCGTCGCGAAACGCCGCGCGCACGAAGGTGGCGGACGTGATGTTCCACGACCCGCCGCGAAACACGCGGGGAAGGTTGTCGGCGGTGGGCTTGGAGGTGGGGTTCATCGCAACATCCTCCCCCGTAGGCACACTCGGAAGCCCACCGAGACCGTGTGATTCGTCGGACCCACCCTGCTCCCGGCGCAGGGGCGAACCCTGCTGGGGTCGTCAGAGAGCCAACACCCGCCGACGTAGTGGTGGTCCCCGGAAGGCTCTGCGATGTATGTCACTTGGACGTAGGTCAACGGGACGTGCGCCACCACGTTGATCTTGGTGGGGTCGAGTGGGTCCTGCGACACGTCCAATGACCCCGAGAAGTTCGTCGGCAACGCCGATAGCACTTGGTCTCGGACAGACTGAATGGTCGTCGAGTCTTTCACCGTGCCGAGGTAGCCCGACAAGGCTTCACGAATTTTCTCCGCGAGGAGCTTCTTGCTGGGCCTCACCGGGGTTCCCTTACCCGCAGCGCGCAGCGAAACCCGATGAGGTAGTCACGGAGCGTCGGCGTGCTGCCGAAGAGATAGGCCGCGCGCACGTTGGCGGCGGTCGAGTAGTCCCACGCCCCGCCGCGAAACCCTCGGTAGAGGTAGTCAGGCTTGGGTTGCTTGGGGGTGGGGTTCATCGCGGCATCTTTCCCGGTAGGTGCGTGCGAAAACCCAGCGCACTGTTACATCCCGAGGGCACGCGCGAATGGCGAGCAGACGCGAGCACCCACGACGGATCGTCGTAGAGCCAAGGGCTACTGCGGCGGACGCGAAAGGCTTTGACCGACGACTTCACGGCTTCGCCCACGCCTCCGCGAGCACCTCCGCAGGGGCCACGTCACCGTGTCGGGCCGCTACGTCCGTGGCCCACTCCATCACCCGACGCGGGTAATCATGGGCATCCGGGCCTTCGGGCACCAGCACCGCCGGGATCACCCCCATCGGGTCGCCGCCGCAGCCGAGGGCCGTGGGGTGATCGTAAGTGTGGAACCCGACGCGAGACGGATCGCCAGCCCACGGAATCTCCCCGGTCTTCGTCCATCCCCGCCTACCCAGCACCCGGTGCATCGCTTCGGGCGTGATGGACTTGAGGGCGTCCGGGTCGAGCCCCGCGAGGGCGCGGACGGCGCGGAGGAGAAGGTCACTCTCGGCTTCGTGCCGGTACACGGCGGCGAGGGCACGGTTGACGCGAGCTTCCTGCTGCCAGAGCTCTTGGCGGGTGGCGTGTTCGCGGTAATACTGGTCGGTGATCTCCGCGAGGGCGTCGTACTCTTGGGCGAGGGCGATACGGGGGTCCATGTCAGTCCTTACGCCCTAACGGGCTCACTTCCCGGCTGGGTATTCGGTCGAAGGGCGTGATCCGCGAGATTGCGGAACGGGCTGGCGGAACGGGCTGATTACCCCTTGGCGGGGTTTACTAGCAGGGCGACCACGGCGGGACCGTGCTTCAGCGGGCACGTCTCCCATGCCCCGGTCGTGTACGGGTACACACCGAATTGACGGCCCGTGAGGCGGCACACCGAGGGGTGCCCGTCTATGGCGACCGAGTCGTCGCGGAAGGGGCAATCGTTGCACCCTTCGACGTTCACGCCCGTAACGGTGACGGTGCTGGTGGGGACCTTCGGGGTCATCGAAGCAGCTTCGCGGCTTGATCGAGGGCGATACGGGGGTCCATGTCAGCCCCCCAGTGGCCGTCGCCAAGACAGGGCGACCCGGAAACCCACGGTCACGGGTGTCTCGCTCCGAGTGAGTCCCCGCCCACGCGCCCACGCACGGTAGTAGGCGTTGTACTGGAGGTTCCAGCCCCCGCCACAAGCAGGAGACGGGTGAGGTTGGGTCTTCATGACAGACGTTACGCCCCCTATCCCCCCGGCGAGGTATGCACATCGAGGTCAAGGGCGCGATCATGGCCACGGACGCTCGCGTCAAAGCCGAGCAAGAGAAAGCCGAGAGGGTACTCGTTACGGCGTTGGGCGAGGAGCGAGCACAGAAGCTCATCGCCAACCGCGTGAGGCGGGACGGGGACAAAGCCCACGTCACTTTGGCGGGACCGCAGGACGGCAAGAAAGCCGTGGACTACGTCGCCAGCACCCGTGGCGTGTCCAAGAGCGACGCCCAGAAGATCATCGCGATGCTCCCCCTCGACGGGGGATGGAGACCCAAGGGCGTAGGCAGCGCCGCGTCGGGAACCAAGGTGGCCTACTTCGTGGTGGTCGATTGGCCGGGAGGGAGAGACTTCCGGGCGTCACTGGGGTTGAGCCCAGAGGGTCAGGACTTCCACATCACCGTGGGCTTCGGTGACGACGGTGATGTTCACGGCGTGCCCAAGAACCGGGTGCTGTCGGAAGAAGAGCTCGCGAAGACGGCGAGCCTACGGTCGCGGGTCATCCGGCTGGCCTACCAGAATCCGTCCCTTCGCCCGCACCTGCTGCCGCTGCTCACCCGCTAACGGAGCAGCTTCGCGGCTTGGGCGAGGGTGATCTCGCCCCGCCCGAGAAGCCCCAGCGGCCAGCGGTTGCGAGGGGTGTCCGTCACCCCCGCGATCTTGAGGGCTTGCTCGACGGTGAAGACACCCTCACCGAGAGCCTCCAGAGCCCACTGACGCTCGTCCATCTCTGCGACGTAGATCTCCGCAGGGGGCGGGGGGAGGACACCGAGCTTCTCGGCGGCGAAGTCGAACGCCGCCGAGAGATTGCGGCACTTCCGCCACTTCTCTTCGATGAGGTCGAAGGCTTGGCGGGGGACGCCAAGATCGTCGCCGTGCTTCCGCACCAGCGGGTGGTCGGACACCCCTTGGTACACGCTGGCGACGTGAATGTGGAGCTCGCTGGCCAGATCTTCCAGCGAGACCATCTCCCACACCGGGTCACGGTCCACCACGTCGGGCCTCGCGTCCGTCTCACCCGCTTCCTCCGGGGTCAGCGGGGCGATGTGGTCGGTCCACGAAGTCTCGCTGGGCACGGAGGTCGGGGGCACAGGTGCGCCCGCACGCTTGAGGGCTTCCTCGACGGTGAAGCCCGACTCCCGCAGGGCGCGCACGCGCTTGAGGTCGGCGCGGGTGATGCACCACTTGCCGTCGATCTTCACGGCGGGGAACCCATCGCGGTTGATGGCCGTGAGCAGGATGCCCGTGTCCGTCAAGCCCAGCGCAGCGGCAGCTTCCTCGACGGTGAAGGCGTCCATCGCGTCGGAGTTCGGGTCGTCCAGCGTCGGGGCTTCTTGCTTCTTTTCGATGGGGAAGGGTCCCTTCAAGTAGGGGTCGGGCTCGATGGGAGACTTCTCGACGGTGGGAGCGTACAGCTTCTCGGCGGGCACGATGGGCTTCTCACGAAACTTCTCACGGATCACGTCGCACGCCGCGTCGAAGTCCAAGCCATCGGACATCGACTCGTGCAGGGCCATGAACACCTCGCGACGCACGGACCCCTCGTGCGACGGGATCACCCCGCCGTCGAGAGCCGCCTTCACCATCACCTCGGGCACGGCGAAGAACGCCACGATGTCCGCATAGGAGAAGTCCATCTGCGTGTACACGGGCACCCGGTAGTGGCGAGGGACGGCAGCGTGAGGCGTCGGCTTCGGTCGGGCATCCCCCACGAAGTTGGGCGAGGGCGTCTTGACGGGGACATCCATCGGCCCGTCCTTGATCTCGTCGAGGTAGTCGGGGATGGAAGCCTTGGGAGCCTCGACCTTGGGAGCCTCGACCTTGGGCGGTTCGACCTTGGGAGCCTGCGCCTCCTTGAGCGCCGCGAGCCTCTCTTTCTCCTTGCGGAGCTCCTGCTGGAGCATCCGACTCAAGTCCTCGTACACGGGGCGGCGGTCCTCGCGGATCGTCTCGCAGAGGTAGGTGATGTACGCCTTGGTGGTGCGGACAGGCGCGGTGGGGACGGACGCCCGGAAGTGCCGGAAGAACTCCTCGGCAGTGTCAGTGGCGTTGTACGCCGCCATCACGGCGAGCTTCTCGGCATCGCTCCATCGGGCACGGTGAATGAGCTTCATGGGTACTCCTTGGCCCCGGGGCACGGACGTGCAGGCAGGGGCACACGCCCTTACGCCCGCCCCGCCCCCGTCACGACACCCATCACCCTCGACGACCTGTTCGGCTTCTAGGGCGTAAGGTACGCCCGTGACACTCACCAACCTCTACAAGACCCCGTGGCCGTGGTTCGGCGGCAAAGCCGACGCGGCGGAACACGTCTGGACCGCGCTGGGTGACGTTGAGCACTACGTCGAACCCTTCGCGGGCTCCCTCGCCGTGTTGCTACGTCGCCCGCACACCGCGAACCGTCCCTACCACAGCGAGACCGTCAACGACATGGACGGGCTGCTCTGCAACGCATGGAGGGCCATCATCCGCGACCCCGATGCGGTGGCCGAAGCTGCCTCGTGGCCCGTGTGCGAGGCCGATATGCACGCCCGTCACCTCGCCCTCGTGAAGTGGCGCAGCGAGCGACAACTCGAACACCTCATGGGCGACCCCGACTTCTACGACGCCAAGATGGCGGGCTGGTGGGCGTGGGGGCAGTCCTGCTGGATCGGAAGCGGGTGGTGCAGCGGCGATGGGCCGTGGGTCGTCGGTGACGATGGGCGCATCACGAAGCGGTCGAAGAACGGTGGTGTGGCACGTCAAATCCCGCACCTTGTCGGCAACGGACAAGGGATGAACCGCCCGCAACTGCGCGAGGAGGGTGTGGGAGCGGAGCCCGAGTACCACCCGATGACGATGCCAGAGCTCACCCGTTGGCTGCGGTTCCTGTCCGCGAGGCTGCGGCACGTCCGCGTGCTCAATGGGGACTGGACGCGCGCGTGTACCAGCGGCGCGTTGCAGACCCTGCCGGTGCGACAAGGCGGACACGCGGGCGTTTTCCTCGATCCCCCGTATGCGGATGATGTGCGCACGGGAGATCTTTATGCTTCGGACAGCGGCACCATCGCCAGCGACGTGAGGCGGTGGTGCAAGGTCAACGGGGACAACCCCAAGTACCGAATCGTCTTGGCGGGCTACGACACGGAGCACCAAGAACTCGAAACCCAAGGCTGGACCGCCGTCGAGTGGTACCGAGAGGGATTCCTCAAGGGCGGCATGGCAAATCAATCCCACAAGGGGAGCCAACAGCACCGGGAACGTCTGTGGCTCTCACCCCACTGCCTCCGACACACCACCGCACCAACGTCCATCGACGACCTGTTCGGCTTCTGACCCCCCACCGCCATGAGCACCTCCGACCTCAAAGCCCCGTTCCCCTACATGGGAGGCAAGTCAATGGTGGCCGACACCGTGTGGGAAGCCCTCGGCAACGTCACCAACTACGTCGAGCCGTTCGCGGGCAGCGCCGCCGTGCTGCTGGCTCGCCCCGCACCGTTCAAGGGGACCGAGACGATCAACGACGCCAACGGGTACGTCGCGAACTTCTGGCGGGCCGTGTCCCAAGACCCGGACGCCGTCGCACGCCACGCGGACCACCCGGTGCTGGAAAACGACCTCCACGCCCGACACCGATGGCTGTGGGAACGCCGGGACCAACTCCGAGCCCAACTGGAAGCAGACCCCGATTGGTGCGACCCCAAGATCGCCGGGTGGTGGGTGTGGGGCATGAGCTCTTTCTTCACGGGCGCGTGGTGCGTGGACATTCCCCGACGATGCAAGCCCATGTGTGCGGGAGGGCTACACGGCAAGGGCGTCCACGCGATGACGCGGGATGTCCACCAACACATGCGAGACCTCCAAGCCCGACTGCGACGGGTGCGGGTGCTCTGCGGGGACTACACACGGGCGCTATCACACTCCGTCGTCAACAACTTCCACGGGAAACTGCCCACGGGCATCTTCCTCGACCCCCCCTACACGCACGAAGGGAGAGACGGCAAGTGCTACGGGGAGGACGACGACCCCGACGTGTTCGACAAGGTGGTCGAGTGGGCCGTCGCCAACGCCACACCCACCGTCCGCATCGTGCTGGCCGGGTACGACGACCGCCCAATGCCCGAAGGCTGGCGGGAAGTGTCATGGGAAGGGCACGGCGGGCACAACCGACGCGGGGACAACGAGAACAAATCCCGCGAGCGTCTGTGGTTGTCACCCCACTGCGTCCAACCCAACACCGTCACCTCCCTCGACGACCTGTTCGGTTTCTGACCCCCCGCCACGGGCGTAACAACCCCCCATGAAGATCAACACTCGCACCCTCCTCGCAGCCCTCGCCTTCACCGGGGCGCAACGCCTCATCACCCTCGCCCGGAAACTCGCCCCCACCCTCCCAGAGCGCATCTACGTCAGCCGGGACTGCTGGTGCCACCTCCCAGACCGCAAGCGACTGGTGCTCTCCCAATGCTCGATGCCCGAGGAGGTCCGCGCCGTCCACCGCCACCCGCTGTTCACCGTCGCCGTGGTGGAAGAACCCGATGGGGAGCTCTCGGCCCTGTTCCTCCTCAACGCCAACGAGTCCCCCTACGCCCTGTGGGGCCGAGACGAAGACGGCTACGAGATCAACGAGGACGACACCCCCGACGCACCCGAGGCAGACATGGACGCCCTCATCCGCGCCGCCAGCAGCCTCCCCAAGAACGACCCCTCCTCCCTGCTCAACTGACAGCGCGCCACGGGCAACCCCTACCGCGCACGCCCGCCCCCGGCACCCAAGCCCGCCAAACATACGAAGTACTGGCCTTCGGGGCGTAACACCCCGCCATGACACCCACCGCGTACATACAAGCGGGCACCGCGACGAAAGGCTACCTCTCAAACTCGTGCGCCCTCGTAGCAGCAGACCTCACCCGCCGAGGCTACCGGGTGATCCCCTTCGCCCGTAACAAACTCCCCCGCACCGTCACCCCCGACACCCCCGTGAAAGGAGACGCGGGAGCCGTGAAGGCCATCTACGAATGGACCTTCAAGACCCCCTACCCCAACGTGGACATCCCCACGGCCCTCAAACCCCTCGCCCACCGAAGGGTGTGGAAAACCACGCTGGGCGTACTGCGGGTACGGGAACGCTCACACCCCCGTAGCACACAGAAAATCTTCGTGAAGCCCCTCAACGAAGCCAAGGCGTTCCACGCGAGGAGTTTCCTGTACGCCGCCACTAGCGTCTGCCTGTTCCCAGACGACTACCCGGTCCTCGCCCAAGAGTACCTGCACTTCAGCCGCGAGGAACGGTTCTTCATCGGACCCCGGGGCGTCCGTAAAGACCCCGACCACAACCCAGAACTCCGTGCCTACGCCGAGAAAGCGTACCGGGCGTGGAAGGCCGAAGCCCCCGGAGCCTACGTCCTCGACGTGGGATGGTGCCACAAAGGGCACCCCGCCGTCGTCGAAGTCAACAGCGTGCTCACCGCAGGACGCTTCGACATGGTCACCAACCCCGGTGCGCTACTTATCGCAGCGTGGAAGAGCTACGCCCACTACGCAGAACACAAGACCTTCCGATGACAACACGACCCCCAGCCTACGAACCCGAGGAATATCCCCGGTGCGAACGGTGCGGACGACTCGCCCTGCACTCCCGAGCCACCATGTGCTCCGTGTGCTTCATCAACAAGAAAGAACCACCGCCACCGTCACCTCTGTCACACTTCACGGCCAGTGACTTCACCACCGTCCCGCCCGCCAAGAAGTGACACCACCCCGCCTCAGTACCCGTCCCGGTACCAGCCCCCGCCCTTGAGGATGAAACCTCCCCCACCGGGCGCGATCACCCTCCGTACCGCCCCGCCACACTGATCGTCTCCACTACCTCCCGGATCGCCCACAGGGACAGGACACACCACGTCGGGTGGGTCACTGATCCGCTGCACCCGCTCGTACTGGGAGGAACACTTGGAACATTGGTAGGTGTAGGTCGGCATACCGTTTACTACACTACCCATAGTGTCATGGGGTGCCGTCTCAGTCACTTGGGGACGGTCCGAGGCGTGAGCTTGGGAAACTTGGGCCTGCCCCGCCCTCACCTTGGGACCACCCGCCACCCCCGTTACACGCCCTTGGAAGTTGACAGACACCCCCCATTACGGCTAACAAAACCCCGGTAAATGGGTTATCCCGAGAAAACAGGGGGTTGTTAGAAGGGGACACAGGGAGGGAGAGGCGCACGGGTGAGTGTCCGACACCGGGTGTGTCGGTGAGCACCGTGACCATCACCGTCATCTCTATCTCGTCGTTGCCCCACCCCTCCCAGCGCCCGAAGGGCGAGATGGGGACGGGTCTGGCGGTGACCTGATGCCCCAAGGGACTGAACCCGTGTCGAAGTTGGAAGTTTGGGACGCAACCAAAATCGGAGGCTGTGATGACGCTGGCGTTTGTTTGGGACCACTGGTCGGTTGACACTACCCCGCGACGGAGGACTTTTTCTCGTCGGGCACCTGCTCCCAAGGTTCTCCCGGGGAACCCGTCTCTCCCGCTGCGGGTGTTGCTGGGGTCTCTCTCCCGGCGGATGAACGGTGGGGTGGGGGGCACGGCACTGGGGATCGACCTTGGGGTGCGGGGCCACGAGGTGAGGAAGTTGTTCTACGCGGGAGGTTTCACGGGGGTGCTGGTGCGGGAGGGCATCGACCCCGAGGAGTTCCTCCAAGAGATCTACCGTGGGCTTCTCGCTCGCAACCGTGGCTCGTGCCCTTGGGACCACAAGAAATCCTCCTTCGGGCACTACGTCCACATCGTGATCCGGTGCGTGCTGGCCAACTACCTCCGTCGCGAACGGTTGAGGGACAGTCGCGAGGGGGTGACGGACGACGGCGAGCTCCCCGTGGGACTGAGCTCTACGGGGGAGGGGTACACGGAGCTCCGCGACCTGTTGGTGGGTCTGTACGGGGAGGGGGAGGAGCGGGACCGTGTGGAGGCGTTCCTGTCGGGCCTGTACGCTGGGCAGAGCCGGAAGGAGGCCCTGCTGGCGGTGGGGGCACGGGAAGAGTGGGGTCAGCGGGTGCTGGCCGAGGTGCGCGGGGCGCTGATCGAAGGAACGTAGCGTCGGGAGGGGGGCGGGGTCGTCGGAGGCGGTATCCCGCTAGGGGCAAAACCTCACCCGTGGGGGGGCGGGGGTTCCCCCGGCGCTACGAATCTTCGTTTCGGTTGCTGACGTAAGCGCAGACGGCCCACGCGAGTACGGCGGCGATCCAGATTGCGTTGGTGGCGGTGGTTTCGTAGCGGTAGGCGAGGAGTGCCGTTGGGACGGCGAGGTAGGAGGCGGCGGTTTCGTGGGGATTGAGCCGGGGGGGTTCGCCCCGGTGGTGGGTGGAGATGGCGGCGAGGGCACAGGTGACGAGGTGCCAGAATTTTCCGGGGCTGTGGGGTTCTTCGTGCAGTCGGTAGGCGGCACCGAGGGTGGCCCCTACGGTAAGAACTCGCGCGATGCGGCTGCTGGTCATCGGGGCATCCTACCTAGGATGCGGGGTTTATAGCAGCGGCAGGTGAAGCCCTACCCACGACCCTAGGGACCCGCCCACCATCAGCCCGATCCATTGGGAGCGCCGCCCGTCTTCGACAAGGCGTTTGATGATTGAGACGTACAGCGCCGTACTCAGTACGTCCGTGATCAGCGCGAAGCGGAAGTGTCCTACTGCGGTGGAGCGGACATTCAAGTACCACAGCAGGTGGTAGACGAATTGGGCGACCGCGACCGCTAGCGGGGAGGACATAGCCTTGTCCGTGGGGTTCACGTTCGGGGTTCCCTTCCCCGAAGGGCGCACCGAAACCCGATGTTGCTGTAACGGTCCGCAGGCCCGAGCGTGTCGCGAGACGCGGCGCGCACCCACGACGGTGCGTGGCCGTACCAACTGCCGCCGCGGTACACGCGGAGGTCGGAGGGCTTGGTGGTGGGCTTCACGTTCGGGGTTGCCTTACTGGCAGGTGGGTTCGGAAGCCGTAGATTTGAGCGCATCGGTCTGACCGCGAGGACAGGGCGTTATGGGTGGACAACCATACGGCTTTCACCTCGACGCACGCCCCGCCGCGAAGCCCAAGGTTCTCGGTGGGCATGACCGGGGGCACCTGCACGTCAGGCGGGTACGGAACCCCAGCGTCACCACCACGCTGGTGGCCAGCTTGTGTGCCCTCCTTGGGGAGGTTCGGAGGTCGTTCTGGTAGCCCCCGCCACGGACGGCGACCGGGCTACTGAGCATGGTCGTCACGCTGCCCGACGTAGGCGTTGAAGACCCTCTCGACCCCGGTGAGGGCTTCATCGAGGTCATCGTCGAGGGCGAGGTCTTCGGGGTTGGCCTCCATCTCCACGAAGGCGTCCCACGCCCGGTTGGCGAGCGCCCGAGCGGCGAGCTTGTGGAACCCGGTGCTGTTCGGGTCACGTCGGTGGAGGTGGTCGAGCAGGGCGTGGACTTGGAAAGCCCACGCCACCGCGCGCCTCGCCCCGTTCACGTTGGGGTCCATGTCACACCTCCCCGTAGAAGCTGGGGGAGAGGACCGGGCCGGGGGCGACCCGGGTGTAGTACGACTTGCCGATCTTGACGATTCGGCGGGGCTCCCACCCGCGCTTGGTGAGCACCTCGATGCGGGCGTCGGGGAAGTGGGCGGCGAGGGTGGCCACCTGCTTGGTGACCCGCCTCGCCCCCTTGTGGGAGCCCGTGGCGATGGTGCCGACGTAGAGGGGGAGGAAGCCCCCGTCCTGCGTGATGATTTGCAGCGTGTTCATGCTCTCTCCACGGAGTGAGTGTGGTGTCTGTAACCGAGAATCGACCGCCGTCCCCGGCTTCGGGTCGGGGTGGGGGGTGCCCCCCGATTTCTTGTTACGCCCGTGGGGGCGGGGGGTGGGTGACACCCCCTGTCCCTGTCAGCCCCCCTCTTCCACGAGGGCGACGAGGGCTCGTCCCTCCGCGACCCACTGGTCGAGGGACAGGTGGGAGAGGCGCAGGACCATGACCGACCGGGTCTCGTGGCGAGACCCCCCGTCGTCGAAGGCGAAGTACCAGTACCCTTCCCCCTTGTAGAGGGAGAGGTGGGGGTTGCCGACTCCTTTGAGGATTTTCGCGACCGTGGTCATGCCCCTCACCACGGAGTCCCCCCCGGGTTCGTAACCGAGAATCGACGTGCCTACGCTCGGGTGGGTTCAAGTTCTTGGGGCAGGGGATGGCCGGGGTGCCTCCGGGCCACCCCTCGGTCAGCCCTCCCGGCCCGCGAAGCCCGTGAGGGAGTCGCCGCCACCGCCGCCCGCACCGGGGTTGCCCTCCCAGCGGTTGTGGCTGTTCGCCGTGAAGCCACGGACCGCCTTGGGCGTGCTGGGGGGGATGAGGGTGAACCCGTAGCCCTCGGTGAGCTCCCGCACCACGGTGAGGTTGCTCACCCCCGTGGCCTTGGCGACCATGTGGGCCTCGCCCAGATTGAACGACGTGCGGTCGTCGTCCAAGAGGAAGGTGGCGAAGCTCTCGACCGACTGGTACTCGGGGTAGGTCATGCCCTCACCACGGAGACGGGGTGGCAGTCGTAACCGAAGATTGTCACGTCGATTCTTGGTTACGGGTGGGGGGGCGTATCCGTCGTGAGGGTATGAACACCACCGTCATGGCCACCGTCACCGTCGCCCCCGTCACCGTCGCCACCTTCACCGTCGCCACCTTCACCACGGAGGTGGAGCGAGACGGCGACCTCCCGGGCTCGATGGCCTACGTCTACCTCCGTCGCGGGCAGGAGGACATCATCGAGGCGCACTGCATCCTCTGCTGCGGGGAGGGAGAGGTGGTCGTCACCGACCTCGCCCGCATCGCAGCCCTGCTGGGCACGACCACCGCCCGTCTCGCGGAGGACTGTGATGAGCTCCTCCGTGAGGCCGAGGAGGACTGCGACGACGGCTGGCACTGCCCCGGTGGTTACCGCCACTGATGAGACGGGGGGTGACTTGGGCGGGTCTGCCCCGCCCAAGTCACCGCAACGTGGCACATCCATCGGCGCGAGGGCGTCCCAAGAACTTTCTAGGACCACCAACGGAGGGCGCGAGGCTCCTGCCCCCCACCCCCCGGTCACCCTCCCTCCCCCCCGGCCCCGTCACCCGCGAACCAACCGGGTCACGGCCACGACGTGCCCCTTGTCGTTCCTCACCGCGTTGTCGTTCGGCCCCGTTCCGGGTCCGAGAACGTCCGGGCGCGAGCCCTTGAGGGCTTGCAGGACGAGGGAGCTCACGATGAAGAGGGTGCCGGGGGTGGGCTCGGGGAGCCCCTCGGCCCCTCCGAAGACCGGGGCCGAGGCCACGGGGACGGGCACCCCGGGCACCGTCTCCAACACCCGCTCGAAATCCACGGTGGCCCAGCGGGCCACCGTCCCGCTGGGGGGGATGACCGTCTCCACCCCCGTCTCGGGGTTGCGGAGGGTCAGGGCGTGCGGGGTGAGGTTCGTGAGGGTCGTCATGGTCTTCGTCTCCTTCATGCCCACCACGGAGTCGTGGGCGGGGTTGTAACAGGGATTCGCACGAGAGACGCCGCAGCCTGCCCAGTGCTGACACCGAAGTTCTCGGCCACGAAAAGCGAGAGCCCCCGGAGGGGGTGTTCCTCCCCCGTCTCGGGGGCACCTCTTCCGGGGGCTCTCGGGCTTGGTGAGTCGCCCCGCTTCGCCACGGCGGGCCACGCCTCGCACAGCATCCCAACACCGTCCCTCGCGTGCGAAGTTGCGAGGTAGGCTTGTCTGGGGGGGCTCTTGGGTGTCACGTTCGCCCAGACCGACGTGACCGAGCTAGCCCTGCCACCCGGAGTCGAACCGGGCGTGTGACCATCGCAGGGACGACCCTTTCGGGTCTCGGGTTGGTGACAGGTCCGTATTTCACTTGGGGGGAGCGCCTGTCGTCGTCTCCCTTGCAGCCATTTGTGGGCGATCCGGCGGTCACACTGCACACCTGCCGGATTGTCGCCTTCAGTTCACCATGACACTTGCACCTCCGTGCTGTCCGTCCGTCGTCTCTGTCCCCACCACGGAGCGGGCGGGGGGTTCGTAACCAAGAATCGACCGTGAGCCCCCCGTGACGATTCTTGGTTACGGGGTGGGATCGCTCTCCGTGGTGCTGGCATGAACGCTGACAAGAAGCTCCGCATCGCCGCCGTGGCCCCCCACGGCCCCGGTGGCCCCAAGTGCGACTGCTGCCGCACCGCCCGCAAGGGCACGGCGGCGAGCGCCAAGGCGGGGCGCATCGCCCGCCGCCGCTCGGAGCGCGCCGCGCGCCGGGACATCACCCTCAACTACTGACCCCTCACGGAGACACCGATGACCAACAAGACGAAGACGACCCGCAAGACGACCCGCGCACCGGAAACCGAGGGGGACCTCCACGTTTTCATGGGGGCGATCAAAGACGCCCACTACGCCCGTGAGGACGGCATGATCAACATGCTCGCCGGGATGGCGCAAACTGCTCCCACGCTGGGGCTCCCGTTCGCGGCGCGTATGCTCGCACACGCCGTGGTCAAGGCTGCGGAGCACGTTCTGCGGCTGGAGCACGGCATGAAGGGGGTTGTGACCCCCGATGTGGCCCGTGCCCGCGTCCAGTACACCAAGGCCCTCGCGGCGGCTCGCAACGCCCTGAAAGGAGACTTCGACGCGAACTACGCCGAGTGTCTCAAGACGCACAACGAGTGCGCCCGCGCGAACCTCGACACCTCCAAGGGGTGTTCGTACACCTACGTCGTGCCCGCCTTCAACGATGACGGCACCCACGCCCCCCTCGGACCCAAGGATTTCCCCTGGGCGCAAGAGGTCTGAACGTGGGCAACACGGCGCACCTCAAGTTTCGGAGGCGCATCTCCCTCACCGAGTTTCACGCCCACCTGCAACTGGCCCTCTCAGCGACCTTCGGGGACGCCCTCACCCTCGACGGTGAGCTCACGGACAAGGGCTCTGTCCTCCGCAACCCCGCGGGGCCACAGGGTGTGGTTCTCGTCCAGTTTTGGTACGAGAGCCGCGGGCACATCTCGGTGGATCACCGCCGCGGGGCCGTGGGCTACATGGTCACCGATGCGATGCTCGCGTGGCTGGCCAAGGCCCTCGGCGGCAAGGTATTCGAGACCGGGACCGGGGGATACATGGATCTCACCCGCGAATACCCCGTGTATTTCATGGACGTGGTGCGCCGCGAGTATGCGGAGAGGGTCGCGTACTACTCCGAGCACCCTGACCCCGACGGGGTGTTTCAAGGCACCACTCTGGAGCAATGGGCGCAGAGCCACAAAGCCCTTGAGAAACTCCACTTCAGGGGCAAGTTCGCCCGGTTCTGGGAGGCGTGACACGCACCGCCCGACCGGGCTATCCCGGTCGGGCGGTTCACCCTCTCTCCAACCACTAACCCAGCCCGGGAGATCCGGGCACCTATGCTCTGGCGACCGTGATTCGGATCAAGGCCCTCGGCGGGCGCTGGGACGCCGCCCAGAAGGGCTGGCTTGTACCCGCCGACAAGGCGGACGCCGCCCGCGCCCTCGTCGGCGGGACGGCCCCCAAGTCCCCCGCCCCCGCCCCGGCTGGCACCCCTGCGGCTACCCGGGGTGCTCCCCGCACTACTGCGACGAGTGCGACGGCAAGGGCGGGGGCCGTCGCAGCTACGGGGAGTGGTGATCGAAGGTTCGGAGCGTGTGGACGCCCCCCGGCGGTATCCCGCTAGGGGGCAAAACACACTTTGACCCCGCCAGACCCCTCCCGGTGCTTCGATCCTTCGATTCCCGGTGCCGGGGATGCCCCGACAAGAAATCAGATGGCGTGGCGAGGGGGGTCGGGGCCTCTCGGCTCCCTCCCCCCTCGTCCCCCTCGTCCCCCTCACACCTCGTAGGTGCCCGCCTCGATGGCGCGGGCCATGAAGGCGATCCACCGGGCCGGGGTGGCGGGTGTATCCCCCACCCGGGCGATGATCTCCTCCACCTCGACGCCGAAGCCGACGAGGGTGGCGATCCGGCGGGTGACGGCCTCGTTGATCTCCGGGCCGTTGACGTTGATCTTGCGGCCCGTGGTGTCGAGGATCATGCTCTCACCACGGAGAGGGGGGTGGGGTTGTAACCAAGAATCGCCAGCGTGCCTCGCGGGGTCACAGGGGCACATTTCTCGGTACGGGGCCGGGGCCTCCCAGCCCGTCCCCCCGCCCGGGTCAGCCCTCCTCGGGCTCCTCGTGTTCCATCTGGTAGGCAAGGGCCTCGGCGCGGCGCTCGTCGCACCACGCGAGGTACTCGGCCCTCTCCTCGGGGGTCATCCCCGCTACCACGGTGTCGATGTCCATGCTGTCGTCGGGGTTCATGCTCACACCACGGAGACGGGTGGCCCTCTGTAACCAAGAATCGCTCACAGGTACTCGTAATTCACGTCCACGTCCGGGGGGCACTCCAACGACCCCGGATAGTGGTGGATGCTGGCTTCCACGGTGCGGGTGGTGCCGTCGGCGCACCGCACAACGGCGCGCATGGCGCTACCGTCGTTGCAGGAGAGCACCTCCAGCACCTCCACGGGGGCGGGGCACTCCCCCTCGCAGTCATCGCCCCCGTGTGCCTCCACGAGGAAGGCGAGGGCGGCGGCGGGCTCCCGGAACGCCCGGGCGGCAGCGGCGCGGGCGAGGTCATCGGCGCGGTACACCGCGTCGAGAGCCTCGGCCTCGCGGAGCATCTCCGCGAACTCCTCGGGGGAGGGCTCGGGGTAGCCCCCCGCGAAGAGTTCGTGAATGGCGCGGTCTTCGTCTTCGTGCTCGTACATCATGCTCACACCACGGAGACGGGTGCGAGGTCGTAACCAAGAATCGTCGGCAGTCTGGGGGTGGGGTGCCCCCAAGTTCTCCATAGGGGCTCGGGGGGAGAGCCCGCCCCCACCCCGTCCCTCACTCGTCGTCGTAGTCGGCGCAGTCGCTCTCAAAGGTCTCAAAGGCGTCGGCCATCGCTCGCTCGGCGGCGAGGTAGACCTCGGGGGTCTCCTCGACCGGGAGACCCTCGGGCGTCTTGATCGCCACGATGAAGGGGTGGGGCGGGTAGGAGGGGCTCCAGTACGAGCCCTCCTCGCCCGGTTCCACGCCCCACTGGACAGTGAGGGCGATCTCAGTCTCGGTCTCGGTCTCGACGTAGAAGGTGGTGTTCATGCCAACACCACGGAGCCCGCCCCCACCCCGTAACCAAGATTCGCATTTCTTGGCCGTGGGGTCGGTTACCTACCCGCTGGTCGGTAAGTTGGGTGTCCCTACGGGGCCGGATCGCATCTCGCCCTAGACGGACACCCAACTTACCGACCAGCGGGTCGGTAACGGGGGTGGTGGCCCCCCCGGCCCCACCCCCCGCCCGTGCCCCTCAGTCCGCGAGGGAGGGGATCACGCTCTCGCCCTTGGGGCTGGTGAGGGTGAGCCCCGCGAAGGCCCCCCGCAGGGCCGTCCAGAGGGCGGGGCGGGCGGCGGCGGGCACGCGCCACGCCTTGGCCGCGCTGTCCCAGCGGCGACCCGCGACGGTCTCGCGGAGGGCCGCGTTGAACCCCTCGTTGAAGGGGGTGCGGACCACGAGGGTGTCGCCCTCGACGGCGATGGTCACCGTCTCGACGCGGGGGGCGCGGCGGAAGCCCCGGAAGCCGCGCACGCGGGCGACGCTGGGGGCGTCCGCACCGGGCTCCTGCGCGCCCTCCCCGATCTTCACGGAGGCGCGCTTGGCCATCCGCTCGGCCACCTTGTGGTAGCCAAGGGCATACACCGCGTCGGGAATCCAACGGCAGGTGCGGAAGTGGCGCGAGAAGCGGTGCATGAGCACCCCCGCGACGGTGGCCGCGTCGTCGCAGGTGAGCACATCGGGGGCGAACACCCCGGCCCCGAGGTTGGCGATGAGGGTGCGGGCCGCGACCATGTCGGGCTCCGCGCTGCGGGTGGTGAGCGTCCCGTACCGCGCGCTGCACTCCGGGCCGATGCCCGCCTCGACCGACTCGGGCGTCTTGAGCGAGCGCCCGCAGCACCCGCAGTGGGTGCTGATGAAGCGCGTCTCGATGCTCAACTCCCACACGCCGGGGGTGACGGCGTGCGAGAGGTTGCTGGTGAAGGTGGCGACGGGGGTGGTGATGGCTTCCATGACAGTCTCCTCGGTTCGTGGGGCCGCGTTGGCCCTCGGGTGGTGTTACGCTCCCTCGACGTAGCGGGGTCCGGGTTCGTAACCAAGAATCGACACGAGGGGGTCACGGTCGATTGTTGGTTACGGGTGAGGGGGTGCCTCCGTGGTGCGGGTATGAACGCCACCAAGCCCGCCACCGCCCCCGTCACCAAGCCCGCCCCCAAGCCCGCGCGCAAGCGCAGGCGCTCGGGGGGGAAGATCCCCTACGTCCCCACTCACGAAATGAGTTGGGAACGGCTCATGAGTGAGTGAGGGGGGAGGGGGGGTGCCCAAGTTCTCCATGCGACCCCCCGGGCGGGACGACACCACAAGAACTTGGGCACCCCCCACGGAGAGGGCCGAGGCCCTCTCCGTGCCGGGGTCACTCCCCGCGAGCCTCCTCGCGGGCCTCGCGGGCGTCGAGAGACTCGCGGGCCTCGCGGGCGAGGAGAGCTCCCTCGCGGTCAACCGCGAGGCGCAGGGCGCGGCGGGAGGTGGGGTTCTCGATGCGGTGGTTGTAGCGGGTGTCGATGCGCTTCATACCCGCACCACGGAGACACCCCTCACCCCGTAACCAAGAATCGTCACTTCACCTCTTCGACGCCCGTGAGGGTCTTGAGGCTCACCCGTGGGGTGTTCGGCACGAGTGACGCGACCGTGGCGAGGTGCGCTTGCACCGACGCGGGGTACGTCGCGACGGCGGTTGGGGAGGTGCTCCGCAGGTTCAGCTTGACCTCGTAGACGAGGTCGAAGAGCTCGCCCAAGGCGGCACGCTGGCCCTCGACGGAGAGCCCCTCCCGCAGTCGCAGGGACGGCCCGGGGACCACCACCTTGCACTGCGAGAGCCCCGCGCCATCGAGGGTGACCGTGGGGCGACCCGTGGCCACGGCGACGGCGCGCACGTCCCGCTTGAAGGTCTCCAGCACCTTCTCGCACTGTTCAATTGTCTCCCAGAGGATCGCCGCCGCCGCGATCTTGGCGGGCATGGGGGCGCTGGGGTCGTTGATGGTGGCAGTCTGGGCGGTGATGTCGAGCATGGTGGTGTCCTTCTTGGGGCCACGGTGGCCCTCGGTTGTGGGGTGACCGTCGCGGGACTTGAACCCGCGTCCCCCTTCCTTGGCTTGATGACGACCGGCCAAGGGAGGGGTGTCCAGCCGCCCGTGGCAGGAGGGGCCACGGGCACGGTCATGGGGGGGCGGGGAGCACCCGCCCCGGGTGCCTCACTTCACCAGTACCAGACCCGTCCCCCGGACGTACCGCACGGCATCACCCTTGCGGATGGGCGCACCCGTGACGCCGCACACCGTGTCGTGCGTGGCCTTGATCGTGAAGCCCTCCTCGGGCTTGGGGGCCGTGCGGGCGGCATCGGGGGACAGACCCTTGCCCACCTCGGCATCGAGGGTGGCGACCGTCTTGGTGACGGGCTCGGGGGTGGCGGGCGTCTCCGTCTTGATCTTGCCCGCAAGCACCTCCAGCGTCGCCGCCTTGGCGTTGCGGCACCACCCCGCCAGCACGCACTCCCCGCACCCCGTGGCCTTGGCGGACCAGAGCCCGAAGCACTCGGTGGACTCCACCACCATCGTGCGGAGGGACTCGTCCTGCACCCACTCGGGCACGACCACCGCCGGGACCGCCGTGGCGACCTTCAGACGGCGCTTGGGAGCCGTGGCGGGCGCAGCCTCCACGGGCTCAACAGGGGCCGTCTCGACGGTCACCGGGGCGGGAGCCTCGACGGGCGCAGCCTCGACGGTCACCGGGGCGGGGAGGTCCACCACGGGAGCGGGCTCCACCACCGGGGTCTCCACCACCGGGGTCTCCTCGACGGGAGCGAGCTCGACCGTCTCGACCTTGTCGAGCTCCGGGGCGGGCTCGACCGTCTCGACGGGGGTCGGGGCTTCCCCCAGCACCTCCACGAGGGGCTTCCCGGTGTCGGCCTTGGGCGCACGGACGTAGGGGGGGAGGGGAGCCCCACCGTGGACCGCCCGCCCAGCGTCGGTGAGCCTCCACATGCCCCGGGCGCTTCCGTCCACCACGCAGCCGCGACCCTTGAGGTCGTGGCGGGCGTTCGCGACGTGCTGGCGGTTGCTCTCAACCGCCGGGTCCGCGCCCACGGCCACGAGGGCCTCGGCGGTGACGGTCGCCCCGGGGGCCTCGCCCCCGTGAGCGACGAGGGAAGAGAGGATGTAGGGGCGAACCGTGCCTTGCGAGATGTTGATGTTCATGACTGTGACTCCTGTGCTCTGGAACCGTGATGGCCCTTGGCCTCGACCCCCCGACGTAGCCGCCGGGGGGGTTGTAACCGTGAATCGTCAGACCCCCAGCGGATCGCGGGAGATGTGGGAGGTGTCGCCCTCCTCGACCGCGCCCCCGCGCAGGTGCGGGTCCACGAGGAGCTTCAGTTGCTCGCGGGTGTCATCGTTGGGGCACCCCGCCAGCACGTCCTGCAACCCCGCCCGGATGACCTTGGACGCATCCTTGCCCCCGTAGAACGACGCTTCGTTCTCGATGGCATCGAGCCACGAGCAGACCGTGCGGTGCCCGAAGTCCATGTACAGGTCACCCTTGGTGATCGCATCACGGATGGCCGTCGTGGCGCGCATGACGGTCGGGGCGACCTCGGTGAACCGCGCGCAAAGGGCGCTGTACTTCGCCCGGATGATCGGTTCCTCGTCCCGGGAGTCCATGTTGGCGAACGCCACCTTGAACGTCACCCGGTCCATGAGGGACGTATCCACCGGGGTGGACGTGTAGCGCCCCGTGGTGTCACCACCACCGCTGGTGTTGGCAGTGGCCACGATGCGGGTGCCTTCCAGCACCTTGTGGACGCGCCCGTCCGGGCCTTGGATACGGCCCCCAAGGCTGTCCAAGATGGCCCGGAGGGGCTCCATCTGGGCGCGGGTCGCCCGGTCGAGGTCCGACAGGATGATGATCATCGCCACCCGCCGCCCGCTGGGCGTGACGTAGCCGTCCCGGAGGGCCTTCAAGAGCGCGCCCTCCTCCCAGTGCGTCCCCTTGTCGGAGAGGGCACGGACGGCGATCCAGCCCTCGACATCCGCCGAAGGGCTGATGTTGAACGTCACGGCGGGCGTGCGGGTCTTGGCCGAGATGGCCCAGATGACCGCATCCTTGCCAGTGCCCGGAGGCCCCCACACCCACACCGGGCGGACCTTGCCCCCCATCACCCGCTTGGTGACGGTCTCCACGCTCGCCGCCAGCTTCCCGTACTTGGGGACGCTGTAGCCCTCCGGGAGAGACAAGCACGCCTCGACGGGCACGTCCGTGTTCACCGGGAGCTCGACCCCCGCGAAGCGGGTCGTGAGACGGTGCCCCGCCGTGACCGGCTCGCGCTTCTTGCCCTTCGCGTGCGCCGCGAACGCAGCGTCAAGCGCGGGGCTCACGGTCTCCCCCTCGTAGTCCGACTCGGAGACGCCGTGCGCCTCCATGAGGTGGCCGACGAGGTTGTGGGCGCGGTGCCCGCAGAGGTCACAAGTGAGGGTGGCGTTCGTGGTCGTCATGGTCGTTCTCCGTGAGGGTCGTGGGGCCGCGTTGGCCCTCGGTCCGTTGTCGTTACGCCCCTCCCACGGAGCACGGGGCGGGTTCGTAACCAAGAATCGACATGGGGGGTCTCACGAGCGGATCTCGGGCTCGCGCGGGACGGGGGTCGGACCCCGTAGGGGTCCGGGGGGCCTCGGGCGGGGGGCCGATTTCTTGTGGCCCCCCACCCCCCAGCCCTTCGGGCTGGCCCCCCTCCCCGAAAAGACACGAGCTCGGGCCTCGACGGGCGTAACACCCCCCGTGACGATTCCCGGTTACACCACCACCCCCCGCTCCGTGGGAGGGGCACTATGACCACTCGCACCATCGACGACTCCATGCCCGGTACCCTCGTTCGCGAGGGGCACCGTCGCACCGTCCTCTCCATTTGTGGCCGGGACCGCATGGTCCCCGTCCAGAGCTCTGGCACGCGCTTCTTCATGAGGGGGCCGTTCGGTTGGCGCGTCGTCGCCAACCGCATCGCGGCGGGCGACTTCGACGCGCCCTCCATTGCGGCGCACGTTGGGCGCGAGGCGCACCAGCCCGCTCTCATCAACGTCGCCCAGTGCGACGAGACCGTGTCCCGCCGGGTCTACATGGCGATGGTGGGCGGTGCCGCCCACGAGGCGTTCCACCGGGTGTACTCCCAGCAGGGCACCCTGTCGGAACAGGTGATCCGTGCGGCCATCGAGCCCGTCCGGGCGAACCCCACGGTGGACTGGAAGAAGCACCGCAAGCTCGTTCTGGATCTCCAGAACGTCTTTGAGGACGTGTGCATCGAGAGGCTCGGCTGCGCCGAGTACCCCGGGGTCCGCACGAAGATGGCCGATCTCGCGGACTTCATCGTCAAGATGGAGCGGGACAGCCGCGCCAAGGCGGGACAGCCCGTCAACGCCGTCTCGGCGGTGTTCATCGCCCTCCGCGACGCGGGCCTCGGGTACAACACGGAGGTTGTCCGCGCGAACCTCGCGGACATCAAGCGGGAGTGCCCGGAGGGCTTCGCCCTCGTCGCCAAGGGTGGCGCGCTCCATGACATCCTGCGCCGCTCCATCCCGGACGTGAGCACCCCTGCGGGGATCGCCCGGGCGAAGCAAGACCTCCTCGACGGCTCGGCGCTCACGCTGGCCCTTGAGGCGGTGGCGATCCTCGACAAGCTCGCGGCGAGCAACCCGGACAACGGGCAGGGCGAGGGAGACCAGAAGCAGCCCCAGAAGGGCCAGAAGGGCCAGAAGGGAGAGCCCGGTGAGGGTGAGGGGAAGGGCGAGGGGAAGGGTGAGGGTGAGGGTGAGGGGAAGGGCGAGGGGAAGGGTGAGGGGGAGGGGGAGGGGAAGGGGGAGGGGGAGGGCGAGGGGGAGGGGGAGGGTGAGGGGGAGGGGGAGGGG